GCTCATATTGTTTTTCATATTCAGCACAAACCACAGAGAAGAGTTCCATGTACTTGAAGGAACAGGTCCGCCAGCGTATCTTTTCCTTGTCCTCCCTTCGAGCAATCCAGTAAAGGAAGGTGGACCCAACCACAATCCAGAAGAGAGAAGTCAAAAATATAGCTAACCAGATCATTTATTACTCCGCAGCAACTTATAATTTCGATGGGTTCTTTCCTGAAGGAAATTTCTTACTCTGTCGTAATCTTCCCGGTTAATAGCAAGTCCACTCTTCAACGCTTGAATGGAAATATCTTCGGGAATGAGATCCCCCCTTCTGGCTCGTTTCTCAGGAGGAAGAAGAATTCTCAACCACGGAAGAGATTGTTCCTTTACCACAATAAAGCCTATATCTTGCATAACAAAAACAGCATCAATCTGCTGAAGTCTATTCTCCGTCCAGATATCTGCCACTTCCTGAGATACCAAAGTAGCTATCCCTGTCTGATCCCCTCCCTGCGGCCACGGTCCTGTCGAGCGGAGAATTGCTTTAGCATAGTGATCTCTTGCTAACCTAAGTATATCCTCACTCTCTCCCGTATACTGCCCTGCCAGCCTTGCCAGCACTTCCGGGATGGACTTCTCCGCATTGGTAGTATCTCCATAAATATCAAACCCATCCCTGTAACTTTTGTAGAGAAGCTGTACTTCATTTTTAAAAGGTTGCCAGCCCTGAGCTTCGGTGCCATGACAACGTATACAGGATATTGCAGCCTCTAACCTGCCAGTATCAGGTTTGGGGAGAGTGTAATCCTTGGCCACATCAAAAGGAACCTCATCCTGAAGTTCTCCTTTTTCATTAAATAAAGCAAAAAGATGTAATCCATTAGCCTTGGTAGCAATTACTTCCCTTGCAGCGTCCTTGAACTTGACAAGGTTGTACATCGGATGCTGACTGATATCGATGTTCTTCGCTTTAAGATCATGGGTGACAAACGCTACTCCTACACTTTCCGTTGCTCTCGCAGCAGGAGTAATGAACCAATCCAATCTTCTAGGTTTCTTGGTAACATTGGAGCGGAACATGGCACTGCGTTGATCACTTCCCAACTCATCAAAGAAGGCTTCAATGCCTCCCTTGTCTACAATAAGTCCCAACCTTGTATAGAAGAGGTCTTCATCAGACTGTCCCTTTTTGATAGACCTCTTAATTCCTGCAAAGTCGTAGTAAAGTCCCCCATAGATTTCCTTGAAGATTCCATCTTCCTTGATAGTGGAAAGCACTCGACAAGCCCAATATCCATAATGAGCAACCGGAGCCTGACTCCCTGTTAAACGCTGTAGTTCCTCATAGGTAGCAAGATCAAGATGAGTAGCAGGCAGTCGGATAAGAGAAATATCCTTAACATCCTTGATCCTGATATTCTCTTTCACCCACCGATCCTGCCAGCGATGATGGTAAACCTTTCCATCCGTCCACAGGTAAGGGGGAACTTCCACTTCCTCTCTTACCTTCTTCACTACCAGAACGAGATTGTCTCCCTGTCCTTCGTCAATGAGATTCTGAATTACATCCTGGGTCAAGAAAAGCGAGAAAGAAGGATCAAAGGTGAAACTCTCCCATAAAGTAAGTGCTTCCTGTAAGTCCTTTTCTTTGGGATAATAATTTCGTAAGTCCACCCTGACCAAGAAAGCATTTACTCCCTTCAAAGGAGGCATTCGTAAAACTTTATTCGGATAAGCAACAAAATCATTTCCTAAAATTGGAGGGGGGATGTTCACCCCATTCCTGCTAATCGTGTTCAGAATGTAAGATATCGCTTTGAACCGTGTCAGTTGGAACTCTGGCACCCACAGGTACTTCATGAAGGGACGATCTTGTGGGGAGAGATTCTTGAGATCGCGTAGTGCTAGAATATGTGCATCGTTCGGGGTGGAAGCAAGACGCGGGAACTGAATAGGTTCTTGTGAGTAACTCAAGGAGGGAATTAGAATCAAGATCAAAAATGTTATGAGAAATTTCATTCATTTACTTGATGCCTCAATTGATTCAATCGTGTTCTAAACGTAGTCAGCAATCCTCTAAAATTATCCGCCCACATTCCAGAAGAAGTAAACCATCCATAAGCATCTTTATTATAGATATTTATAACAGCTTCCCCAAGGTCATCATATCCCAACTCAATTAAAATATCACCCAAAGGAACGAGAAGGTCAAAGGCATCTCTGTAATTGAAATCCGGAGGCCACCATAAATTCTCTATTAAATAAATTGCATTCTCTAATAGTTCTTTCTCTCTCATAATTCACCTTACTTATACACTACTGCCTCATTTATGACGAAGAACTAATTATCAAACCTCATCTTCAAGTCGTTCACGGATACCACTACTGATTCTATGAACCACCGAAGGACAGTAGTAAAAAACATAACGGAGCAATTCTCTATTTATCCCTTCTTCCAACCCTCCACCAAATTCCCATATTCTGTTGGAAGAATCATTAATTACATACTCCAACATCTCATCATCAATTTTCAATCCCGGTCTGATATAATCCCATCGAAACCCTCTCCGAAACCGCTCCACGATCCAGTTAGCATCCATCTGATCCAGATCGACCTGTCCTCCCTGCTGTAACAAATCATGAATCATAGCACATCGATAGGGAATAGATTCATCCTCATCCAAAGCAATAGACTGAATCAAACTCTCATCCATAGACTTGGAAGAATACTTCATTCTCAATGCTTTGATATCCCCTCTCACAGATCGTCCCTTCCTTTTTCCTTCTTCATGGAAGGAATATCCATCCCCATTACCGGACTCATAGTATCTTTATTCGGACGGGGGCGTTTCACAAACTCACAATTCATGGCAGTGCTGATCTGAGCCATTGAGATATTGATGTTCTGAAGTTCATTCCTCATCTCATGAGAGATTCTGCTGGTATACTCTCTCAAGTCACGGGATTGCTGACGAAGATCATCAAACCTATCCATCAAATGAGTCTGGCTCGTAATAATATCATTCTTCAAAGCGGTTAATGCCATATCCAGTTCTCGTTTGGTGACGTATTCACTTCCCGGACTAGGAATGGTGATAATCGGAGGTGGAATCTGAAGTGGGAAAAATGATAACCAGACCTGGCGGACCAGCCATACTCCTGCCATGACAACAAAGAAGCCAGTGAGCCACGGTCCCACATCTGCATAAGCGGAGGTTGGTGAAGTTAATAACTCATTCCAGATCATTCATCCACCCTCCTCGGTAAATTATCAATCGGACCACAAAAAATGTGAAACGAGTGCTCCGGTGGAGATACCACTAATCCAGGGCAGCATGGGACAGCGACGAAACAGTTCCCGTCCTATCTCCGTAACAGTGGTTTCCTCATTCCAAATTGCCCAGGCATCGTAAAAGATGGCTACGATAAGAGTTGCAAAGCAAAACAAACAGTAGGAAATCAACCAAAAAGTAATGACGCGATGGACCATGCGTTTGCCCCACCCCTTAATACCCCGGAGCCTATCTTCGTCCATGCTGAATACCCTTATTTTAATGGAAAGGTGGGAATTAAATCAAGAGATGGTTGATGTATTATCACGAAGGAGAGCTTCAGACATAATACAATCCAAACATTTCCAACCACCAAAAAACCTCCACGCTAGTAAATCACATTTAATACAAAGAAGAGGATAGGCTCTCACCTCCACCACAAACCTATCTTTCAACCCACCCTCTTTCGTATACCATACAACATTTTTTACATGATATGAACCTGCGGATAATTGTATAACAAATCCATCCTTGCGAAGTGGTGCTAACTGCTCCTGAGTGTACCGTCCGCACTCCTCCAGAGCATCGGCCAGGATGAGACGAGTATCTCTATCCTCTGGATTGGAAACGAAGAGGTCTACCAGAGATTCCAGATCATGGTTAGTAACATTCATTTGAACAATGCCATAATTTCTTCTCTGAACGTATCATCGGGAGAAGGTGCCAACTTGTTATTCTCAGCAGTGTAGATAATCTCATAACATCGTGCCAGAGCAATCTTCAAAGCCACACACTTCATTTCCACATAGGCTTCAAAGGATAGTTTCAGACCTTCTTCTGTGATTCCTTCATTCACAAGATGCTTCACCGTGCGATCCAACCAGGATTCACTATTCATTTGATGATCTCCAAATCTCACATGACTGCAATGGCAGTGACCACACATCCACCGACCACAACACTTCGTCAAAGCCTTGGTTCTTTTACACACCAAACAAAGTATTTCCACAAATTCAGAATCCCTTCACGGTAGTAAAATATTACTCTTGGGAGCCTCATCACAATGCAGCTTCCCATCCTGTCGGAGTTGATATACAGTTGCTAGAACATTCATTCTGGCTCCGATGGGCATGGTAGGGTCAACAACAACCATATCCCCATTCGCAGGACCACCCACACACTCCCTCATGGAATCTCCATAAGATTCTTCCTTGTTTACCTCCTGTTCGCTTTTGCTCTTCTTCATCTCCAATCGAGCTTGCTCCACCATCCGATGATGAAATGCTGTCGCGGAAAGATCATCATTTATAGGGAAAGAAGAAGCAGAAGAAGTTCCCTCACTTGCTTTGAGGGCAGTCTTGAGTTGATCTACAAAAGAACCTATTGTCAAGGAAAGGATCTCATGTCCTTCCTTAGCATATTTATCACCTCTTGCTTCCATGCGAGCCACAATTTCCTGCACTGCATCCTGAAGACCCATAACTTATTTCCTTTTCAACCAAAAACGAATGAGAAGTCGATTCCCCACTGGTCCCTTTCTTCCATGCAAAACTTGTTGATTGTCAAATATCAATGCTTCCCCCTTATGTAATTCTACCTCATCATCATCAATCAAAGTCTTACATGAACCACCCCCTTCACGCAGGCAATACAATCCTACGATGTGAATATCTTTCTTTTCCACATACTTTCCTCCCTGAGCTTCCGCTAACTTTTGAGAATACTCCCCATCTCGGTGAAGTGGTAAATCAATATCTCTTCTGCTTCCGCGTCCCTTATCATCAAATACTCCCACCATGGACATCTCAAGAGGGTACCCCAGGTCCAACATCCCTAGAATAAATTCTTCCAGAGTGCAGGATTCTACATACCAGGAAGCAGGCATAATAAATTTACTACTCATAGTTATTCTCCCATAACTCCCATTTGACCACCTACTGGTTTAATCACCGTCCCACTCAAAATATTATCATCCTTACACTTCATAAGATTATACACTCTTAGAAGTTGCAATCTCAATGCTTCCACAGCAAGATGCCGAGAAGGAAAGTAGGCATGTCCTTTATGATTTCACAATGGGGTTAAGTTCGGTCCACAAAGACATCAACACACCAACTAACTCTCTTACTGCATACTCTCTAGTCTTGAAATACTTGTACCCTGGATTGAAATCCGAATGTGCCACATCACGGAAAAGACAGTAGGGAAGTCTGGAACTTTCCGGAATCTCACCTTGAATCTCACCTCTCTTAAAAGCTGGTTCCTCATGGATCGCAAAACTGAACCATGCCCATTCTACGTCCTTATTCACTGGCTTACCACTTTTCCAGTAGGTCACTCTGTGAGCTGGTTCCTTCTTGTGGTTGTACATCCACCGGAAGGGATAGGCTTCGTCACTACGTCCTTGCTCCTCTAACCAGTCGGCAAATACTCCACATCCAATAATGGAGAGAAGAGCCTCACGACGAAGACTGGCTTCGGTGAACCGCTGTTGAACTTCTTTATGGTTGGAGACAATAGTCATGTTTTACCTTGTATGTCCTTCGTTCTCGTCTCCGCAACCGTACCTTAGCCTTCTTCCTAACCCTCTCTTGATCTCTTGAAAGTTCACCAAAACCAGATCTTTTCTCAACAGCAAGTGCCTCCGTGGACTCCTTAATCTTCTTTCTGTCTCCGTTCATTTCTCACTCTCATGGGACATGGTATTGTCAACATCTCGATAGTTGATATCCAACCGCTCCCTCACCTTATCGTTTTGTAGATAAACTCTTTCTAACAAAGGAGGAGGGATAAGAGCCAGTTGTTTGTCTTCCTCATCATCTTTACCCTCTTCCCGATGAAGGATGTACCCACCATGAAAGTAATGGATAATAGGTTTGATCTTGGTGAAACATCTATCCTCCAACAACTTCACTACTTCTTCGGTAATATTCTGGAAGCCAACCCAACTGTCTGCCTTGGCTAGAACTTTTTCACACGCTTCTGGGACTAACGAATTACACAGTGAGGTCCAATCTTCCTGAGTAAAATTCTTCTCAGAAAAGAAGATGGTGGGGCTGGAAATATCATAATCATGATAGGAAAGCTCATAAAAGTTCATCGGTGCTTATCTCCAAAAAGGAAAGCTAGCAAGAGTGGTCCCCAACTCAGGACACAAAACCCAACCAGGATCATAAACATCACTTCAAGAAATACACGGACTCTGTTTCGATAAGTCATCGATGATTGCCTTATGAATAATGGCTTGTAACTGCTTTATGTAGTGAGCATAGAATACATGATTTGGTAAAACAGACTCGAATAATTCACTCAAAGTATGGGAACAAGAACCACACAATCCTCGATAAGTTCCATGAACTTGCTTGGCATACAAAATAGCCAGGTAGTCAAACTCCAACTCTCTTATTCCCTGTTCCTCCCAATGGTCCAAGAGGACATTGGTTTCCTCGTCTACTAACTGTCTTAGTCTAACAAGGGGAACAATATCCATTGGTGGCTCACATCCCTAATTTCACAGCTTGTCCGCACACACATTGCAGGTAAGGTTTCTTACCCTCTTCTAGTATTAGCTTGACCCTGCCCACCAAGGTAAGAGAGGGAGCATACCGACGATATTCTTCCAGAGCAAGGATCTTCTTACAAGAATTGCACTTGACAAGATAGTGAGAAGTAGGCGGGATAGGAACCATGTTAACCTCGTGGTGATAATTGTTGAAACTTCTCCTCAACCAACTTTGTCAAGGTAACACTCATCCACTGCTGGAGATAAAATTTGTCAATGTCATTCGATACCGGGGAGTTTGTTAGCACCACTGCATTCAACAATGCGTCGGAACAAGTTGAACAAGGACACCATCTAAAGTATCTTCCATAAGACTGTTCTTTACCAAATAGTTCTTTCTTGAGAACACGACCCGTCACTTCCATCACACTTACAACTTCGGAAATGTCCCAACCTTGGAAACCCTTCTCCTCCAGATAGTCCATGAGAATATTGGCTTCCTCATTGGCCCACTTCCTCAGTTCCTGTAGTGGGATGAGGAGAATTGTTGGCATTAACATTGTTGTTCGCTTCCTCTTGTAGATGTCGTTTGAGTTCTGCAGTATAGGCTCTCAGGACCACTTCCTCAATCATCTTCCTGGAGTAGGGTGATATGGGATGAGCGATGTCTTCTCGCAGCTTGAGCCTGCCCCACTCATCTACACTTACTCGATGTTCACCCAGCTTGACTCCACACTGATTGCAGAACTTGGCTTGGAGATGGTTCTGAAAGTTACAGTCCTGACAGTGGTCAGTCAGCTTCCTACTTGGCATGGCCACGAACAAACCCTTGGTGCCACTGATAACCTTCAGGTGGTTCACCAGGAAGGTATTGTCAATAATGACACTGGCAAAGGCTTTGAGCTTGTCTTCGTCCTTGATACGGTAAGGGAACAGGATCTTGACTTCTGTGATCTGCATGACTAGGGGTTCCTTGAAATGGTCTACGATGTACCATAAAAAAACTCCATAATAGTGTACCTCACAAAACCCATTAAATCAAGGTAAAAGGTCTCCACGAATCCTTGTTACCCTTTCAATTACTTGGTCAGAGTAGTCATCGTGCAATCCACCAATTTCAAGAATATCATAAATCATGGAACAAAACCCACTCCCAGACTCACACTTACACCTTATTAGATGATTACCAGCTAACTTGGCAAAGCCTACCTCACACAACGCATCGTGAAGAGGTTCCCTTACGGATTCATCTCCTTCACGAAAGGCTCTGGCCATGTCAATCACATGTTGAGGAAGTTTCATGCTTGAATCGTTCCTTGTGGTTTGGATGCATCTGGATCACCATTGATAATCTTATCCCAATCTTCTTTCAATGTTCCCTGTCCCCATTTCCATCTCCACCACTCCAACAAGATGCGTAAGTTGTGTGCCTTAACACAATTCCCACTCTCCTCCAACCAATCACTCAAGGCTTCTCCTGCTGCATGATCTCCACTAAGCCAGGCGAAGAGGAGGGAAGCCGGGACACTTAGCTTTTCCTTGTCTCTTACTTGCTGAGCTTGTTCAGTCACTTCTTCTTTGAGAACCTTCTCATTGGTCTTCAATCGTAACATCTCATGGAGTAAAGAGAATAGGTCTACTACTGTCTCAATCCTGTGAGGTGTGCAAGTGATTTCCCAGCCTTGTTTCTTGTCAGAAGGAAGAAGGTGACCATGAAGGACAATACTTTCGTTGGTATTCTGACAGGTGAAAGTAAACTTGACGTAAGGAGATACAAATCCCAAATGAGATTGGTATTCATCATATTGAGAATTATCCCCCACTTTGATTTCCAGTGTCCCGGTAGAAACGATAGTCTGAGACATGTCAGTGATCCCATTCCATATCATCGATCATTTTGCACAACAATTGCTTCACGAACTCCTTGCCTATTCCCTGACTGTAAACGGCTAGCTTCCCATCTTTATCCAACAGTAACTCCACTCTTCCTGTTCCTGAAGAGACCGTCGACCAATGGATATCCATACCCCCCTTATTCCCTCGACCATCCTCCTTACTCCACGGTCCCCAGAAAGCGTTCACCTCGACCGAAACAATGGTGCGATCCGGATGTTCCAAATCAATCACTCTTCCGGAATCAAAATACTCTTGAAGTTGACTACCCAACTTTACGTTGCCTTTCTCCAAAGCCTCGATCATTTTTTCCCGTGCTTCCTCTTCATTCATACGGATACCATCCTCTTCTTGTACCTTATGTTCCGGGCCATATTCCTATCACACAACTTCCTCCAGCATTCGAAACATAAATGGTGATCTGACATGGAACGTGGAATACCATTCCTAGCATTATGACTTCGCAACTTACCGAACTTACTCACGGCACGAGCAGGACGACCACATTCACAAAGACATTTCATAATTTGACCACCTCCTACTGAATTAATTTCCACTTCCATATCCATATCCATATCCATTTCCATATCCACTTCCATATCCATATCCATATCCATATCCATTTCCATATCCACTTCCATATCCACTTCCATTTCCATATCCACTTCCATTTCCACTTCCATTTCCACTTCCATATCCACTTCCATTTCCACTTCCATATCCATTTCCACTTCCATATCCATTTCCACTTCCATATCCATATCCATATCCATTTCCATATTCATATCCATATCCATATCCATATCCACTTCCATATTCATATCCATATTCATAAAATCCCCACTCAATCAACAAACGAAGAGAGGAAACATCCTCCCCATGCTCCTCTAACCAATCAGCCCAAATCTCAACAGGACACTCAGAATTAAAGCTTGATTCGACCACGAGGCACCTTCCCAAAATATTCGTCGGCACGAAGGATATGAGGCTCTGTCAATACCGAATTTCCAATGTACATCCACTCACAATTATCCGGAGCACCCTCTGTTAAGGTTCCGTAGTCCGTATTCGCTTGCCGGAAGAAGTTAGCATGAGCGACTCTAATCCGTAGAGGATTTTCATGTCTGACATAAAACGCAACAATAGCCCAACCATAGGACATCACGAAAAGGTAGGGAAGCCCAGCTTGGTACAGAACCTTCTCACTACAATGGATGACTTCCTCTTGCATTAGGATGTCTCTCTTCTTAGGCTTGGAACTCATAGATTTATCCCCTCCTCACTTACTCATGAAGTACGCATAAGCATCCACAATAGTGCTTAATTGTTCTGCTTTGGCAGATTCTCCACACTCCTCTAAGTGATCGTGAAGAGCATGAACAGCGGCCTCATCTCCCTCTAACCAGGACATGAAAAGAGAAAGGGTCAAGTCCTTGTCTATCTGAATGGGAGAGCACAACTCCATCCAATCCGTATGAAGTGACGCCAAACTCCCTGGTCCAGAAAAACGAATCGTACACGTCCCTGCACCATCCGGAGGTTCTACCACCACTCCTGTCTTGGTGGGAAAGAAATCTTCTTCAAAGTGATGTTTTGCTAAGGCACTAATCTCAAACCGATCACCTTTCTTGAATGACTTCATTCCCCTTTCCTCCCTTCCGAAAACCATAACAAAGATTCGTAAGCCTTTCTACGATCCTCATCACTAGCCTGCTTTTCCAAATTCACGAAGTAATCAAACTGATGAGGTTCGATCACTTTAACATTCGCTACCTGCTCGAAGTTGGCCAAGAAAATTCTCCAGGCACCCATCCCTGTCATATCTACTTCGTCTCCACGAAGGCACATAGCATAGTGGAGGAGTTGAATTGCACATCGTTCCAACCCAACAGCTTGGATTTTCTTTTCCTTTTCCAACTCTGACAAAACATTGCTTTCATCACTCATGGTTGTTCCACCCCATACCTTAACAACAAGTTCGTCAACGCTTTTACCAGCATCATGGCCGTGAAGTCTGCCGCTTCTCTCTCATCGTGGTCCAATCCAACCTGGAAGTATTGCACTCCCACATTGAAGTAAACACGGTAAGAACCATCGTAAGGGACATGATGTATAAAGACATACTCCCCATAGTAAGTCACTTCTTCTTCGGGGAAGGATTCAAACGACATCATTTCTCCTTCTTCAATTCCAGGATACGCACATCCAACTCCCTGATCTTGTAACGAGAGTAACGATCAATCCCCAGGATAAGGACCAGAGAAGTCGCTACCAGGAAAGTCAAGGTCAGGAAATACATCGCTATCTTGGTATCCCGATCCTGCCTAGTTAACCAGATCCTTGAGATAGTCTGCTAAGGGATCCAAAGCAGTGAGATCACCTTCCATCACGGCAAGGAATAACGAAGCTATGATCTGTGGATCATAGAAAAGAGTAGTATCCTCATCCTTTTCATAGGGGTTCCAATCCACAAGATGAATTTCACTCTTGTCAATTCGCATCACCTTTTTGAAGGTAATACTCTTTTCCGTGAACTCCTTATCGTGATTCCCTACATCAGCGAACACTTGCATACTCCCAATGGCTTTCCTGAGTGTAAGTTCTTCCCACCTTTCAATACCATCTTGTACTCTTCCTTCACAGTAGAACTTACCATCCAAACACTTAATGATGGTGTACATCATTTATTCTCCTCACTCTTATTCCACTCAAATGAGATAGGGCAGAATCCATAATCGTCCTGGCTATGTTTCCGATACTCATAATGGGCAAATCCTCTCGCTACTGCCTCCTTCCGCATCCTGTCTCTACCTTCCCGGATCCCATCTTCATAACCTGATCGATAGCTGAATTTGTGGATCATCGTTACAATGATGAGAAACAAGAAACCACAAAGAACAGTTACGTTAATCACCCTACCTCGTTCCATTACTTCTTCTCCTCCCATCTAATGGATTAACTATCTCCAAAAAATATCCTGCTCGGTGATTTCACGTAGGAGAGGATGGTTTCCTGTAGTGGGATCGATACACACTCTACAATCAGGTTTGAAATCATGGAATCTAAAATCATCATTGTGCCACATGATCATACAACTACAGATAGGACAAATCCCACTATGGGATTTAAGATCTTCAAACCCAGGACGCCAATCATCTTCCCTTTCCATCACTTGACCTCCCTCCTCTCCTGTTGGAGTTGCCTTAACTCCTGCTTCTTGTAATCAAAATACTTATCGGTGAAGTTGCAAATGGCAGCAACCATCATCAGCACCACTACTGCCAGGAAGAACGCCAACAAACCCTTGAATTGGTAATCCTGCTTGTCAAACCACTCCAGGAAGTCTTTCATGGTTTCCCCCTAAAGATAGTATTAAGAAGGGAACGTGAGAGGAGAAAGGTCTTCTAACTGTCTGCCAAAGTGAACACAGGCACGGGAAAGAGCTAAATTGGCACGAACTGCATCATCAAATACTTTGATATGTCCATTGTCGTTCTGATCTTGATTAATGGGAATGTACCTGAAAATTTCACCAGGAATTTGTTCTTGACCCAGAACCACAACATGAGCATAAACATGAGGAAGTTTATCTGCATTTAACCAATGATGCCTCATCAACTCAGTATGGGGAGTGGTCCTCTTATCACTCAACGTGATTTGAGTAATAGGATGGTGTGAGAACAACCATCTTGAGTAGCGTTGAAAGTTCTCACAAGACAGAGTGATGGAATCAATGAAACCATGTTTGGTTTCAATCTTACAAGGGAAGGGTGGGAAAATTGAGTTGGTTAAACGTATCAGATAAGCATGGTAATCTGACAAAGAAGGATGAAAAACCGCATCAGACTTGTCATAAACATTGAACCATATACCAGTGTGACTGTCATACTTCCCACACCATGTTCTCTCTTCCCGCATGAAGCAGGCCCACTCACTGTCCCCATTCTCCTCAAGGTAGTCCGAATAGACTAACCGCAAGTCAATGTCAAATGGATTCTCCAGGATGGCTCGATGCAGTTGTTGTCCTGTGGTGATGTTAGTCCCCATATTCTTAGTATTAGATAACCATGTTCCGGGAAATCCTCACCAGATCATAGAGGTGCTTGTTGGGAGGTTTCTGTTCCGGAGTTACATGGACATCTTGGTTAAACAGGTGAATAGCAGAACTTCTATTCAAGTGCAAGCTATCACATATTCCCAAGGCCAAACTAAAAGCTCTTCTATCTTCTCCCCCTTCATCACAAAGGATGAGGACTTGCCACATGGGATCTCGCTTCTTCGTGATAGTAGACCATAACTTCTTCCCGTGATCTACCGTCATTTTCACCTCGTCCACCATAAGATCGTTATACTCTGGAAGAGGGATATTCCACTTTTCCTGATACTCGGAAGGATCAATATCCCCAAAGGTGAAGTTCACTCCCTCTAGCAACTTGCTCAAACCATGAGGAGGTAAGGCTCCATTGACATCAGGGCTTGGATCATACAGACAGAAAAGTAAGGTAGGATGGTCGTGAATTTCCACACCCATAAGTTCCTGACGTGAACAACATACAATCTTCTGGAGGGGCTTTCCTCGTTCCAATCCAAACTTGACAATACGAAGAGCGTGGGTGATTCTACCTGACCTGCCCGTGAGGATGTTGAAGGCTCCTGAAACTGAGTCTACGATGTCTTTATAACGACCTAAACGATTACTACTCGCATCTGGTTTGAAAGCTACATGCTCCGCGATAAAACCTTCTACATCCCAGTCTGCTCTCCCCGTTCCTGCACTCTCTCCATTATCTACGACCCATACATTTCCACTTGCTAATTGCGATGCCCAGGGTTCTGCACGGGTGTCCTTCTTTCCTGTTACTCTGTCCTCAAACACACGGAAGCCTGCTAGATGTCTTGCAATAGCTCTCCAGGCATCACGACCTGAAGAACCACCTTCCGCTTCTATCCATATCGTAGGTTCGTTCTTAGGACCATACCTAGTTCTATCCCTCAGTGCTGTAGCTCGCATAATGTCATTTCGCTCATCTGGCTCCCATTGTCCATGCACCACATGCTCCACATACCACTTACCTTGCTCGTCTCGTGCCAGCAGGGTTCCTGCCGTGAAACAACCTTTACCCTCCAGGGAAGCTGCGGTCGAAGCTCTATCCCAGTAACGAACCCTTTGTGCATTGAAAGGTGCTGCTTTAACCCGTTGGGAGAACCATTGGGGACGGAACATACTCCCTTCTCGAGCATATGGTTTCTGGAGGAATTGAGTATCGTAGTATAACTTTCCCTTGGACAAGTAGTTGTTGAGAACTCTTTGGCTTAAACGGATGGGATCCATTAACCCATTGACATAGAACTTCCTTAGCTCAACAGGTTTCACTTCATCCGTTAGCTCAGCGGGAAGACAAAGATGTCGAACAGGATAGGCTCCCTCCTTGAGTGATCCTTTCAACATCACTTCAGTAGGATCTCCTAGACCTAGTCTTTGCATCACCAAAATGATAGGAGTAATGGACTTGTCCACCATACGGGAAGGGAGGATTTCTTCAATGAATTGCTTGGCTACTTTTAGCCTGACATCCGAAAGAACACCCTTGGGATCTAAAGCATCATCTACCAGGCAGAAGTGACCATGAAATCCTAACGGTGATACTCCACTCACCGTACAAATCTTCCTCTCTCCTCCACACGTATTGCGATAGTGACCCTTGGAGTCTGTATCTTCTCTTAGTTCAATCTCTGGAAATAACTTTCGATACAGTTCACTTCTTACTACGTCTCGTGCTTTGGATGAAAGGTCTAACACAAGGTCAGAAGTGTGAGAGGCAATCAAGTGTCGTGCATCTGGCATCCTGGTCCACGTCCACGGTCCTGAAAAGAGGATACTGATGAGACTGCTCTTAGAAGTGCCAGGACTAATATTGATCACGAGATCGTGATCCTTGGCTTGACCTTTGAATACCCTTTCAGCTATCTCCTGAAGTTCGTTACAAATTACTTCAAGGTGCCAGTTCCATACCAACTTACCCGTACCAGGAATCGTGGACCAGAACATCCTTACGAAATAGGCAAAGCTCTGGCGGCACAAATCAGCTGCCAGAGCTTCATAAGACAGTGGGATGGAGGGATGGGGACTGCTCACGGGATGGGATCAGTGTGACCATTGGTTTCGTGCAGATCCATGATCTTAGGTGGTGGCACTTCACTTGGAGTAGGAGTGAAAGGAATCGTCATGGGTTGCTCCACTTCTAGTAAAGGAGCTTCTCCACGAGCTTTCCTCATAGCTTCAAAAATTTGAATTTTCACTTCTAACGGAAGTTGGAGTTGATTAAGGTCTAGATACACTACTGTCGAAGGTTGGACTTGAGAAGTCTCTTTAGGAGGAGTGGGAAAGAAGTTGATATGCTTGCCGATAAGCTCCAATGCTTTAGTGCGATCCCTGGAGAAAGTATCCTTGTGGAAGCGTTCTGCTTCTCGCATCAAACCCTTGAGGACATAGTCGGCATCAACCTTGCATCGTTCACTTCTTTCTTGCAACATCTTATCCAAAGCCTCCTTTACGTTACGTTTCTTAAGAAGGCCACATCCCCCTGATCCAGCTGAAGCTTGGGTGGAAGCATTGAAACCTGCATCACGATAGGCACGAGAGGCATTGAAATCTTTGACATATTCTTCGAGGAACTTCTTCTCTTTGGTATTGAGTTCTTCCGAAGGTTTACGTAATTTCGTCACTGCTCCTTCCTCCACTGTTTGGATGAGTTAACTCACGTTGATTGTAAGGTAAAGAAGGGTGGGTTGTAAATAGGAAGTTGGGCGACTACTGAATATTGACAGGATTCTGAATCCGAATTTGGTCTTGTTGGAGGAACACCAAAATCCTTTCGAACTCCATTCCATCAAAAATGAGTTTACTATTTCCCACCACAGGTCTGAAGTCTGTTCCCGCAAGAGTAATCACCAAGGCACAGGTTGTAGTCCAAGAACACCGATAGTGATCGGTTGCTACTAACTCACAATCACATTCAATCAACAAATCCTTTAAAGGATCCCAGGCATCCTCATCACCTTCCTTGATGGACTTGGCTAATGCCTTTAACGTCGGTAAACTCCGCCATAGAAGTTCTTCATTCACAAAGATTTGTTCCTTTCGTTACTGTGATAGTACAACTCCCATCTATCGAACCAGTCCAAAGCTTCTTGATAGGTAAGAGCTTTCTCTTTGTTCTCAGGTGTGGGTTCAAATCCACCCAAACATATCACGGTCAAGTCACAGTTGTTGGCTGTCCCAAGATGGGATTGATGATACCTGGCAATAGAAGGATAACCACACTCACAAAGCCAATCATAGGCAGCATACTCAGCAACTCGGTCTCCATTCCAAACTGCTTCAATGAGATTTTGGAGTGTGTGATATTGTTCTTGGGTCAACTTCAATTCTCCAATTCTTCCAGGTCAATTACCTTGCCATGTTTCAACCACGAGTCATCACTGACGAGGATGAATTGGAAGCCTAACTCCTTAGCCAAGGTCATAAGGAGTTCCCCCATTCTCTCCTGATACTCTTCCCCATTCACAAAGCGGAAGTTCTCATCTCCGATTATTACTTTTCTATGGGGAGGTCGGGACAACATCAAACAAGCTATCCTTAGTGCAAAGGAAGCCACGTCAATAAGACCTCCTCCGTGAGAATCCAAGGGGTCTAACTCATGGCCATCTTGAACAAAGAGTAACCTTGCCTCTGTCTTGCCTCGTGCTCTCACGAAAGAGATCTTGAAGTCAGGGGCTTCATCAACAAAAATGGTCTTGAGGCAACGTGTTACCACATGGCTAATCTTGCGGTGGACTTGATTCTGGACCTGCTCCGCTAACTGTTGAATCAACTGTTGAGCTTCCTGGAGGTTGCTTACCCTTTGTTGGGACCGTGCTAAAGCTTTCTCCTCCTGCTCCACCTGTTGGCAGACAAGTTGGTAGGAAGCATGGATGGAACTCAACTTACTGTCCAGAGGAGGAAGTGGCACGTTATCTCCATCGTAACCTTTGCAAGAACTCATTCCAGTCTTGACAGTAAAGTATCTCACTCACTATAGCACAACCCCACAATCTATCAATGGGTTCAAGCACCATACAATCCTTGTGATACTTGCTGTCATGTCTCCCCAAATCATAGCCCTCCTCCAAGAACAGGTCATAGATGGCTGCTCCGAGAGTTGGGAACTCGTCGTGGTTTACAGAGCTGTCTTTTACAGCAGAACACAAAGACTTCAGGGTTTGAAACTTAGCGTCGGTCATCCTCTCACCTTGTAGAGATCAATCTCTTCTTTGAGTTTCTTGTACTCAGGAGTATGATAGAACTGTTCTCTAGCCAAATCATGAGGAGCCATCTTCTTCATGAGGGTTTCCAACGTATGGGTGAGTTCCACCCAATGCTGAGTATCTTCCACCATGTCCTTGGCTTCCTGAAGAACTTTGGCATCCTGTGTTATCAAAATATGCTCCACTCGATTGAGGTTGCTGGCGACCTCTTGCAGTTTCTTTTCCAACCTTTCAATGTCCTTATGCTGTCCATTGACAGTAAGCCGAATCGAATGAGGATCAGCTTCGCTCACTCTTCTGAGATCACTTCCATGAATCAACTTCCAGACACAATCGATTGTGAAAAAGAAGAGCAGAAAGATCAGTATCCCAAACACATACTGTCCTGTAGTTGTGGCACTTAGTTCGGTCCAAAGACTCATCACACTTTCCTTTCTAGTTGCTCTTTAAGAGCCAGTAAGAACTCAGGTGGTCCCAGAATTTCTATTCCCAGAACTCCATCCTTGTCATCACAATCCATCACCACATGCTCATTCCACACTTCCACCACATGAGAGAAATCTCCCTTTTGTAGTTTGAGGTAAGCCACCACAGGCTTACCATCTTCATCCAACTGTAGTTTGATTGGTGGTTCCACTACCTTCCTCCTCTCTACTACGGTTGTGATCCTTTAACTCCTCGATAGAGTATATCTCCCCATACCACAGGATACCTTGAATGAATCCCAGCCAACGCATGACCTTGTCTCGCTTCCCATCAACAAGATACTTCCTCGCTTCCTCACACATCCAGGCAGCATGTTCCAACTTGGAAATTGAATGCCGTCGTGGTTGAATACTGAAACGACGATAGAGTTCACTCTGATAGAAAAATAACACATCATGCAATTGCGGGTCAGTCATACTTTTCCTTTCCACTTGATATTAAAAGTGGTTACTTCCTGTTCAAACTTCTTCTCCGCTACATCAAATTCATCCTGCAATTCTTCCAAGAGGGCTTTCAACTCCTCTTCATTCTTACAGCCAAACTCCGAGGAGATCTTCTTAGACAACTCTTCCAACTGTCCTTCAATCCTTATCTCTTGTCGTAGGATACTATCATACTGCTTCTTCAGTTGTGAGTATTCATCCTGAGTCATGGTACTTCCCCCATCGCTTCCAACACACAATCCTTAACCTCTTGCTTTACCTTGTGGTTATCGATGGCTTGAAACACCACTTGACGGAAATCCAACTTATCGTCTCCTAGTTCTTGCAACTCCTGTAGTAACTCTCCCGTGTCCAACTCCAAGATGGAGGAGACCACTTTCCGTTCCTCAGTGAATTCATCCTGGCTAGTGTCCAGGTAGTATCTCTCCGTGTGAAGGTCACCATAGATAAGAACCACACTAGGTCGATGATTTATCTCGTGGTGGTAACGACGGAAGAAGGAACCGTGATTTACCACCACACAATCACTTACCTTTGTATCAAAGGGGAGATGGTTGTCTCCAAAGAGAGCTACATCATACCCTTGGAGTTTACCCTTCCATCCTTCTACTTTGGCTGCTTCGTCTGCCCCTACATGACCTTTACCACGTTGCCAGATGAAGGAATGAATAAGAGCAATTTCAATAGCAAGGTTGGTCCTATGCTCCAAGGGACTAACTTCTACCCCATAAGGGAAACCATGAAGAACAATGGGGGTATATCCTTCAATCTGATATGGCTTTCCTGGCTCCACATAAGTAAGGAGACCTGCTTCCACGAGAGTCCAGAAAGAGGACTTCTTTACTTCTTTGAGATTATGATAAGGTAACTCATGGTTGCCGGGAACTCCATAAGCATGAGGCAAGTAACGTAAGGCTAAATTCACAATCTCAGCATGATGCGTAGGTTTGTCAAAGATATCCCCCACCAAGAAGAGGGGAACTTGGTACTTGTCTACCAAAGAAGATAACTCCTGGAGTTGCTTTTTTTGACAATGCATCCAATTGTTTAACGTCCTAGCTGTGGGAGCTTTATGAGACAAGTGCAAGTCGGAAGCAGAAATCGCAATTACTCGGTCGAGGTTAGGATGGGTTGACCGCAAGTGGGACATTCCTCTACCTCACTTAGTTGAGATTGAAGTTGCTTCTTTTGTTGCTTTAACTCTTGCTGTTCTAGTATACAAGTGTTTAGTTTGGACAGGTAGTTTTGGACATTTGTCACTTGCTCGGTAAGTTGTACCACGTTCTCTCCACTGGAGAGGGCTGTAAACCCGTCAAATTTCGCTTGTACCACGTTCTGGAGGGTTTGGTTAAGGGTATTCCTATTTTGGATTAGGGACGCTATATAGGCGATCCTAGACCCCTTTTGGGAGATGGTGAATTCTTTACTTCTTAACCCATTCCATTCTAGTATACATTCGTTTATCCAATCCAACTCTTCCTTTTTGGTGGTAGCCTGGCGAAGACGATCCTCCGTTACCTCCACTTCTAGCCTAGCCTTCTTCAACGACGAGGAGAGGTTAGCAAGGGTTGTGTCAATAAGTTCTAGGTTGACAATGGAGTTAAGTTCATTCCCTACCTGTCCAGGGGTTAAGGAGAAAAGAAATGCCTGGTCATGCTGTCGTGCGAAAGATTCCTGTGAGAGGTTAAGTAACTCCACAATGGGAGCAGGGACCGTATTCCCAAAGGCTTTGAACTCTTGTTGATCAAGTTTATAAAGAGACTCCCTTCCTTTCTTCTTCCTCACTATCTCGTGTCCGTCAATGACTAACTTTGCTGCTACATGGGGAGCTTCATGTTGTTGGAACTCATCCCCTTGAGGACGGTTCTGACACACCCACCGTAAGGCTCGAAGGACAGCACTCTTCCCCACCCCGCTCTTCCCCACCAAGACGGTAAGATGAGGATCAAACTCCACCCTGACATTGGAATGACACTGGAAGAACCGGAGGTGGAGCAATTCAAACATTCTCAAGTTTCATTTCCGTTGGAACCAACAATTCATTCTACGATTTCAGTTCTATCATAGATTTCAATTCATTCTTGCTTCACACTTCTTTCTTGTGCAACAATTCATTCAGCTATGCCATTTCCATCACACTCTTCAATTCATTCCGAGGGTACAATTCCATCGTTTACATCAACTCATTCGCATTTTACATTTCTTTCGCTGTTAACAACTCATTCCAGTTCTGCATCTCCTTCGTCGTACTCAACTTCACACTGGTCCACCAATCCAATCTCCACCCAACCACACAGGAAGCACGACCACACCGGACCTTGCTCATTCCGAAGGGTATCCTGTTCACAGTTGGGGCAAATATCATTGCCAATACTGTCTTGGAGTCGGGACCACTCCAGATATTCTTTTCCTGTTACTTGCTGGTCCCATTCATCTGGCCCAGGAGGTTGTTGGTCTAAAGTAGAATCACTCATTTGGATCATTTCCTTCTATGGGAACAATTCGTTCTTATGGATCACTTCCATCATTCCTGTCAACAATTCATTCACATCACTCAATTCATTCAATCCTATCACTTTCGTCCTACATCACAATTCATTCGGACTTCGCATTTCCCTCCGCGTCTTCAATTCATTCTGCGAGGTCACTTCCTTCTTGAACCTCAACTCTAACCTCACCTTGCTCCTCATACCACTTCCTCATGATGTCGGGGCTAGTCCCATCCAAGAAATCCTTCAGTAGGAACCCATCTACCCATTGATCCTTCCCCAACCGCACGGTAAGTGAAGCATTCCCGTCGAAGGGGAAAGTGGCTCCCCTACCAATCAGCTCTGCCGACAACTCTTCGGGAATGAATACCACAGCTTGTCGATGGTCTCGCTTCACAATCAGAATCCATGAGAAACTTCCCGACTGCTGCTTGGCTTCCTCCTGCTTCTCAAACCATTCCTCGTAAAGAGTTTGCTTGGGTCTTGGTTTGTCAAGGATGTCAAAGGGGGTCTTGGAGGAGTAGCCCCTTTTTAACTCGATAGTGACAAACTTGGTAAGGGCAACGGCCTCTTTATCGGTAGCGGTAATATCCCCGTGATGACCTGTAGTAGCCTTACCCTTCCTTCCTCTTACTCTAGCCCTGGCCCCACTACCCGAACTACGCCACAGAAGGTCGTCCCGTAGTCCTCCAGACCACCATTTGGACAAGGTGCCACAAATGATTCTCTCAAAAGAGGAACCCTTACGTGGACCTTTACCCTTACCCTTACTCTTACTCTTCTTCTTAACGTCCTGTTTCACCAATCACTCCTTTGGATTAATTCATTCCTGGTTCACACTTCCCTCACATACATCAATTCATTCACGGGCAACATTTCCATCGGAACAAGCAACTAAAAAAGTGGGTGGGTGGAATCGCACCACCTCACGTCCTCTTCCTCTGCAATGAATTCCGAAATAACCCTGTGAACGTGAGCATCCTTGCCACCCACTCTTACTATTTACCATCCTTCTTAGAAGAGAAGGTCTCAGCCCACACCTGCAAGGCTTCAGCATGAAATTGACAAGTACGTGGGAAGGCTAAGGCTCCCCAAGTCCCGTCCCGTCTCTTTCGTCTAACTCCCGTATTCCAGCCAACCTTGATTTCGTCAATCTCCTCTCCGAAGTCATTGCTCCGTTGCACACAGAGCCAACAGCATCCAGGAGAGTCGAACCTTACGGAAGGCTGGGTGTTGGTATTGGGAATGACATGGGCGTCCTGTCGGGTCTCCACCAGAATCTGTTGAATGTAACTGGACTCCCTCACCAGACGTTGCTGTCGTAGTTCCTTGGTGGAAGTGGACTTGATTTGGTCTCCCAACTCAGCGAGTAACTGCTCGCATCGTTCCCTCATTTGCTGAAGGAACTGTTGGACTTTCTCACGCATCTCATTCATCGTAGAGGTTTCCTAAAAAGAGAACTCATTCAACCTTCACATTTCCATCCTACATCACAATTCATTCCAACGGGTCACTTCTATCAGGTATTTCACTTCATTCTTAACCTACGGTTCCATCGCGGTACACAATTCATTCAGAAGTAACAATTCCATCTGATGTTTGAACTCATTATCATTTGTCATTTCCATCAACGAATTCAACTCCTTCTATAGAGACAATTCCATCATTCTTGACAAGTTGAAAAGGAGAGCAGAAGTTGTTCCCCATCCTTGCTCCTGCTCTCCCAACCGTTGCAATCCATTTCATTTTCCTCTGTCAGTTCCATCACAATTTACAATTCATTCGCCTTCGTCACTTCCATCAAAATTCTCAATTCATTCTTGGGAGTCACTTCCATCCAAAACCTCAACACACTTTCCCTTCCTTCACCAGATTGAAAAAGGGTGGGCTTATGTAACCCGTGTGACCTCCGTGAGCCATGATGTAAGGAACCACTTCCGGAAGACCCAACAGATGTCTTCCGACAGTGTGCCAATGCGAAAAGAATATCTTGACAGCGTATCGAATGGCTCTACGGTCCAACCCCACATCCTGCAACTTGCCACTCTCCCAACATGCTTTCTGCTCAGGGCTAATCTTCGCTCTCCGTTGGAGACATTCCTCCAACAACTCCTTGGCGGCAAACCGAAGTTTACCCGTGTTGTTCATCTCCGTCTCCAAGACTTTTCGTTGCTGGTACAGTCGGACGTACAAGCCACCCTCTCCACTAATGGAAACCAGGTCATCCTGAATGGACTTCTTCTCCACAGGAATTCTCGTTTCCACCTGCTCGTCCGTCAACACTTTCTTGGAACGGGACTTGATGTAATTACGGAAGTCATCGTCAGTCACCAAGGCAAGTCGTTCCTTACCCACGGTGGAACGTTTCCAGCAGCAACCCATTCTGTACCACTGAACTTTGAGGCGAAGGTTGTAGGGGCGTCTCATACCCTTCTCCCAAATCAGTTCCTTTTTGGGGAGCAGTCCCGCAAACTTGTAGATACGTCCTGCCGTTCTCAGTCCCAAACAATCATGAGGAGGAATCTCCTTTCGATCACCACCCTTGAGATGGATCCAATTGGGACAACAACATCTTTGAAGGTCGATGTGAGCCAGGAACGCTGCCGTACAGATGGGACCGACTCCCAGATTCATCATAGCCCAACGTCCCAAAGGTTGGGACTTGGCAAACTCCTTGAGACCTCGTTCGGCCTGCCCTTCCACCTTCTCCAGTTCGTTCTTGAGTGACGTAATGAGAACAGGATCCGACAGAATGTCCACATTCCGTTCGTGAGCACTCTCACGGTTTCTGGCTCCCATTCTCACCTTCTGAATACTTTCGTACAACCCTACCAATGCCAGGGCTTGTTCCCGTGTATACTGCTGAGCAGACTGGACCACATCACGGGGGAGAGACTTGACAGCAAGGCTAATCACCTCCGTCACTTCCCCGTTCTCATCCCCCTTACAGGAACCATTCGTGTGGACGGGAGGTTGTTCCTTCTTGGGACGTCCCCTCTTTTTGGCAGGGGGGACAGCTTCACCATTCCGTTTAGAAATGATAGACTTGGCGATTTCTTTGGCAACTTCGCGGGACTCGGACATGGGATTCTCCTTGTGTTGGGATTCACCGTTCGTCTAAACTACCACTACAGTCAAGTATTAGAATTCATTCTTGGTTCGAAATTCATTCTCCACGTACAATTCATTCTCAGCATACGCTTCCTTCACACTTCTCAATTCATTCGGACCGTTCATTTCCAACTGGCAGGATCAACTCATTCGTAGGCCACACTTCTATCAGATGATTCAACTCATTCCAAGGAAACACTTTTATCGCGTGCTTCAATTCACTCGCAACCCACACTTCCATCAACGACCTCAACTCATCCAACATACTTGAACTCCTCTCCCACCAGTAGATCGATCCTGGCTTGGTTGTGGATCTGGTGGAAGACTTCCTCACGCAGACTTCCACCCTTTTCTCCCTCTTTGAGTTTGGAAGCCACCAGTCTCATGAAACGCTCCTTCATGGCATTTCCTTCCTTGAAGGAACGGTAACGGTCAGCTTCCTGGAGAATTTGTTCACGAGTAGCGTCTTTCAAGAATCCTCCCGTCATCATGGGCCAGTAGAGATAGGTGAAACACTTCTCCACCACCACAGCTTGTTGTTCTTTGGGGAATGTCTTGGGAGTGATTGGCTGGTTGGCAATCTTCACACGGGCTTGACGTTGTACTTCTCGAAGGGCTTCCGAAGCAGCCCAATGAAGGGCTTCAGACAAGAGACTTTCATCATCCATGATCAGAGTGAGGAGTTCGGAAGTGGCCTCCTCGCTGTAACCATCGTAGTTCTTGTAACAGTCCGTAGCCACTTTCATCAACTGCTCGTGAGACATGTGGTTCTCCTTGTGTTAAGTTTTGTTCACCCAGAACAGTATTACATCAATTCATTCCAAAGAGTCACTTCCATCTCATGCATCAATTCATTCGTCTCCGTCAATTCTCTCATACCAGACAATTCATTCAGTCTTTTCACTTCCATCTCCATCGTCAACTCAACACGAACACCCAAAAGGTACACTCTCTTTATCCTCAGAAGAGGCTTTGTGTCCTGTTACCAGTTCCCAACATTCCCAGAACTTTTCTAAATTCACCTGATCCCCTTCTCTCTCATCTCGATAAGAAGAAAACAAATCCCTTGCTCGCTCCGATCCATGCTGAGTTAACCCATACCCCTCTTTGATTACATGCCACCCTGCCTCGATCACCATTTCATAGGTGATGGGTTCCCACCGTTCTTCTCCTTCGTGATAGGTTCCTCCTTCATCATAATAGTCTGTTCCATATCCCTCCACGCAGGTATCTCCACACCGAGAAGCAAACTCACGGAGCCAGTCCTCTGCTTCCTGCTTTTCCTTTGTCCATTTTCTTTGTGTGAGAGCCTCATCGTCTAGCCCACGTTCTTCCAGCCAATCCGAGTAGACCAAACGAAGTTCCCCATCATAACGATTGTCCTTAATCGCATCCAGAAACTTTTGTTTATCTTTCTCTTGATCGTGGTTCATAGTAACTTCTCACTTAAATACAACACCCGAAAGGACTCTCCCGGTCCTCAACCTCACATCCTTCCAGAATGCTATAACATTGCCACAATTTCTCACGGAGGGGAGGATCATTAAATAAAGCATTGTCGGGACCAAACCCCATTCCCCGAAGACAAAACAACCTTCCATCTTTCTGATATTGACGGAGAGCATCCATGAGTTCGTCCACCGTAACATAACCTGTTCCATAAAAATCCCTATCTTCACTCACCACTACCCTGGCAAAGTTCTCCATCCAGTCAAAAGCTTCTTGCCATTCTTTACTCCATTTACGATGGAAGGCAGAGAGACTGTCCTGTCCCTGCTCCTCCAGGAAGTCGGCATAGACACGATGAAGACATTCATCGTACCGATCTTCCTGGATGGCTTTCTCAAACTGTTTTTGGTCTTCCTCTTTACTCATTTTGGATCACTTACAGGAACTTTAGCTTTGAATGCAGGATGCTGCCAAACGTGTCTTAGGTTAGTAACTGTATTTGGATACAGAAAAAGCCAAACCCTGGTTCCCTTTTCAGCCAAATCCTCCAAAAAGGGATCCACCACTCCAATCATGTCATTGGTATATTGTGTAGCCTCTCCATTCTCATTAAGTCCCACATGCTGTCCAGGACGTAAATGATAGTCGGCTACTAACACTGGAGCACATGCTATATGCACGGCATCTCTTCTGGCATCATGTTCTGGATGTTCTCCCAAGTTAGGGCGGTACTGCTCCATTGGTTCTCCTTGTGTTGAAATTCATTCATGCAGGTCACTTCACTATGATCTCGCAATTCATTCTAAAGAAACACTTCCATCCCTATCATCAATCCACTCATCTTCAACATTTCCCTCGTGCCACTCAACTCATTCGGCAACTTCACTTCTATCGCAGTAAACAATTCATTCGTAATGAACACTTATTTCTACCAGTTCAATTCATTCACTTTCTACATTTCCATCGAGGGACACAACTAATACCTGCACTTCCGGTCTACCACACACGCTTCTTCGATTTCATTCCAAGTGGTGGCTACCAATTCTCGTAATATCCATTCAGTATTCCCCTCCTCGATCTTACCTACCAAGTTCTCTAACGTGCCGTTGTGGTCGAACTCCGGAGCATGAATCTTACTCCCATCCTTCTTCCAGTATTTGACATCGAGGAGATATTGGATGTTGCCACCAATGTCATCGATGCCAAACTTACGGTAAAAGGTGAGGGGGACATCTCCTACCCAACCCGTGAAGTGGTTCTTCACTACCTTGGCATTAAGGTTGGCTCCAATTTGGTAGTCCTGTCCCTTGACCGTTTTCTTGATCTTGCCACACACAGACATCCAGAACTCAAGGCGTGAGTAAAACTTCAGTGCTCTTCCCCCACTCCGCGTCTTGGGATTGAACTTGGCTCCGAACCCTATGCTGTCCCGTGTTTGACTAATGGTCACGAGGATGGACTTGGTCTCGTCCAGCAGGTTGCTAACTACTCTGATCTTGGAGGAGTTGAGCTTAGCTTTGGCCGTACCGTAAGAACCTGTGGACTCCTTACCCTTCTCCCGTGCTGCTCGTTCCTCTTCCATCTTGTCTTCGTCTGCTTCTGGAATGAGAGAGTCCATACTGTCCAGGATGTAGACACACGACTTCTTCTTGAGTCTATCCTCAATGTATTCATAAAAGGATTCCAAGGATGAGGAGGAGGGGTCTTGTCCTTCCTCTCCAAGCAACTCAATCCTGTCCTCCAAACAAGAAAAGTAAGGGAGACATCCCGAAATGTTCCCATGCTCCACATTGTCATAAATAAGGTCATAGTCATCAAAGAACTTGTTCCGACACGCTTCGGCCAAGAAGGAGAGACAGCACCACGACTTGCCACTATCACTATCTCCTACCATGAGGACATACTTCCCTACAGGAAAGCCTACCTCCGGTCGTCCACTACAGGCTAGGTTCAGTAGGGTACTCCCCGTGGAAAGTCCCGGTCCTGTTACCAAGTCCTTTTTCTTCACCCCCAACTCTTTCACTTCCCGCTTCAAGGCTTCAAAGGCTTCACTCACAATCAATCCTCGAAAGAAAACCGGGGAGGAGCTTCCCCACCAGAGGTCACCCGCTCCCCGGCCACAAAGAGATTCAAAAAACTCCTGGCTGGTGTCTTCCATTACCATAGGAATAAGACTCCTTCATCCTTCCAGCCAGGAGCTATTCCAGCTAGGGTCAGGCAATCAACTTCCTTGCCCCGTCCTTGATGTCTCGAATCCTGGCCTTGAGGGTTTTGTTCTCCTCACGCAAAGCGGAGTTCTCCTGCTCCAGTCTCTCAATCTTTTGGATATCGGTCTCAATCCGATTGAGGACTCGTTCGTAAGTCCTCTTCTGGGTATTGGGAGAGAACTGCTCAAACTCCGCCACGGTAGGGAGTTCGGCAACCTTCCTGGGAGTGGAATCCTTCTTCTTGGTTCCCTTGGTCTTCTGACTGTACTCAACCCACATCCGGGAAGGATTGAACTTGTGCCGTTGCCAGTCCTCCAACTTGGGAAAGTGATGAAGGAGTTCCAGGAGGTTGGTTAAAGAAACCAACCCACACAGGTCTCCAAAGCATTCCACCTCCAGTCGGTCTAAGGCTCGGTTCTCGTCACCCCCACCTCCAGCAGGGGATTCCACCCAGTCCTTGTCTTTGAGGAGGTTAGCGGCCAACTTCACTCGTTGATAGTGCTTCTCCCCTGCTTCGTTGCGAAGGGAAATCAATTCTGCAAACATCTCAGTCCCGGTTGCTTTCTCACTCATCTTCGGACCTTCTTTCTCTTTGTTGAAGTCTTGGTTCTGGGTTTACGTTTTGCCACAGGTTTTGATGGGGTTCCCTTACGGATCTTACGGGAAGGGGACAATAGTTGTATTTGCTTCTTCCCTTTGGGAGTAATTCGATATACTTCCGCAGAGTGGTTGGCCAAGGTTCTCCGTGTGATCTTGGCGTCTTCCACATATCCCATCCACTCAAGTTCCCACCGACTTCGAGTAGCATGAGTAGAACCACACCGCACTTTCATGGCTAACTCCTGGTGAGTTAGCCCTTGTCTTCCTGACTTGTGGAAAGCCTTCAGGAACTTGTGATGGTACTTGTAGAAGACAATCGGTCTCCGTACTGCTCCCCTGGTTGTAGAGGGATGGTACAGCTTCAAGGCTGAAGTTCCCACGATGCTCATGATTGGAGTCCTTTCAACTTGTGAAGGACCATGATGGCATTGTCCACTCCCCCCACACTGGAAGCAAAGGCATGGGCATCATGCAGAGAAGTGATCAAGTTGTCCATGTCCAACGGGGGAGCTACCACGGGAAGAGTAGGAACAGGACTCTTCACCTTCGTTCGTGTAGGAGTATGGGCAGAAGTTCTGGGAGCTTGGGGCTGCTTCCTGTAGTCCTGCATGTGGTCTTCGTAGTATTGAATCTTCTCGGACGTGAGAGGTCCTTCGATCCTGGCACGCAGGTCGGCCAGATGTTCCCTCACACTTCTTATGGTAAGTATCACTTTGAGCTTGTGACGATTGACCAACGTGCGGACCAGGACCAGGATTCGTTCATAGTCAATGGGTTTCTGGAGCTGTTCTGGAGTCATCTGCTTGAGAACTTGTCGAATCAGTTGGCTCATAGAAGGTTTCTTGCTCTTGACCTTCTTACGATGGGGGGCAGTAGCATTGATGGTATGAGCCTTGGTATTGTTCAGAAGCTGCTCATACTGCTCTACCTTCTCCCTAGTGACTGGGGGGCCGAATCTCGACTTGATCTCGTGCCGTACCACACTCACATTCATGTGGCTCACAGAGAGAGGATTGTTGCAGTCCCGCAGGAGCTGCCGTGCCTCACACACCACTTTTTCCAAGTCGTCTTTGTTGCTACTGGTGAGGTCCAGTTCTCCTTGGTTGCTCAAGTTCTTCATGGCCTGACGCACGGCCTCAGACCGAGTCTTGAGGAAAGGTACAGTTGGTTGAGGAACTTCCGTGTGAGGGGCTGCCTCTCCGTTCTTCCTTTGAACGATCACTTCCTGCTGCACCACTCCAGGGAGACGTTCGTATTGCTCCAGCTTGACACGGGTAATGGGAGTCCCGAACTTGGCTCGGATGTTTCCCAACACCGTACCGACAGAGGAATTGGTGATACTTTCTGCATCACCACCAGACTGCCTCATCCGTTCACGGGCAATCCGAACCACCTCATCGTGATCCAATCCATTGTCGATGTCCAATTCCTTGAGGGCTTCCCTGATCGCTTTGCTCTTCGTCAAACTCATCGTTCTTCTCCTTGTGTTGAAGTTGGGTTGTGGTTTGTACCTCACTTATGGTATTACGTCAGTCTTCTTCTTCACTTCACATCCTGCACTACGGGTAAGGAGAATCGAACTCCTGTTTTCTGGTTGGAGGCCAGATGTTCTACCATTGAACCATACCCGCAAATCCTGGAGGGGAAGTGTTAGAACAGCCACTTCCAGACTTACCCAGAACGAGTCTTCATCCCATCCTGTAAGATGATCCTCCAGGAGAGAAATCACTTCTTCTTCTTGGGTGGCACATCCAAGAAGTCATCATCCTCTTCTTCCATACCCTTCTTAGCTAACACTGATCCACTCGCCTTGGAATGAGTGGGAAGAGCAGGGAAGTCATCGTCCTCTTCATCCTTGACCACAGGTTTGATGGAAGGTCGAGCCATCTCCCGTGTAATGACCAACGTACATTCCACAGGGTTGATCGCACGATGGACGTTCTTATCCTGGTCTTCCAATACCAAAGCCTTGCCGTCCCCAGAGATCCGTTTCACTTCACATTCACCCAACTTAGGATGGGTGACAATCTGTCCTTCCTTGAACTTTTGTGGCGGGATGGTTGGAGTAATCGACTTGGCACTACCATTGCCATTGCTATCACTGTGGGAAGGAGGAGCTTCTTCTTTCTCTTCTTTCTTGGAGATAACCTTGCCCCCCTCCAACAGTGCTTTCAGTTCATCGTAGGAGAGGTACTTAGGCAGGTCATCCAAACAGTGAGTTTCCTCAAGGGTGGACTCCGGATAGTCCTCCCGTGACTCGAAGGTAATGTCCACAGGTTTGAGGACCGGACGTCCCTGGTAGCTCTCTTCCTCTACCACTACCTCCACCGTGAACCCATCTTCCAAGGCATAGAAGGTAGCATACCGCTCCTTGTTCTTGGACTTGACATCCAAGGTTTTTCCGAACTGGAACCAGTTGAACTCGAAGATCTGGATACCATCCGCCGTGTTGTCCAGATCACGGAGATTGAACAGCTGTCGTTCCTTCCATCCCAACTCCTTGATGGACTTCTGGTCCAGGGTCTTCTCCCTGCGAGCTTTGTCCAGGTACTCGCACACCGGACAGTCTTCATGGAAGGTTTTCTTGAGACAGCAGTATCGATTACTACCGTCAGGAGTGGGAATGGCGTGGGTGAAGTAAGTCCTCTCGTAGTGGAGGAACCCCTCATCCGCAAAGGGATTCCCCTTACCCACCCGATACGGAAGGATATCTAGTCGGTAGGTTCCTTCCTTGCGGAATCGGAACATCTTCACTCCCTCCGGGAGAGTGATAGCTGTTGGCTCGAAGCCACGGTCGTGCTTCTCGGCACGGTCCTTGGCTGAGGCATACTGATGCTTCTGTCGTTCTTTCTCTCTACGGTCCACTTGGAACCTCCTCTTTAATGTGGGAATTGAGCTGTTGCTGGCCCTTACGCCTTATCAGCTGCTTCTCCCGTTCTTGCCAGTCCTGAGAATCACTTGGTTCCCTCGGCTGGCGTGGTTCACTATAATAATTTGCTAGGAACAAGTCTACCAACTTCTCCAGAGCTTTCTTTTTATGGTCCAAGGCTCTCACAACACTCTGAGCTTTGTTGTAATTGTGCTTGGCGGTAAGCATACTATCATTAGCTAACTGCCAACGAGGTTGTAGGAAGATGGTTCGTTCAACCATGTTTTCTGTCAGGCGGGTATTCTTATCGATGCCGAAAGAAGTGGGTTCTTTACGAATGGATTTGTCAAGCTCGGCAGTCACAATATCCAAGTCAGTCATAGCACGGTCATACTCCAATTGAGCATCAGCTAACTTTTCAGCATAGGTGTAGTACAAAGACGACTGGTTAACCCACTCTTCATCCAACTTGTGGAGATTGGTGGCAAAGAACTCACTCACGATATTCTCCGCAAGAGGAAGTTCCACATTAAGTAGAACAGTACCACTCCCAATAATGCACCCAGGAAAGTAGCTCCCAGGTAGTGAAGTGGAATAGTCAAAGCATACACATTACTAATGAGGATCCCACCCATGATACCAACAAGACATGAACGGTCAGGCGAATGAAAAATTGTCATAGTTAACTCTGGTCAACACACACTTCGTAACAGGCTCGGATTAGACCATTCCTCTTGGTAGAGAACCAATCATACTGGAATACACTGAGAACAAGGTAAGCTCGATGTTTGTGCTTACCATCCTTGAGGAGTTCTTTCCCAGCTAACCCTAGTATTAGTTGTCTCAATCCTTCCCAATTGCCCTCTTCGGGAAGATCAGTAATAAGTTGAGAAAGCTCTTTCCATGTGCCACGTTCCCAGATCAACTTCCTGACTATCTCAGAAGCAGCTCTCTCCGTTGCCGGAGGTTGGATAGATTGGAGTTGGGCTTCCTCACTTTGAAGATCCAACACGGTGTTCAAACATACAATGGCTTCCCGTGCCGACCCATTGGCACACTCCACTATCTTGTCAAATACCTTATCGGTAATGGTCTTTTGTTCTTGAGTTAGAATGCGATCAATTGCTGCCTTGAGATGGTCCCTCGTAAGAGGTTGCAACTCAATCTTGGTACAACGGGTAAGGATAGCCGGGAGGAGTTTGTCCTTGTCAGTAGTAGCTAAGATGAAGTAAACATGAGGAGGAGTATCTTCTAACATACCGAGCATGGATTGTTGGGATTGGACAGATTTTACGAGGGCTTGACTCTCCTCAAAAAGCCATATTCGGCAATCCCCATTCATAGGAGATAATTCCATTCGTTCTTTGATTTCCCTCATCCTATCAATAGGAGCGGATACGGAAGCACAGTTCACTTCCTCAAAGTCCACATCGCTGCACTTCAACTTCTCCTTGAGGATTCTGGCAATGGTACTCTTGCCTGTCCCGCTAGGCCCATTAATCAGAAGAGTATGAGGGAAGCCATTTTGGAGCAAGGTGTACAAGACTTGCAAGGCAGCATCTTGTCCTACTACATGCTTGAACAACTTAGGTCGAAATCTCTTGTACAGTTCGTTCATGCTACTTTCCTTTGTTCCAACCACTCGTCATAAGGGACTTGGTCAAACCAGTTCTGCTCCCCAATTTCAATTTCTACCTGAAGGGGAACAATGAGCCAGGTCCACTCTTGGGACAACCTCTGGGTGGTGATTTCCCGTACCACGGCTACCACTTCTTCCACTTCCTCTAAGGGGCAGTCCAACAACATGGAGTCATGGATTTGACCTACGATCTTGACCTGTTTTTTGTTCTTGGTAATCCACCGCTGTAGTTGTATTAGGGACCACAAGAGACAATGAAAGGCTGCCCCTTGAATGGGCATGTTGATAACTTGGTTCTTGGCAAACTCTCCTTCCACATAGAAACCCGTAAGGAAAGAAAAGCCCCCCTTCTTGAGGTATTCGTTATACCATTTCCTCTTCCACTCTGCATAAACTTTGAACCGCTTACCCCAGAAGTCTTCCTCAATCGTTTTAATGTGGTACTCATAGGTTCCCTTACGGGGTTTGCCCTTGGGATCACACTTACCGAGTTCTCTCATCCCTTTCTTTTGGAGATGTTCGATTACCTTGATATCTCCCAGAGAAGCTTTACTAGCCGTTTCCCACAAGTTCGGAGCACACTGGAAATACACCGACCCATAGAACTGTGGGAAAACGAATTGGTTCTTACCAGCATACCGAAGGTCCTTCTTCTCCGTCTTGGTTAACTCCAAACCCTCAAGACAGAAACACTCCACAGCCACATCCCAATGCATGTCCTTCTTGGGATTTAGAAGGTACTCTTTCATTACCGGATCGCCATGATAGGCCAAGGCTGTGGTAACTTCAGCTCCCTTGAAGTCCACCTCAATAAACAGATTGCCATGACGAGGAATAAAACACCGACGTGTTACCTTTCCTCGGATTGGATCACGTTTGGGATAGTTCTGAAAATTCGGTCCAGAAGATGAACTGCGATAGCTCTTGGCTCCCCCTCCACCACCTTCTCCTCCACCTCCTGCCAAGTTGAAAAAAGGATGCAAGTACCCATCCACTACCTCACGACGAATACCTGTGAGGTAAGGAGTACGATCCTTCTTGAGTTTTTCCAGTTTGAGATACTTCACCAAGAAGGGACAGTTGACACGGGAAAGAACATCCTCATCAGTTTTGAATCGTCCTGTAGGAGTGAGGTCTCCCTCATAGGGATACTTCAAATCTCCGAAGATGACCTGAGCCAGTTGCTCTCTACTTCCTAGAGTGGTCTTGGCTCCATAACGATTGGACCAAACCTTGTAGACCTCATCTTGTTGTAACTCACCTTGAAGGACCGTAATACGTTGTCCGATCTTCTCAATGGCGTCATCCAGATAGTCTACGTCAATCCGTATGCCATTGTTCTCAATCTCGGCAAATACGAGGGATCCCTGGTGGAAAAGATTGTATGCATCAGGAGTGGAACAACGGATGGTCATTCTTTCACGCGTGCAGGAGTCACTCCAAGTTGTCCCTGATAAATTCCACCCTTGCCTGCATAGTCAACTTCTGGCTCCCCACTTAGCATCTCAAACTCCATCTGGGCAATACCCTGACCAACGAAAATCACGGCAGGCAAGGGGGAAAGATTTCCAATTTCTAAGGTGAGATGTCCTTCCCATAATGGCTCTGCGGGTGTTGTATTAATTAATATTGCACACCTCGCCAGGGTACTTTTTCCTACTACTCTTGCCTTGATATTTCTAGGAATACAAAAATATTCCAAAGTCACACCAAGTACATAAGAATGTGGATCAAGTACAACGGGATAACCATCCTCCTTACCAAAAGGAATATTGATACGGGTCAATACTTTATCACGATAAGAAACATCCTTGAATCTTCGTGGATCAATCACTTCATCAACATTAGTTTTGAACATCCATATCTCCGGTCCCAGACGAATGTCGTACCCAGCATGAGTCAAACCATACGAGATGATTCCTTTCCCCGAAACCGGCTCACTGAAAGGCTCCACCATAGGTTTACCATTACTCCAAGTAGGAGCCTGGCACAGCTTGCGAATATCCTTATCATTGAGAAGCATAGTTACCTCATTAAAAAGGAGTTGTCATTCACAGGTCACACTGCCCTCCCACACAAGCATACTCTTGGGCCGAAGTAGTCATATCTTCCTGTTCGTACCGTCTTAGCTTAGACCAATTGATGGAAGGGAATGACTTCACCAATCGTTCATAAGTATCCTTGTCGATTTCCTGGTAAGGAGCTAATTGGTAAGTCCCTCCATCACGGGGGAGAAAAGAAAGTCCTGTCACATCATCCCAATGATCATACACCCAATTTCCCACCCGGAACCACTCGTCATCATCCACACTGACTGTACAAGAAATAGTATGCTCTGCCCAATTTCGTTTCCACACTAACCAATTTTCCAGTTGTTCCAATGCTGACATATCATTCCGAGTCACACATCCTTCTGGTGCTTTGATCGGGAAGTCGAAAACAATAAGGGAAGAATTCATGGGATCCACATGCCAAGGAACTCCTTCATCCTTCATGAGAATTGCCACTGGATCAAACACGCTACATCGTACCCGACGAAGGTAGTAAGGAGCATGACGAGCATGAATGCCTGCCGAGCAGTCCAACAAGACGGAAGAATTCCCACTAGGCTTTCCACAGGTATCCGCTGCGGATCTGTTAATCCCTAACCGAGAAGACCATTCTTCATTCGTCCTTCCTACAATATTCCTCAAATGAACTAACAATTCTTCCCTTCCGTTGGAACCAGGACGGAGGAAAGGACAGTCCATCTGTCCCGTAATATCCACCCCAATTAACCGCTCCTCCTCACTGTGGACACGCCATTCATCACGCAAATATCTGAAATCCGTCATGGTGGCTTGCATTGTACCGAAGATAGCCGCCCATCGGACCTTCTTTTCCAACGAAGTAACATCGTCCTGCCTTCGAGCAGGAACGATGCTAAGATTACAGAACTGCTTGTTCCTAAGAAGGATTTCCAAACAAGGATTGCCGCGAAGGTAAACTCGCTTCCTTCTTTTCGGGATGTTCTTTGTTACTCCATGAAAATTGAATATCCCTCGTTCCCCGGAGCCACTCTTCGCCAAAGACAACCACTCCTCCATGAAATCCGTTGCGGAAGGTTTCTCCTCATACACTCCACTATTATTCGCCATATCCAACCAATTCGAGGAATCCCACCAATTGCCATTCTTGGCATTCCTCATTTCCAAATCATCCAAATCGGAAAAACTAATCAAACTCGCTCTACGCACTCCTCCTACTTGCACTATCTTTCCCGTCATACACATCATATCATGAGCAATTCTTGGAGTTATGAAACTACCTTGTCGGGAAAGGATCCTATTCCGAACGAAGGAAAACAAATGTTTAAGTGGTTCAGGTCCACTTGCTTTGCCACCTTTGGTTTTCAGCCTTGCTCCTTGGGGACGAATCAAGGAGTAGTCAAAATTCACATCCAAACCATTCCACCAATGTTCCAATCCTAAACGATACGCTTTACACCATCCTTCGGTGGAGTCTTCAATAACATGGTGTAGGGGAGAAGACTTCTTTTGCTTCTTGACTTTAGGAAGTTTATTGATGAATTCCGATTCCACGGAGAATCCATAACCAGTTCCTTGCATCAAAATGTACAAGGATTCATCAAAAGCCTCCAACGAATCCACACAGGAGAAGCTACAATTATATCCCCCCACATTACACCGTTCCAAAGCAGGACCAGCCATCTGAACAATCCGAAGTGCTGGCAGTGCCTGTAACTCAAAAAAGGATTGATCCAGTTCCTGCCACTCTTCCTCCCTTACCTTATCCTTGAGTTGTGGTCGAGTACGGAAGAAGTTCATCACCCGATCACAGCACTCTCTCCACGTTTCCCGCCTTCCCTTGGAATCATTCCACCTTGCGTACTTAGAAACAAATTGAAAATATTGTAAAGGGGTAGGAAAATGTCTGGCATCTTCCAGAACCGCCGCTTCATCTTCGGGATTGATAGGATGTTCAACCCTTTCTTTCTTGTGCTTTTCCTTCCACAAGGTATACTGCTCAGCGGCTTCATGAAAGTTGTTGGCCCATAACTGCTGGATCACCAAACGCTGCACCTCCTCCACCGAGATCGGTTCCTGCTTTTGAGCAATGATATTCACCACGGAAGAAGCAATCACCTCTGCAATGGAAATTCCCTCTGCATCCGTCTTACCTAATGAATTGACAAAACAACGTCTTATGGCACTAGTGATCTTTTGATACTTTAGTTGTTCAAATTGACCATTCCTTTTGATGACCTGACGAAGAGGATGTCCATTCAAGCGATGAGAAGTCCCCTGGACAATAGCCTCAGTCATAAGTCAATTCCTTATTTTAGAATCAGAAAGAATCAAACTACCATTTCAGCTTTGTCGGTCAAGACAGGTGCGTAAGGACCATCCAAAGAAAAGTGATCCGCTCGGTAAGTATTGTCATCTCCAGGAGGAGAGTAAACAAGAGAGGGAGTGAAATAATCATCCGGAACTTTGGTGTCCAACATACACTGAGCCAACTCCCGATGAGAATCATAGATATGCACATCTCCCCCCATCCAGGACAACATCCCCACCTTCCGCTTACCCCAATGAGCCAGCCATAGTAAGAAGGAATACATTTGGAAGATATTGTGGGGGAAGCCACAAATCAAATCCACACTCCGTTGGTAGGTGAAAAGATCAAGCGAATTATCTTCCGGGTTCACAAAGGTTTGGATGATGGTGGAGTGGCAGTTAGTTAATGGACATAAAGAGTCCGTCATATCTGCTGTATTCCAGGTAGTAATAACATTTCGTCGAGAGAAGGGATGATCTTTCACCCCATCCAACAAATACTGAATTTGATCTACCGAACCACGATCTCCCACGAAATGACGAAATTGACGAGAGTAGTTGAAGTGAATTTCTCCATTATCCTTATCCGCCCAAGGCTCCCACCAGGAGCGGACAGAAGGATGGAGGTCTTGAATATTATTACTACCACTCATAAAGAACTCCCACTCACGAAGACAATTTCGCCATGCTGTCTTACGAATGGAAATGAGAGGAGTATAAAAAGCAACGAGGGGTTGAATAGATAGTCTCAACACATCAGAATTTCTTGTGTGGACCTTCTGCCCATGTACCAAAACCGCTTCGATCAAATCCTTATAGTCCGTATCAATGCTGGTCATACTCACTCCTTGGACTTATTCAATTCTTTGAGTCCATTTTTCAACATCCACTTAACAGGAACAGGTAGAAGGTCGAATGCTCCGGGATACTTCATGATTTCATCCCTTGGGTATCTAGCCTGAATTTCCAACATGATCTCATAGAGGTCCATGAGAATAGGGATCATCACGCTCCAATACACAATCTTATCACACTCCCAGAATCCTTTTGGATCGAGTTGGACTTTGGAGGCTCTGTGATTGAAGAGCAATTGAAGTTCTTCGTTCGTCAGATTAACATAAAATCGATCTTTAAGACGAAAAGGAGCATGTGTTGTTTCTCTTGGAACCATCTCTTACTCCCAGGTCGCTATGATTCTTTGGATTGCCAGCACACAATTCTCCGGAGAGAGAATCGTAAGAACGGGAACTCCAGAAGGCATCCGCAAGGTGGAATGGATATCCACCAAATAATCAGCAGGAGTGGCAAAAATAGGACAAGCAATAACAAGGTGATCCGTGTTCGCCGACACTACTCCCGATAAAGCATTCGATAGTCCAGCCAACGTAATAAAAATCACATTGGTTAAAGTGTTCTGGCTCGTTATGATTTCCAAAAGTCTAGCCGTCTCACGATGAGCAGAGCAATAGAAAACTTCGTAAGGAATCTTATTCACCAACAATCCATCAACAATCCTCTGTACAACTCCAGTATCGGAAAACGATCCAGCTAGAACCACCACTTTCATTTCTGACATAACTTCCTCCAACTCCACTTCTTCTTTTTCAGTCTACATTCTTTGCACGTCTTGAAAGGAGTGACACACTTGATTTCACAACCACATCTGCGGCAAAGTCCAGGATCTTGATAGCCCTTCCGTGTATCTTTCATCATGAATCCGTTCTAGAGTTACAACTCAATTCCTAATTGCTTGGCTTGGATCTGGGCAACTTTTGACTCTAGGAGAGAATCCAGGCCGTTGTACACAAGTACACGCCCCAGGTTGGCTTCTTTGAGACGGTTAGGTTCGTTACTTCCTTTTGATCTCATGTAAGGTTTGACATGAGAATCATAATCTTCCTGACCCAACAACACAAAGGATTGAAACTTGATAGAAGTAATTTCGGCACGGTTGTCCAACACATGGGCCGCCACCATTGTATCCCACACCCAATTTTTGATTCTCCGTCCAATCCTGGCCAGAGATACTCGTTGCTCGAACTTCATGTTGCTAGCAACCTTACCTACACCACTTGCCAAAAACTCTAAGGAGGCAGGGATAGCTTCCCCCACCCACGGGTAAGCAATGGTCTTCTTTCCATCTGACAAAGCACACGTAAGGATGGCTGCTTCATCTCGGTCTGGTTTTAACCTATCCGTCTCAAAGTCAATGGCTACTGGAACAAGAGAAGTATTAAACTCCCTTACCTTGCTAGCAGCTATATTGGGGTCCAGGATAACGTCCACTCCCTTGTCCCAATGGGGAACAGTCTTCCAAGGTCTTCCTTGCAATTCAGCTACCTTAGCAATCCGTTTGCGATACAACATCTCTCGTAAGGCTTGTTGCCGTTGGAGGAAGTGACCATCCTCTTCTTGTGCATCCTTTCCTCTTACCACATAAGAGGGATGCCACAGAGGACATATCCAGGCATTGAGTTTTTGACAAGGAATGGTCCATCCTTCCCAACGGGAAATACTTCCTAGGTCATCTTTCCACAACCAAGAGAGAACACTACTTACTGCCTTGCTGCCCAGAAGGAGAATGATTTCCGGATCTAGATCTTGGATAACCTTGATCACATTGGGACGACAGTAGGAGATTTCCTTATCGGTAGGAGGTCGGTTCTTCCCATCCTTATCATGTGGCCAACAAATAAGAGAGTTGGTCATCCAACAATCTTCTCGTAAATCAATTCCTACCTTGAGGAATTCGTCCCGAAAGTATCGTCCCGTTTTCCCGACAAAGGGTTTACCTTCCTTGTCCTCATTTCGTCCAGGAGCTTCTCCGATTACGAGAATCCTCCTCTTACCCCTACCATCTACCGGCATCTTGGGAGAGGAGCAATGTTGGTACAAGCCACAGGAACCACAACGAGGAACGAGAGAGGGAGGAGCTTTGGTGGGAATTACATCAAGAATATCAAAGAAGCCAGCCATAGCTCAGAACTCATTCATAAGATCAAGTAACAATCGCCAAATCTGCTCGGTTACTCTTACTTTGGGAGAACGCAATTTCGTTAAAATTCTTTTGTCAGTGTACCCAGATTCTTCCAAAGCATCTGCTAACATCTGCATGCCAGTTCTGGCATCTTCTTGGATTGAGGAATCGTCTCTCCGTAATCCCAACTCCCAAATTCTAGAAGCCAGATTACGAATGTTTTGATTGTCTTTACCAAACTTTCTTCTGTATTCGCGTTCCTCTTCAGAGGGGATTTTGGCTTTGTATTTTATCCTAAGCGACTTTATCTTGTCCATCTCATCCTCCCTTGGTTTCTTGGTCAATCAAAAACTGATCCACTTCATTATAATCATCTAACGACAAGTACAACCACTCTTCCACTTCCTGTCCTTGGAGGAATTGACTTCCTTCACATCCATCATCCCACAAGGAAGAGATAAGGACTTTCCACTGTTCTAGTTTCATGGAGATACTTCCATTCCATCACTTCACCAAGTACACCACATAGGTGTAGCTGTCATAGTGCATTTGCAACTTCTGGGAAGTAATGGTACATTCCGAAGGTTCCTTCAAAATGGACTGTAAAATCGAAGGATGGATAAAGAACTTCAAAGGAGGACCGTCGTATTTTACCCTCTTGGGGACAATATGTCTGCCAGAAATCCCTTCACCCGTCAAGGTTAATTTTCCTGGAATAAGTTCCACCTTGACTCTATTAGATTCTTGTTGTTCCGAAGAGAAAATCTTTGCCACTTCCGCAGCTTGATCCAACGAACGAGGAAACTGGATTAAAGTACCTTCTCGTTGCACTGCCTTGGAAAGATCAGGATACGCTTGTTGATACCGACAACAAGACAGGATTATCCCTGCTTCATTCCGAAAATGGATCCAATGATTAGCTTCGGAGAACTCCGTGAAGGAAAGAGTAGGAAAACTCTTCAACGAAGAATTCCGGATCAACACAGACTTCTCTAAGGGTAAGTCCATCCCATACCGACAAATCTGATAGTTGTCAAAACCTTCCACCCAATGAGGATGGAAATGGATACAAGTGGTCTCGAATACGGTTGCATCCGGATTGACGCAACTTTGGACCTTTTCAATTGCTAGATCAAATTCTTTAGGAAGAGATTTCCACTCCTGGAAAGTAGGGAACGTAGGAACGGCACTACTTAACTTCCCTGACAACAAGGTTGTTTCCCCTTGCTTTTCTGCCCGCAGGATAAGGTTTTCCTGTTCGGTTGTAACCGATACCTCTTCTCCTTGGAGCTTCCGCAACACTTCCAATAGAGGGTTAGCCCGAACCGATCCTTCGAACACTCCTCGCAACGGATTAGCGACCCTACAAACGACCTCCCCATTGAAGGTCACAATCTCCTGAGAAGTAAAATGGAAACAATGGCTAGATTCGGTCGTTTCCTTGTGGGGGGAAGTCAACCCAGGAGACAAGGACTCCAATAGACGCAACAAAGGTTGTATCTTGATCTGCATAGGATCAGCACGGTTCTTGAACAGGAAGAAAGGGATAACTACAAACACCATTGAGGAATTGGAATTTCCTCAACTTACTAACAACTGGAGGAGATTCATCTTCTAACGGAAGAACTGCCAAAGCACCTAACAAGGTTCCTTCCATGAAACCATCCCTCTCCAAAAGGACAACGGGTTTCTTTCGTCCCGTCTTGCCTCCTGCAAAATACCACTGAGCATTTGGATGTCTATCTTGTAGAGTAACGAACTGCCGGGCTTCTACGAATCTTCTTTCTTCTTCACTTGACAAGAAGACAAGATGAGGACTATTGTCTCCTCCAACATACTTTGCCTGGGAGATTGCCTCCCCCACATACAAGGGGAGAATTTCCCTCAAATCAACAGGAAGGCACGAAGCATAACCCCGATCTGCTGCGATAGTATCCCAATGTAGTTGCTCTACTCGATCTCGTTCTGTGGGAGTTAAACGACTTAACAGTTGACCATCCGTCATGTAACCTGTTTCGAAGATCGTTTTGAAAATTCGATGACGAAGACTTTCCGGAATGGAAAGTAACTGTTTCAACAAACCCTCGAAGGAAAGTACCTTCTTGGGTATATTTCCGGAAACTCTCATAGAAATAGTATTAGGACCGAGGGTATTGTCGATCAACCCATCGAGGAGCATTGGGAACAATATCACTGGCAATCCTCCCAGAATGCCACTTGCCTCTCAAACCTGATAAAACTTCCCACACCATGCGAGATTCTCTAGCATTAGTAGGTTTACTTCGCAATCTGGATAGAATTCTCTGATCTACACCATATTCCTCTAATACATCCGCTAAAACAAGAAGAGTATCCCCAAATTCCTTCTCCGCAAATATTTGGTCAATCAACTGGAGGACTCTTCCTTGATCCCTTTCGCGGACTGAATTGTCAATCGTTGGTCTATCCTCATGCCACTTTTGCCAATCTTCTTGAGTTACTCCTTCCCCACTAGGATGTGGTTCCACCACAAAGCTTCCCATCGGTCTTAGACCAGAAGAAGTACCAATAATGCTTACTCCACGAGTAGTCCTTCCTTGCCACACTACCTCAATTCCAGAATCCAATTCTTGTAATGCAGTACGGAGTTCTTGGAGTAGTTCTTCAGTGAAGAATGGTTCCCCATCCTCTGTGAGTCTTTCACTGGCTCGAACATAGGTAAGGACAGGTCTACCGTCCGATTTGTGAGCTTGTACTTTGGGTAGGAAACCAACCACTTCCTTGCACACCTTCTTGATTGCTTCCATCTCCTCGCTCGGAGTCATCCCCTGGGTCTTCTTGCGATACTTCATTCGCAAAGATTTGATGTCTTTCATAGCCTTAACTCCCTCCTGCATACAAGGCACGCAGTGTTCCCTCATTCTCCCGTGCCCACCGTAGAATATCTTCCACTCCTTGTCTTACACTGATCGTCGGAGACCAACCGAATCGTTCCTTCACCTTGCGAATATCACTCACATAAATCCGATGGTCGGCTCGACGAACTGCTTCACTGACGGTATAAGTCATCGGAGAACCAATAAGTTCTTCCACCAACTTCACTAATTCCAACGGGGAAGACTGGAATCCCACAGAAGGACCACCCCCCACATTGAATACTTGTCCCTTGGCAGAACTCATCTGTTGGAGTTGTTTTTCCACCAGGAGGGCAAGGTCATCCACAAACAAGACATCACGCAGTTGACATCCTTGCCATCCAAACAACTCTACCGGAAGATTGAACAAGCCTGCAATGACGAACCAAGCTACCCATCCCTGTTCCGGCTTCCCCCATTGGTATTTTCCTGCCAAGCAAGAGCAGCGATTGATCCACACGGGAAGGTTAAAAGCACTGGCGTACTCTTGGCACAGTAAATCACCCGCCACCTTACTTACTCCATAGACGGACTTGTCTCCCCCATCCAAAGGGAAATCCTCATTGAGTCCATAGGTACGGTGGGGTTCCGTCCACCACTGCCATCGATCTCCTTTTCGCTCGGACTCTACCTTGTTAACCTTATCCCCACTGTAGACCTTGTTGGTAGACCAAAAGACTACTCCTAGTCCACATTGTCTGGCTAACTCCAAGACGTGAAATGTTCCCAAGATGTTGTGTTGGAAATCTGCTTCTGGATCAGCATCGCCGGCAATGGCGGAAGGTTGAGCCGCACAGTCCAGGATTACCTCACAATTCCGTAGTTGGAATACATCTCCCTTGAGTCGCACATCCCCTCGCAAGAATGGAATTCCCATCCTCCGCAAAGAAGGAATATTGGTCTCGCTCCCTGCACGGACCAAAGAATCCAACACGGTTACGGAATGACCTCGTTGACGAAAATACCTCGCCAAGTTGTATCCCACGAAACCACAACCACCTGTAATTCCAATCTTCATGGATTCCCCTAAATGTGCAACAAGTTCTTGGTCGCTTTCAGAACCTTGGAAGGAGCATTCTGCAACACGGTGAACCAATCTTCCTGATGGACGGGCTGGAGTCGTTCTCGTAAGAACCAATAGCGATAAGCCCATCCTTTACGCAAGAAGTCTGGATTGAGAACAAACAGTCTTGTAGTCTCCGCAAAGGACTCCTCGATATTAGGCTCATAACCACTCACAGCACGAGTCTCTTTAATTGCTTCCTTCCACTCCTTGAGAGAGTTGCGTAACTTCAGTACATACCACAAGTGGTGTCCCAACTCATGACAAACTACTCCTGCCGGAGTACGATCTGCTTTATAGCCTGGGAAAGACCAACTCCGCCAATTGTCTTGAGTGGGTCGAGAACAACGAGCAATATCAATGGCAACATAGGAAGGACGGTAGTAGGCACAACAATGCAATTTTGGAATGTATGGATCATTGAGTCGCAAGGAAGGTGTAGAGAGGTTATTCTTTGAACAGAAATGTTGAACTTCTTCCCATCCTTGCCGCAGGAGAACTTCTCGCGTGGAATCAATAGTTGCTTGGATCATGGTTGAACTCCAGAAGCAAGTTGAGAACAAAATTTGCGAACACTTTTGTAGGTATACACATAATGTGTCTTTTCCCGCATTCTATCCAACATCACAACATTCGTGTAACCAGATTCCTCCAAGGCATCCGAGAGAACTCCCAAAGTATCCCACAATTTTACCATCAACGCCTCTAAACCAATTTCCTTCCTCCGTTTCATGTAGTCTTCGTAAAGACCACCACGAGGTACTTCCTTTTCTTTCTGATCCATCTCGGACCACAACTCCAAACACTGAGTTGCCAATTCGGGAATGTTATTCTTGGAAGCCAAATCTTGAGTAGTCGTCTGAGAAAGCGGCACCCAAACATTCACCATACTTCCTCTGTAACTTTGGACATCACTTGCCCCTAACCGAATTGCCTCTTTTCGGATATTGTTGAAATCTTCATCACCAATCGTACTGTAAAAGTCCCATTTCATTTTCACTGCATGGGTAGAAACATCCGTAAAGGCAGGTGTATGACCAATGAACTCTGTCAAACCTCGACGAACCTTGGCCACTAAAGGACCATAGTCCGTGTCCCACTTAGAGGCACGAATCTTTGCCTTGTACTTGGCTCGCAGAGATTTGATCTTTTCAGAGTCCACCTAGTTCTCCAAAAAATATTGTTGGAACAACTTGTAAGGATCACACTTCTCCTGTAACCATTCCGTAGCACGGTTACTTACCTTATCAAGTTCAGTATTACGTTCCAACCACTTACGAATTTGTCCCGCAAAGTCTCCCTTAGCAATGTCCAACAAGCCTACTGCTTCTTTGGGAATGACGCTATGGGGAGCTACGGTCGAGTCCATCTTGAGGACCACTGTGCCCATACACATCGCTTCCAACGTAGCACACTGATAATTGCCCACATAGGAATTAGGTACTTGCTTCTTCTTGCTCACTCCCGTCAAATCAGGAACACATTGATGTTCCTGATAAGAAGCTAACACTTCTGCCGAAGGACGGAATCCTAGTAGTTCTAAACATCCTTGCGGATTCCTTTGGGTAGGATTGTGAACATCACTGCTGACATATTTCTTGTATTCTGGAGTTCGAGCAAAACCCGCATACTCAAAACCTGCTCCACTGGCGAACATCTTGATCCTCTCCCCTTCCGCCACCAAGGAAGGAGCCATCTCCAAGAACATCTCGATATTCTTCCATCCTCGCCATTGATGGGGCCAGAATATCTTTTTCTTCCTTTGCGAAGGGGGAGTGTTCTTGCCCACATAAGGCCACGTATCCAATGGAGCAATGGGAACTACTTCCACAGGGACGTAAGGGTCTAAGGTCGCAGCATAGGCATCTGCAAAGGACAATACCTTGTGGAACTTGGACAAATACTTCTTGATCCAAGGATACAAGTCATCCACGTAACGATCGGTAGCAAAAGCAATATCCTTCCCCGGTAGAGCGGTAAGGATATTGGAGTAGAAGGACTGCTCCCCGCTTTGCTCCTCCTTGAGATGTGGAGCAACACCAATCCAGATTCGCACATCGAACTGGGACAGATACTCCATCGAATGAGCGACACACGTGGGATGAGTCGAAAGCAAACAATCCTTGAGTTCCAACTCTTTGCCATTCTTGGTGGGACCAAAAGAAGCAGTGAATTTATTCAGAGGATGAACTCGAATTTTCTTGGCAGAAGTGAAACCAATGATCTTGGAAGGAATTCCTTGCTGGTGAGCAAGTCTTGCAAAGTCATATGCTTGGGTTCCTATTCCCCCCAGAAGATGATCAATGAAAACCAAAGTGGCAACTTTACTTGCCATGAAGTGGATCCCCTTTCTTCCGATTCTTGGCTCGATCTCGTTCTTCGGAAGCACTACCACACTCAATCATATTCTCGCGATAGTACATCACGAGACTTAGTCGCTCATAGGCACCCTTCACTCCTACCAAAGCAGTATTACCGTGCCAACAGTGAACGTCTGCCAATATGAGATCTCGTGTATGGAGGTCTACCGCAACTCGATACTGTGGGAATACCAAGTATCCACCGTGATACTTTCCGGCACGGAAGGCACACATCACTCCAAAACCTTCCTTGAGATCTCCCACATCCTGATGAACTGCAGTTTGCCAGTTTCGATTGATGGTAATGGTAGTGAAACACGTATCGTGTATCACGAAATCTTGGGAAGTGGCACGAACTTTCTCCATCTGAGCTTGCCACCGTTCCGGTAGTTCCTGACGGAATACTTCACTAGCTTTTTGGAACAGGGGCAGTGCCTTGGCAAACTTTTCGGGATGGTTGAGATTGAAAGCCGTGGTACGACAATAAGGAAAACGGGAAACTCGATCATAGTAACCAATGATGCCGCTCGGAACATTCACCAAGGCATAGTTGGTATTGCTTAATGTTCCGTCTTCCTTGATGGGTTTCACACGAACTTGAGAACCGGGTTGGCTAGGAAGAACTGGACGATTCCCCCTCTTGGTGACGGGAACAATTCCTGCGGCAATACCTCTGTTCCCTGCACTGGTAGCAGCCTTCCTTAATGCTGGCCATGCCTCTTTGCAAGCCGAAGCAGGAAGAACTCCTGTCCGCAAGAAGAGGAGGGGTTCCCCATTGGGTTTATACACATTGACATCCTCCTGTTGCAAGAGGATGTCATAGTGAGAATCGTTCAGAAAGGTGGCCATCAACGCATCGGCTTCTTCATCGGGAAGACTTTGCGTGAGACGGATTTCCCTTACCATTCGTTGCTTCTTTCTTTTGACAATGTTTCCGTAACGAAGTCATCACTGTATCTGTGAAGTTTTCGGTCCCCCATAGTTCCGCCAGGACAGACATCATCTCCTCAAACTCTGGAAGAGTAGTCGTATCCAAGAATAGTTGTACCATTCTTACATGACTGGGTTCAACGGTGTAATCCGTACTAAGAACTTCTTCCCCATCCTCTTCCACTTCCAACGACAGAGAACTTGGATCCAACTTGACTTCGTTCTCTTCCATCAAGTGGGAAAACAAGGAAGCCAAGGCACCATTCCTGGTTTCCACTTCTTGCAATAGTTTGCCCAAAAGTTGTTGGTCTGTTTCCGCCAGGGCACCAATTGGATCGTAACAGGCAAGAAGTTTCTTAGCCTCCTCCTCGTCCAGATCCACCACCAACACCGGAACTTTCTGTTCGGGAGGATACTCCTCTTTTCGCAAGTGTCCATCGATGAGGATGTAATCCCCCTCATCATTCTGACGAGCGATCTGGACCCCTGCAATCCCCACTTCGCCCAAGATTCCTCGCAGGACTTGCTTCTGCTTGTCGGGATGAACTCGCCAATTCCATGGAGAAGGAATTAACTTCCCTGCTTTGACTCGAATTAGTTTCACTACCCGATCACGGAGTTCCATCGCTGATTCTCCCAATCCAATGGTCAGTAAATCTCACTTATTCAACGGAACATCTACGGTCACTATTGTGATTACACCTTCGGCCCAGGCCGCATAGATATTTCCATCTACATCAACCCAACTTCGTTTAGCATCCCGCCATAGTTCTCCAGAAACGTCTTTCCCTCTTCCAGTCGAAGGATAGAACAAATACTCGAAATCGTCAACAAATGCAGATCCACCTTCTTCGGGATCTAACTCTTGAAGGGAAGAAAATTTGAAATGGTCGATCCTTCCAATTTCTCCCATCAAGAACCCAGAATTGTGTTTGGCAAACAACTTCTCCCCAGCTTGGAGGGCCGCTTTGGTAATCTGTCCCGCGTTGTAATCAGTTCCAATCACATCGTCTTGCTGGGAAAGAATGAACTGACAACTACCTTCCGCTACTTCGTCCCTCTCTTGACCCAACAATTGTCCTGCCTTGTATCCTTTTGGGGGATTTGTCTGATTCCAAGAACGGGGAGGTTTATCTCGAAAACCAGTTAAGTCCTCCCACTCTTTCAATGCCATTGCGTATACCGCTGAAATGAAATCTCCTGTCTTATCTTCGTTCTTTAACAAACCCTGTTGTCCCAACTTCTTGATGATTGCCCATGCATAATCATCCCCCACTTTGTATTCATTTGGATCAATTCCCCAATCCTCACTGTAACTTCCACTTCGTGGGAATGGTGCTTGCCCATACTTTTCCGAAAGACTCCTCCTTGTCACGGGCTTGTATTTATCGTCTTCCGCAATCTGTTCATCCATTCTATCGTCAACGACTTCCTGCGACAATGGCTTCTTCTCCTGTTCCGAATCTGAATTCTTAGTGCGATACTTCTGTCGCAAAGATTTAATCCTACTCTTGTTAGACATAAATCACTCAAAATTGAAAAATGGGAAGTAAGAGATTGTCTATCCCCTACTTCCCATTATTACAAGAGTCCCTTATTTCTTCAAGGCGAAACCATCTTCCGTCTTGATCAGACGGCGACGTTCCTTGCCCGACCAGTATCGACAGTGAGCTTTGACCTTGGCCACGGGAACTCGGATTCTCTTGGCGATCTCTTCCGGAGTCTGTGGTCGATTGGTTAAGACCGCATTGATCTTGGCCGGAACTCCACCAATCCGACAACCGAAGTCATCCTTGGTGGCTTCTTTCTTTTCCTTGCTCTTCTTGTTCTTCTTGCGACCATTGGAAGACTTCCGAGAAGAACGGCTAGACCCATTTCCGTTGCCATTGGACTCTTCTGCTTCTGCCTCCTCCTCTTCCTCCACCTCCGCACCATGAGAAGATTCCAGATGAATCTCCTCGCCGGACTTGAGAGAATTGACTATACTCTCGAACAGAGTGAAGTCTTCCCCTTTGGGTTCTTCCGCACGGTCCAGAGTTTCGTCGTTGCTCAGATCATTGAGCTTGACAACCAGTTGGGTGCGACTCACACCGTCTCCGGATTCGATTCCCATGGAAGTGAGCATCCTCCGAGCAGACTGTTCATTGACGTACATGGAATTGTACTCCTAAGTTAGGGTTATGAAATTGTTTCGCATTCCTTAGTTCATAATATACCACGCAGTAGAAATTGTCACTAGAATTTCGATGCGATTCCGAAAAATTTTTATTGACGTTATGGAATTAATCATCATCGTCGTGAGCTGTTACATTAGGGAGTGGGAACGTCGAAATCATGGCTGGATTGCAAAGACCAAGATGTCCGGCACAATGAATTACCCAACGGTGAGAAAATTCTCCATATCGCTTCACAATCCAATTGTATCTCGTAACCCCCCGTTCCTTCTCCGGAGACGAGGTGTTGATTCCCACCAGACCCGTAACCTCACTTAGTTTCCGATTGTCCTCGCTGAAATTACTCCTGTCCAGAAGACGCTTTTTGAATCCATCTGCATTAATCTGAGTGGCCGACATGATGAGACAATGCCGCTCTTCTGTCATGGCCTTGGTCAACTTCCAGGTAGTGTTGACTTGATCGTTCCTCTTCTCCGTCTTGTCCTCATGAAGAAGGTTATCCATGTAATCGATAATCACTACCTGAGGAACAAATCCCTGCTGTATTTCCCATCTTTCCAAAACTCCCTTGATACCAGCAATCGATATGCCCCTGCTAGGATGACATGACAAACAAAAGTAAGAATCCCAAGACTTGATCTTGTTGTTGATCAAACGGTCCCTTGCTTCTACTGCTGCCTCTTCCGTGAGAGGTTCATTGAACGTAACCTCCCGGAAACTTACCTCAGCAGGATCTCTCCAGTGACCCGGAGGTTCTATCCTAATTGGAATTTTGATCGTTAGGGGCCACTTACCCCGACCACTCCGAGTAGGATGACAAGCAATCCGACAAGTAATCCTCTCCTTCATTTGCCGCTCTGACATATCCCCCACCGAGAAGAAGGCAACCTTACGTCTCTGAGCTATGGCTCGGTAAGCCATGTCAACAAGACAAATCGACTTACCACTTTTCTGAGCACCAGCAAACACCAGGAACCCGGTCTGCTCCATTTCGTTTGCATAGAACTCTCCCAAGTCTCCGGGAAAGGTGAGTAGCTGTTGGGTATTCTCTTCGTAGAAAGTTGACCGAAACGCATAATCATCGTTGAGAAGATGCAGTCCACTTTCCTGGCCCAACTCAACACGAGAATGCTTGGTCACCAAGGTTTCACAACCTTCTACATCCCCTACTCGCAAAGCTTGCTGCAAGCTGTCGGCTAGCTTGGCAAGTTTATTCTTACGGAAACACTTGCCCGCCATGTCAGCAATCCGTTGGGGATTGATAGGCTCATGCTTGTCTTTGTTGTAAACACTTTTGTCCGAGATGATGGAAAGGTAACGATGAATGTTTTCCACCAGAGACTCATCAGATGACTTCTCGGCCCATTGGGAGAAATAAGTCTCCACTGCCCGGCAGGGAGCTTCACTATGTTCTTGAAAATGTTTTACACACCACGAAGCAATCATATTCATCCAATTGACGGAAAACATATCCCCTTCCCACCGAGAGGCGATCAACCCCAATGCTTGATTGTCCGTGATCATGGAAGTAATGATCTCATTCTCCACCGCTCCGCTATAGGTTTCTTTTTTCATGATTAGCAAATCTCATCGTCACTAAGATACTCACCGGAGGAATATCCGGATTGGTCATTACGACTGTTTTGTTCCCTTTGCAAACCACGCAACTGCCTCATCCGTTTTATAGCCCCGTACTTTCGACGGAATGATTCTCCGGAGAAAGCATGGGGCTGCCTGAGATCTTTACCGAGATAACGAAGATGATACTGTAACTCACTTAGAATTGATTTCTCCGCCGAAGGACGGTCGAGTTGTTCATTATCGACAACCCATTCAGCTAACTCTTCAAATTCTTTGGCCCATGAGTGAAGTGAAGTTTCACGTACTCTGGGTTCAGTCTTCCGTGAAACTTCGAAGAGGATGGTAGCACATTTCATTCCGAAGGAGGTTTGGACGTATCCACGATGGGGGGTTGAGGATGAATTCTTTCTATCAGAACCAGTACCGTTTTTCCCGCAGGGAATATGTGTATTTCTTTCTGTGTATTTAGTTATATATATGGAAGGGGTCGAATCATACCCCTTCCCATCGGTCGAATCAGACCCCTCTAGAGGGGTCGAATCACACCCCTTTGACCCAGCGATAGCTGATTCTGATTGTTGCGTGTTTCTCCATTTATCTACCATCTTTTCTACCTCCCACACGTTAAGCCATATGTACCGTCTGGGTGGAGATCCAAACCTTTTTACATGGAGAAATCCACACTTCTGAAGTTTACGGAACAAGGTTTTTTGGGAGGACTTGTCCCAATGAAGTGAATTTTCCAGGAATTTCACCGTACACAAATGATACACACGGGTCTTTTCTTCTACCTTTACCACCTTCCGTTTCGACTTTTTCATGGTAGCCAGGTTGATGTTATCTTGATAGAACAGTGCTTCGATTTTGGACATCACCCCAGATTTCACATAGTCTCGTCGAAACGAGAAGTGATTCCTACTGGATTGAGCCTGGATGAGTATCTCGTTGTACTCATTTTCTGGTGACATGGTGGATTCCTCAGACATAGTATCTTTTCCTTTCGTAGTAACCACACCTCCCATCCCTTTCCATGGAAAGGTGGTGAATGTACTGAGGGGGGTTTTGCCCCTCAGTACATTGGGGGAAGGGAAATTTTGCACCTAGACGTTTTAATGGCTGCGGGCAGGGATCAGCTACCAGTGCAACTAATAAGATGAGCAATTGCACCTTGCAACCCGTCGTTAGGGATTAGTCTAACGATTATCTATGACTTTTACAAGGGATTTCTGGGTAGAATCAAAAACTTTCGGGGTCTTCTTCCAACGTGTCTTTAGGGAATCTTAGATGAACTTCTCCATCATCGTCGGTTCCAAATTGGACTTGAGCTTGGAGTGCCCACTGAACGAAGGACTCCAATGCCTGTCGAGGGGTATGCTTCCGGTGAGTCCAGAACTCTTTGAAGAAGATACCCTCTTCCTCGGCCCAGTCCAACAACTTATCAATGGGTATCCAAGGGGAGAAGTTCTTAGCCTTGGTCCCACTATAGGTAGAATTAGGCTTGTTTCCGAAGGCTTTGAAGTGGTTTTGATGGTTCGGGTACATGGCTGCATTTCCTTTTCTTGGGTGGCCTTCCACGCTTTCTCGTGGGGGGTAATCCAAAATGTTTTCTCAGTGAAGCTCGGAAAGTCTCGAAGCTAGGATCACAGGTTCTGATGGCTTGGGCAATGTCTTCATCCAGACGCACCAGCTTGGTTTTCGTCTTCATGCAATTACTCCATTTCAAAGAGATAATGGGATGGGAATCTTTCTTAACTTCCCAGAGAATGAAGGCTCACTCCGTCACTGGATATGAATTCCTTCTCTCAATAATGTCTCACAGATCGTAGGACTACTGAATTAAGTTTACTATTAAGAATCACAAAGTCAAGTCTGGTTGGCTAAAAATTGTTCCGCTAACCTTGTACATTCCTGGTCACACCACTGATTCCACTTACTCACGGGAAGGTTATTTCTCTTGCGATAACCTTGTTTTAGCTCAGCTTTTGTGGGATGTCCTCCTAGTAAAATTACCTTCCAGAACTTGCCTGCCCTTAGTTCTAACACTTTATCCCGTATGAAGATAGGGACGTTGTTGAAACTATTACTTGTCGTAATCCTCCATAAGGTCACTTCACTGTCTATGTGAATAGTCCCATTCCACTCTGTGGGTAGAAAAGAAAGTCCCCTCATGGCTGCATACAGCTCACTCACGTTGTTGGATATTTTTTCCAGCCCTAAGTCGATTGGCTGGATTATCCCGCTATCCTGATGGATGATAGAGTTGTCTTCTACCAAGCACCATGCCCACGTCCCTCCATAAGGAGAAGGATTCTTTTGGATTACGCCACCGTCCGTATAGAGTTCAGTCATAGCTAACCCTCTATCTCTCTCGTTCCAATTTTTTCTATCTCATCCCATTTTTGCCAATTGATGAGAAAGGTAATGTGACAACTAGAACCTGGAGGACAAACCATGTCTGTTCGTTTACGGTCAAAGTGAATTCTCGCTATGAGAGAATAGCCACACTCACAAAATAAGTCATGGAGTTCGTCCAGTACATCCTCACCGTCAATATGTGCTTTGGCCAAGATGGTAAGGAGTTCTTTGTTTTTGGTAGTTATTTCAACCACAACCGTATTCCTTCCTCCAAGGATTTCCAAGCATACTTCTCTTCTTTGAATCCTATAGCTACTTTTCCATAGGTGACCTGCTGTTTGGACCAAATATAGATGCCATAATGACTGTGGATGTTTCCTTCTCCCATGCGGAAAAACAAGTCTTCTGGGAGAAGGTGTTCCCCTACGGGGTTGCAACTAACTACCCAACCACAATTCAAAAAATCCGATGTTCTTTTCCTAAACCAGATGGTGGCTAGGAATGGTTCTCCATAGCAAGTTGAATTGATCCAATGGCGTTCATTTGATTTTGAAACGAACTGATGAGTATAAGGTTTCCATCCACCTTCCACAATCTTGCGTTGCACAAAGGCTTCTTTCAAATCTCCCTGTTCTTCCAGCCAGTCAGAAAACACTAACCGCAAGTCCATGTCTGAGGGAGTAGCGTCAATACTTTCCCTCCAGTGGCTATCATGTTGCGAATGAGGATGATCTACTTCATACCCTTGTTGGAGGAGATGCTCCCGCATTTTGTCCCACACTACCTTTTCCACAAACCACACTTTCTTGGCAGGATACCAGCCACCTACGTTGCGGATTCTTGTGGTAAGTCGTAGTTCCGACAACTTATCCTTGATGATGTTGATAAGGAGCTGGTCATAGTCAAACTTCAATGTGACCACGGGTTCACTATCAGGAAACAACTTGTCAATCCTTACTCGTATCATGTGAGAAAACTCCTTAGTTGGTTCAGTTCAGTTTCCGTGGCTTCTCCAGGGTCTTTACCACTTTCTAGAATTATGTTATGCGTAGTTCCTGGAAACATACTGAGGGATTGACATAACTTCCTGGCTCTACGTTGAGCTTCCTCCTCTGCGTCCAGACAAACCACTCTCACGGGGATAAGGGACAACTTACGAAGTTGCTCGGAAGAAGCTTTCATTCCCATCAGGGAAACTGCACCATAACCTACTTTGAAAACGTCCAATGGTCCTTCACATACTACCACGGCAAATCTAACATGATCCTCTCCGAAGAGGAGTTGCTTGGGGGAGATTCTTTCTTCTTCTGGCTTAGCATTTAGATAACGAGGTTTGTTCCCACCAATTGTCCTCGTAGTCCAACTCACCAATTCCTGTCGATAGTGAACCGGGATCCAAATCCTCCAACTTAGTCTGGAGGATATGCCAATCCCTTTCAAGCCCCACTTGGCCACTAACTCAATGGGATCAAATCCTCTTTGAGATAGGTAGTCGTAGTGGCAGGGTTTAAGGTCTCCCACCTCAGGGGGAATTACTACCTTGGTTCGTTTAAGGTTCTTGTCGTCGGGAAGGGAGTAGTTACGGTCAGTTTGGTCCAGGAACCGTTTAACGACGAACCATGACTGTTGGGTAAGTAGTTGGAGAACTTGACCAATGGGATGTCCTCCACATTTCCAACAACTGCATTTCAAGGAGGAGAGATGAATGCCGAGATGAAATTTTCCTACTTCGCTACAGTATGGACAATCGGCACCAGCCCATCCGTGGGAAACGTGATGGTGAGTACCTCCCACACGGTATGGAACTCCATGTTCCTCTAAGAACGAAAGTAGAGAACTCATGGAGTTCCTTGCCCTTTCTTAGATCCTCCGAGTTTTATCTCTCATCAGTTTGATCACTTCTTGAGTCATGGTGGTGTTATTCCTTATGCACCAGATCTTGAACAGGTCTTTGAGTTGTCGATCAATCTTTCTTATCAGGATAGCTGTTTCGTTTTTGTCTTTTTCTTTAATTACTTCAGTCATGGTTAGTCCCAATAGGGTATATTCGATCACCGTTGTACGAACTTTGGGAGATCTCCACTCCTGCTAAGGGATAGCAGGAGTTGCATACATAATGTTCTGGAAGGAGTCCCTTTCCCTCAGCAGTCCATATTTTTTGTAAGCACCTTACACAAGTGATGTGAACATGGCGTTGACCACAGATTTCCTTCACGGGGTAGAGTGAAGGTTTCTTTACAGTCTTCTTTCTTGCCATTGAAAGTGCTCCTTGGAATTACGCAGGAAGTAGCCCTCCTGCAAGTAGTTGTTCACACAGCAAGTCATACACTTCCCAGGTTCCGTTGACTGCACCTCCATCTAACACTGCATCAGCAATTTGCTGCTTGGTTTGGTTCATTTCCAGTAGTCGTTCTTCAATAGTATCTTTCGCAATGAGATACCATGAGTTGATCCCATGAATGTCACTAAGCCGTGCATAGGCACGGTCTTCTGCTTGGATCATGTCGGCTGGTCGCCAAGCTAATTCCGCAAAGGCTACATCATGAGCAGCGGTAAGGTTTAACCCTACCCCCGCAGCTTGCATTTGACCGATGCAAATCCTCTTCTTGGGGTTTGTTTGAAAGTCGTCTACTGCCTTCTGTCGATGTTTTCCTGTTATACCTCCATGAATAAGGACAGCGTGTTTCTTGAACTCCTGATGTAAGGGTTCCATCACATCGTGGTGCATAGCAAAGAGGAGTAACTTCCCTTCACTATTCTCCAGGTAAGAGTTAACCCACTCTATGATACAGGGGAGTTTAGCTAGTCCTGCAAGATGTTTCAGACGGAACAAACCTCCTTGCTTGTCCATCTTGGACATCTTACCCTTCTTGAGGTCTTTGATGAAAGCCTTTAGCTCCGCATTGTACTCTTTTCGTGAAGGGAGGGCAAAAGGCACCACACATCGTTGCTTATCTGGAAGTTGATCGATGACGTCACACTTCCGATAACGGATCATGACGTTTTTGAGGAGTTGCTCATGGAGTTCTTCCAGGTTAGAGGTTCCTGTGAAGTCCCATCCCCACTTGTTTCTATGACCATTGCAATACCTCAATCCAAACTTGAAGAAGTTGGGGTAGAGATCTGGACGGAGTAAGTTGAGGATTTGCCATAGCTCCATTGGTCTGTTGGCTAATGGAGTGCCAGACAGACACAGTACCGAAGGGGCATACTGACACAATTCTTTAACCGATACTGACCTTTTCGCTTTGCGGGAAGAGATATACTGACAGTTAGAAACTAGAATCCTATCAGCAAAGAAATTGTGAGTGTGTTCTACTTCGATACAATAAACGAAAGTATCTCTTGTGCTATTGCAGATACTTCCTTGTCTATCCTCTGGTTGGAGAATCTCAACACTTTCCACTGTAGATGGTTTTCCAGGAACTCTTGTTTCTTCTTGTCCTTTTCTCTGGCTCTTTTTACTCTGTGTCCTCTTCCGTCGATTTCTATTGCTATTTTCTTCTCGCGATTCCCCACATCCACTTTGTAATTTGTTGGATATCCAGATCCTCTTTTCATTAAGGTCGCTATTGGTAACTCCTTCTCCCACCCATCCATCCAACAACACAATTCCCCCCACAGAGATTCCTGCTGGGAAGTATACTTCCCGTTCCCACCACGTTCTCCTTTCCAAATATGTAGCGTCCCATTCTTCCTTCTGGTATTCTTCATCTTTTCGACCACTTCTGGTCTTGATCCTGGATTGTTTTCCGACATTCTCTTGCTGGTTTTTCTTCTTTGTTCCACCCATGCTGGAGTATTCCGATATGCTGTGATTGTTTGTTTGAGTTGTTCCAACCTCTCTTTGGTGAATCTTTTTTTGAAATCTGGTTGTTTGACATGCCATCTTGTAACGCAAGCCCGACTGCAAAAGATCCTTTTTTTCTTTCCTTTGGAAAGGTAAAGAGAAACGAAGAACACCTTCTGGCAATTTTGACATTCTATTCCTACTTTTTCTTTCTTTGGCCCTCTGTTTCCTATATTGGTACAAGGTACTGAACAGTATTTCCTGGTTTTCACTGATGGAAGAAAACTCTTTTTGCACGTCAGACAAATCTTGTAACTGGTCACCAATTCGGAGGTTGATTGCTTCAACATATCCTCGATTCCTCGTCCATATTTTGTGATTTTCTGTACAGTGAAGAACCCCCTTTCTGTGCTTCACTACCACCATTTTAGTATTTCTTCTGATTTTGAAATAGTTCTTGATTGGTGATAAAACGAATTGGTGATTTGCAATATCGTAACTAGCAACCTTTGTTGCTATCTTCTCCTCTACTATTTTCCCAATCGGGATCATTCCATGTTCTGTTTGGACCATTGTTTCGTATGGGAAGCATTCATCAACTATGACCAGTTGTGGATTGATGGACTTGAGATAGTTGAGCCATCCTTCCCCTGCAAAACCTTCTCGTTGGATGAGGATGTCGTAGTTGACAATAGTGACGATAGGAACTTCCCCCTCATGGGGGAAGGGGGTAGTTCCATCTAAGATTCTTGCATCCCAATCGAAGTGGAGTTTACATTCCCGCTTCCACTGCTCTTTAATGGAAGCGGGACACACTACCACGATGGGACACAGGTGGGGGTTGCGATAAGCATAGAGAAGGGAAGAGGGCGTCTTGCCCAGGCCCATCTCAAACGACAGGAGAGCATTGCCACCGAACTCGTGAACTTTCCTCACGGAGTGTAGTTGGAACAGGTAGGGGATGAAGGTCATCGGTTAAGTGCCTCCCGTATTTCCCACCACAAGTCCAGCACTCTTTGTCCGGCCCAGCCTCTTCCCACAAGGTGTCGGGCTAGTCCTTCACGGGACCGGAGGTGGGGAACTGCTCCAGCGTCCAGAACCAACTTCACAGCATTCTGGGCATCCTCACTTAGTTGTTCCAGGAAGTTCTGCAAGTTGAACTCGCGATACGAATCGGGTAATGTCCCTTCTTCATTGTCTTCACAGGGGAGCCTCTCCTGTCGTTGCCAGTCCCTCATCCTCGACTGGAGGAGCATATTCCAGACGATGTAGGTGACTCTCTTCTCCACCTTGCCTTTTGAAGGGTTGAATGTCTGCAGTGCTTTGACGTAGTGAGGGTATGCCTCACTCAAGATCTCACAGAACTCTCCGCCATACTTTTTGCGGAAAGTATGGCAGACCTTGTAGACCAGTCTCTCAAACTTCTCCCATTGCTCCTCTGGTCTGGGGCTGGGGAGAGTTGCTTCACTTTTGTTGGAGGTAGGGGCAGTGGTCATGGGTAATCTCCTTTGTGTGTTGGTGGTGGTAGATAGTAGTGGACCTTAGTCCTGTTCTGAGTTCACCTCTCTGTTGTTCCGGTTCCATTCCTCTTCATGGTGGTTACTCAACAGTTGTATACTATAGTTGTTGCTTCCCTCCTTTCTAAAGGTTGGTTTAGCGTCCGTTTTAAGCCCCATAGCATCGTCTAGGTCGCGTCCGGAGCCTTTTCTTGTAGTACGGGGCTAGGAATAGGCTCGGCAACGATGTGGAACAGGATTCTTGTAATCCATAAGGTCTAGAGCCATGGGCCATTCTCCGGTTCTCGTAAGGGCATTTCCCCGGTAGCCAGGTAGTATAGTGACAACTGTCGTGCTCGGTACAGACCGAAGATGTAATCTTCTAAGTGGTTGAGATGGCTGTCGTTGTAGTAAGCCATGCACAGTGGTGCAGAACCATAGTCCCCATCTCCAATTCCATGTCGTGCCGTGGGGGACCAGCCGCCATCGGCTTCACTGGTCTTGACGAGCCAGTAGTCATAGATCATCTTGCTCCTGGGATTTCTCTCTGTCCCCAGGTAGACGTATCTTTCCTCATCATGTTCCCATTCGGGATAGGGGTAGTGTGGATGCATTCCTACACCTCCCTCATGTACTTGGTGGGCTTGGAGACATGGACCAACGTGAATACCTTCAACACATCCTCACTGTTGAACACCACTCGCTCCACCTGCTGCACTTGCTGTGTGTGCCGTAAGTAGATGTTGGTGGTGTGCATGATGTGAGGAAGTCCTTCCTTTAAGGCTTCGTGTTGCTTCTGGGAAGCGTACACCAAGTAACATGCCTTGGCATGATCACATACCCTTCTCACTCTTCTTCCCCCACGGGGACCGAAAGAGGTATTCTTGCACTTCTCAGTGTGTGGGATAGGAGTGTTAACTCCCCCACCCTGCACCTTGACCTCGTCAGTCAAGGCAAGCAGTAAGTCTGGTTCGATGTCCTTGAGAAGGACACCACGCCTTTTCTGGGCAAGTTCCTTCATCCTCTCCTTCGTTGCTTCAGTCCAGGCCATTGTCTTCTCCTTGTGTTGGGGTTGTGGAAGGTTACTACGCCACAGGTTGACACTGATCAGTCATTGATGATGAGCAAACATGAGGACCATGCTCCTTCAAGGCGGTAGTACACTCCCCCAATGTCTTCCCCGTCGGTATCCGTCTCGGCCTGGTGGAATGTGTAAGTAACTCCTTCCAGGGTAGTCCGCAAAGTGCGTGGCCAGCCGGGGAGTTGAAGGGTACTCATTTCCTGGGTAAACAGCCCCGGAGTGTTAGTAGACTTCTCGAACAGGCTCCCGTCCACATCGTCCTTTGGCTTACGGATCACCACTTCTTCGATGTAGTCCAGAACCACCTTGGGGGCAGGAGCGTTTTCACTACCCGTGATGGTGTCGATGAGCATCTTGACCAAGGTACTACTCCGGGGATCGCTAACGTCAACCCGTTTGCCCTTGCCGTTGTAGGTGCCGTGCCGGAAGAAGAGGATTTTCTTCCCGTCGTCAAACACACCTGTGATGGTAACTTGCTTGCGTACCATACTGGACCGCCTCATGGAATCTAAGGCGTCCTGGCACTGCTCCAACATCTCATACAACAGATGGCTGTCAACACTGCGGTTCCAGTGTCTGTTGATATTACCCAGCCCATCCCGGCTGATGGTAACACTGGTGGTTTTGTGGTCCTTGTCTCCGTTCCAGTCTTCTTGGGCTTGGGTCAGTGCGATGGTAACTTTCATCTTTGCGTCTCCTTGTGTTGAAGGCAAATTCTAGTAATCTTCCCCACAATTGAAGTATAACTCAGGTTAACTGGTTTGTCAAATGGATTTTCACATTTTCTTGGTTTCTTCGACCTCGGCTGAGGGAAGGTCTTCGTAGAAAGACATGGGGATATCCACGATGAGGTGCTTACACGTTGCCAACACGTCCAAATCCTTGAAGATAGCTACCACACACCGCTTGTGAAGTTCACATTCTACCCCGACACGGTAATGGTGATCCATCTCAAACACCACGGGAAAATTGAAGTCAGGAAGTGCTCCAACATACTCTTGGCTCAGTTGACGGTTGAAATTCCATCCATCATCGTGTGCTTTGGTTGCACATTGGATGAGGAGCGCCTTCGTGAAATACTTGACTGTCTTCATAGTTGGGTTCCTTTCTGGTTGAAGTAGTGGTTAGTTGTCCTTGGTGGACATTCTTATTCTGAAATAGTCTAGGAAGAACTCTCCGTGGGGAATACGATTGAGACGGAACAGTTCTTCCATCCAGGGGTAAATCTGCTCCCGTGGGTACTTGTCAACGTCTTGCCATTCTTTGTAGCCACCTTCGCCACTGGTGATAAGGGCCACGGAAAGGGCAAAGTCTTCAGGGATGTCATTGGGAACTAAAACTTGGATGTTCATAGGTCTCCTTGTGTTGAGGGTTACAGGTTTGGAAATTCTCTCACTTGCAGGTCGATAGGAAATTCGGTGATGTCCCCTCCTTTTGCATCTTCCAGAGTCCATTCACTTTCATCGTTGATCATAGCCACCGATCCAAATTGCTTGTTGAAGAAAGCACACTTGGCATCCTGACATTGATACATGATACTCCACACCCAATCCAGGTAGATCGGTCGAGCGTTGCCTCCACTTTCTCCACCGGAAATGAGCCACTGAATTCCTTGGAGGGTGTTGCCGAAGTCAATGGGACCGAGGAGTGGCTCTGCACTTACGAACAGAACTGGAACCTGGATAACCTCTCTTACTTCTTGGAGGGCATCTACTCTCCAGGTATATTCCTGGTTCTCAATAGAGGTTCCTAGCCATACGTTCTTCCACTCCCCATGTGACATCATGGAACAAATGTTCTCCGGCCTCTTGGTAAGCAGTTGCCAATCCAACCAGGGAGTCTCTCGGATCAAATCCCACAGTCGTTCTCTTGCATGATGAAGAGTTAATTCCTCATCATGAGCATCATCTTGGACAGAACTGATCTCATTTGTTAATGGATTGATCCACAATCTATTCTCCTGAGAGTCCATCATCTGACCACTCCATGATTCAAATACGTCAGCTAGGGATGCGCAGAATACCTTGTGACGTTTCTGGTTTCTTTGAGCTTGAGCATTCCATTTGTAGGGTTCGTTCCATTGGTTGTCAGAAGCCAAGACACGAGTCCCTTCCGGTCCCCACTCTCCCAGCACTTTAGGATTTCGTTTGGACAGAGTGAGAGCATAACAGTTAGCACACCCTGGAGAAATCTTGGTACATCCCCTCCACGGGTTGAAGGTGCTGTCTGTCCATTGAATTTTGGTTTTGGTAGCCATATTGATTTATCCTTGTGTTGAGGTTTTCTTGTACTCCACCCACGCTTCAAACTTCTCTTCCAGTGTAGGAAGATGATCAAAAGTATGGAACGAACCACCCTCTCGGTACATGATGGCATTGGCAGCCTCCTGAGAGGGTGCTAAGAAGATTGTGTTCAACAACGGCTGATAGATCCAAACGGTCACTTCCACTCCTCTCTGGTCTCATAGTAAAAGTTGAAGCTGGTGTAGGTGTAAACCACACCGTCCATCCAGAAGAATTCATCATCTACCATGTCATATTCCACACCATCAAGAAAAGAATCATCCCATTGATGGATGTGACAACGACGAGTGATGCCATTGCACAGTTGCAAGCAAATTTCATCACTGATATTCACTGCTTGTGGGATGATAAGATTCACGGGAACGCTACAGTATAATCCCCTCATGGTCTTCCATCGTTGAACCAATTCCTCCCACTCAACAGGAGTAAGAAAAGCTACCCACTCCCGGTAGCCGTACTCTTCTTCAATCATCAGGATGATAGTTTCTTGAGGTTGCATAGGTTTCCTTGTGTTTGTCATACCACTCCCACCAGGAGTCGAACCTGGAACCTACAGGATAGAAGCCTGTTGCTCTGTCCAGTTGAGCTATGGGAGCAGGGATTGTCAGCCATCGTAGCAGTCGAATCTTTCATTCATGTAGTAATCAAAATCCACCCTGGATTCCATGTCCTGGATGGCTGCCAGGTCTCTTGCATCCTGACATGCTTCACACAAACCCTCCTCATTCAGGTCAATGGTCCCAGAGAGACTTTCTTGCGGCTCCAAACAGCTAATACAGTGGTCCATGTGTGACTCCTTATGGTTGAGGTTGGGGTGATAGAAACTACACCTTATTGATAGCCACGAATGCGGTGATCCCATACTTGGCCAGGACACCACGAATGGCATCGGCGCTCTTCTTTTGGCTCTCCGTGCTACTGTCTCGGAAACCAGACCAGTCGTAACCCTGCTCCGGGACAAAGCCTACCGATCCGTAAGCATCGGTGTACTTCCACGCTTCCTCATAGGCTTCCTTGGCAACTTTGGGGTCCAGGACTGTTTGGTGGGACCAGTGGCACACCTTCACAATCAAGTCCCAATCCCCTTCCTTCGTAGGGTCAACTACACGGAGGTTTCCTTTGGGTGTGGGTTGGGACTGAGGAGTGGGAGAACCTCCCAAAGCTCTTTGAACCCGGTCAGCCGGGAATTTGAACATCTTCCCATCCTTCCTTCGGCACACGACCGGATACCGATGGCTACGGGGCTTGAGTCCCACAACTGTGAAGGTGTACCCTCCCTCGGAGAAGGACTTGTCCAAGTCTGTGGGTTGAAGTCCAAAACTCCTGGCGTGCATCATGAAGTCGTCCGACTCCTTGGTGACAGGGGGAGATCCGTCACTGTTGAGGGGGGCCACTTCCAACTTGAAGGTGGCATTGGCCATTCCGTAGGTGCAATTTCCCAACTTGAGAGACAGTCCCAACTCGTTACCAAGGGCTGCCAGTTTGGCATTGAGATTCTCGCGAAGGTTCCTCACAGTTTCACGGGTCAACATAGTCGTTCTCCTTGTGTTGTGGTTGAGGTTAAAGTTCCAATCCAAAAGGGTAGGGGAACAACCCCTACCCTTAACATACTTTCCCTGCTCAGAAGGCGGCTCGAACCGCACTGACATCGTGTCCCCGTTCTTCCAACCAGTCGGCAAGCACACCAGCGGGGATCTCGTCTTCCCGTGCTGCCAACTCCATCTCTGTCCCCTTGACCTGCTGCACCATGTCGGCGAACAGTTCGGCACGTCGGTGAGCACTCATCTGCAAGGCATCAGCCTTGGCCTTGGCTTCCACCAGGGGCAAGGAAGCAGGGTCGATGGCGAACACCTTGGCCGCACTTTCGATGTCCTTGAGCAGGTTATTGATCCGCTTCATGGTGGTTTTGATGTGCTTGTCGTGCTTGTCCTTGGCCCGTTCCAAGTCACTACCGTCACAGTCCGGGTCTTCCTTGACACTGACGAACTTCTCCCCACTGAGGTCCAGTGACTTCTCGGTCCGCTTCACTGCAGAACGAATTTCTTGACGAAGGCTATCTAGGGCCATCTCCGTCAATTTTTCGCTACCTTCTTCCGACTGGGGAACCAGGTGCCACCGCACTCCCTCTTCCCGCAACTCGTTCAGGTAGTTCCACGGCACCCGGTCTGTGGGGAGTACCCAGCAGGAGAGGTTGATCCTAATGGCTACCCTCCTAAGACGTGGGCTGGGGTTGGGAATTTGGCTTTTGGTGGGGACGTCGTAAATCAGCAGGTCAGTCTTCATCTTGGTTCTCCTTGTGTTTGGTTTTAAGTTCTTGGTTTCCTCCACACGTTATAAGTATATACTACGTTAACTGTCCTGTCAAATGAAATTGACCAGAATTGTGGAATATTTTACCCCTCGTTTTGATCCTTGTCTCGAGGAGACAGCACCTTCTGGTCAATGACCACGAACGGAGGTTCCATCCAACACCTGCCAGCCAGAAGGTGGAGAGCCTCCCTCATGCCCCCCAGAGAGGGGAAAGTAGGGTTCTCTTCCTTCTTCTGTCGGATGGTTTGAGCTAACACTTCCAACAGGGTAGCCAACTCAGCAGGAACAATTGACGTGTAGGAGAACTCCTCCGGAGCTTGGGGGGAGTAGGTGGACAGGGAGGTGACTCTTACCCTCAGTGCCTGGAGGATCTTGTCCACTACGATCCGATTCTTCCGGATCCGACCAAAGCCTTCCGGAGCCATCAGGTAACCAGTATTGTCCGGATCGCCATTCTCGCTACGGTCCAACCATCCGTCACTCACCATGCCCAGAAGGTATCTTCTAGCTATGTCCTTCCTGCCCCTTCTCATGGCATAGTCCAGGGACACTACCGTGCCGGACTGCCGTCTCCGAATCCGGTTGTAGTGACGAATTGCTTCCTCCGGGGTTACCAACTCGTTCATGTAGGAGGCCGCTTCCTCCAGGGTATGAATCCCTCCCCTGGAGAAGAGGGGGAGGAGTTGGTAACGAACCATCTTTTGATCGTTCACTTGGAGTCCCCCTTCCCTCGAAGGATCTTGGTCATCTGACGATCGATGACCGTCCAATACTCCACCACCTTCTCCACCTCTTCTGGGGGAATCTGCAACTGAGAGAAGGAAGTAGCTTCTTCCAACACTTTGCGGAGGGAGGTCATGTACGACAGGAACTTCCTTCTCACCGAAGTGTTGAACGGAACCTTGACCGTTTCCTGGGGTTCGTGTCGGTCCTGGAAGATCTTCTCCCACCGTTCCACTTCGGCAATCCGTTGGGCTTCGGTTTCCTTCCGCTTCACGTCATTGATCACTGCTTTCGCATCGTCCCCCACCACTTCGTACTTCTTCAGGAAGCGGGTAATCTCCCGTAGGACGTTGACACTCTCTTGTAAGGGGGAGAGCATGACCAGGGTGGTTCGAGTAAACCCATTGGGATTGACTCCCTGCTCCTGGATCTTCTTGGACACCAAAACGGCTCGCATGTGTTGGCTGATCCACTCATACTTCAACCCCAACAACTTCCCCGCGTCCTTCACATCCATGCGGTGGGTTTCAATCAAATGCTGAGCATTGAGGAGCAGTTCCTCACGGGTCGGTCTGTGTCCTTCCCAAGCATTGACGATACGTGGGAGAATGTCACTGAGCCGAGGGTCGGTGATGGAAACCGCATAGGCTTCCAAGGTGGTCTCCCCCACGAGGTGAGCCGCCCTCACCCGATGGTTCCCCGACCAGATGAACACGAAGTTCTTGAGCTTGTTGAGGATGGGCATGGGAAACGCAGCTCCTGGTTGCTGCATCCCCTCAGCATACTCCAGTACCCAATCATCGTTGATCTTCTTGCCTAGCCGCACTTGTCGGTTGGCACTTTCCTCCAGATCGATGTTCTTGATCTCGAAGGTGAGCACCTCGAAGGTGATACCCAACCGCTTGAGGTGATGCTCAACCCTTTGATCTTTGATCCACTTCATCTTGGTTCTCCTTGTGTTGAAGTAACGGTTGCTCTACCAGTTGCCACCTTGACAACTGAGTTCTCCGAACTGACACACGCCACACAACCTGGTCTGCTTCACCACGGGCTTGTCCCCGCAGGACGTACACTCACAATCCCAATCCTGCACTGCCTCCTCAACCTTCTTGGTGGTGGTATTGAAGAAGGTTCTGTGCTTAACCTGCTTCTTGGTCACGACGGATTGGGGAATGAATACCATACAACCATTCGGATAGTAGGTTGCGAAATACACATCCTTCCTTTTGAATAGCTGGTAATGCCCCTTGACGAGGTAAACCTCTTTGCTTTCAACTCTGAATTGGTTTTTGACCACCTTCATGGCATTGCCTGTGGTAGCAGAAGGGAACTGCCTGACTGGAACATACCCTACTGGGGCATGTTTCATACAAGCCTCCACGAGCAGAGGATGGTCTAGCTTGCCTGCGGTAACTGCATGGTTCTGCATGGGTGGTTCTCCTTGTGTTGGAAACGGATAGGCTACCACAATAGTATTATTCTACATCCTGCGAATTTGCAGGGGACTCACCAATTCTTCCAAGGGAGCAATCCCTTGCAGGGAAGCCAACTGGACCTTATCCTTGACGTAACGGTAAAAGCGTAATGCTTCCCCGTGGATGTCAGACCAGACTGCTTCCCCCTTGCGATAAGGACACCACTGCAAAGACTCGTCGTTGGCTAGCTCTTCTACAGTGAACTGACGTTTTTTCTCCTTGAGGGGTTTCTTCTTTTTCTTCATGAGTAGTTCTCCTAGAATGGTAGGAAGAAGTTGTCGTACAACGGCCCATCGAAAATGGCATCGAGGAAGTTATACAAATCGAGGACTCCTCCCCCACGTTCAGTGGCCAAATCCTCGGCTTCTGATCCTGAAACGAGTTCACTCTGTTCCATATCATTTAGGGAAGCAGCAGCCTGCTCAAGAAGGGGAGCATTACTGGGCCACACCCATTGTGAACGAGGCCTCATTCTTATGTCGCTGTCAAAAGCCAAGTCTTCGATCATGGTTGTCAAGATCGGGTAGTGAACAAGCTTCCGACCTCTTTCGTCAAATTTCACCATTAGAATGCTCCTTTAGAGTAAGAGAAGGGAGGGGAATAGTTCCCCTCCCATGTAAACTACCCAATTCCTCCACGGAAGACTAGCCCACCACGGAGAAGTTCCCTTCCGCGTCCTTGACGAACTTCCCCTTCTTCACCCAGTAGTTGCAGTGGGTCCGCACGCGGGCTTCATCCACTCCACAAGCCGTTGCGATGGTGACCACGGACTGAGGAGTGGAGGAGAGAATGGCATTGATCTTGGCAGGAACTCCACCTTCGCGAGAACCGGAACTCTGACGAACCTTCTTTTCTTTCATCTCGCGAGGTTGACTCATCGAATCCGTTTTCACCTGCAACAGATGCAGTTTAGCTCGTTCGGCTTCCTTGAGTCGCTTGACAGCGTTGGTCTCAACCCCCTTGCGGCGGTGATACTTCACCACACTGTCGAAAGCCACTTCGAGGGACTTCATGTCATTCTGGATGATCTGGTCTTCAGAAGCTTCGGCGGCAATCTTGGCGATGGACACGAACCGGGCATTCTCCCCCTTGATGCGAACCACGGTATACGTACCACAGGCGGTCCGCCACACTTCATGTTCTGCACCATCACCCAGACTGGACTTCTCAGTGACCGAAGCCAACCACACCAGTTCCCGTGCTACCGTGTTGGTATCCACCCGTTCCAGGGATGCCTGCTGGGCTTCGGCAATCCGTTGGGGAGTGGCATCTTCCGGGACCAAACCCTGCTCGGCCAGGAACTTGGCCCAGTCTTCCTGACCGTTGAGATCCATGGCCTGGCGACCGTGCCGCCACAACACCTCATTCAGCCGTTGCTGGATCTCCTCTTCACTCTGAGGGATGGTAGGGGCCAAAATTCCGTGTTTCTGTTTCCTGGCTTCCTCCAGCTTCTTGTCATAGTCGGCCAGTTGACCCTTCATAGAAGGAGTGACCTGCATCTCCCGTTCCAACTTGGGGTGCAGGGACAGGAAGTGGTCGAACACCGTGCCTTCGATACGGATGGAAGAAGCGTACTGCTCCAGGGTTTCCACGTCACTCGGTTGGGTGGGGGCTTCGTCCTGCTGGATGGCTTCGGTCTGGGTAGGGGTTTCGTCCTGCACTTCCTGTTGGGGCTTTGGCTCTTCAACCAAAGGGGTCTCGGTGATCGGAACTAGCTTACCGTTGACCTTGGACTTGCTCTTCTGGGCTTTTCGCTGGGTCTTCTTGGTCTTGGTAGTGCTCATACTTTCGTTCTCCTTGTGTTGGGTTGAGATTTCTTTGGCTCAGGGACCAGTTCCCCTCGCCTCGTACATATTAACTATATAACGCGGATAAGCTTTTGTCAAGTCAAATTGACAGAATTCCACGAAAGTTTTTCTCTCCTTGTTTGGAGCGACTAATTCTCTATAGAGTATAGGGAAGTGCTCCGAGATAAATATTACGAGGTATGAAAAATGGATACCACACAATGTCAACACTGCAAAATCCGCAAAGTGAAGAGGAGGGTTCTCCAACTCTGCTTCACTTGTTACTATACTCCTGAACTACGAACTCGGTATGAACAGGAGGTGTACGACGACCAGGGCATTCCTTCTCTTAGAGGAGGAACGAGAAAACAAAGTGAAGCCGAAAAGTTACGGAAGAGGAAACTTCGACGCTACCTTCGCTCTTCTTGTGAAGATAATGAAGAAGTAGTTGCCTATCAACCTAAATCGAAACCTGTTCCTACTCCTTATCTTCCAGGTTCCCTTGAAAAGATTGAAGTTCTTCAAGAACGCATTGCTAACCGCGAAGAATTATTCCATCCGGAAGATAAGCAATATGAGTGGCAGGAAGAAAGTCCTACTGAGGAAATAAGGCTAGCGAGTGAGGCATCATGAAAAATAAAAGACGAGTTCCCTACTGTCCTTCCAACGGATGTTTCATGCTTAATGGAGCAGCCTCCATGAAAGTTAGGGAAAGTCCCGTTATCTGTCCTCATTGTGGGAAAAGTTACCGGAATCTATACAAACTGTGTCCCATATGCGCTCACTGCCGAGAGTGTGGTCGGATGGGGAAGAGAGTTTATCTTACCTTAAAGATCATGAGTGAGGAGCAACTCACCACGTTAAGAGGAATCTCCTTGGCGGTCGAGGAAGGGGATCAGGGAGCAAAGGATGCCTGGCATGACTTTCTGTGCGAATTGGGCTATCCTCTTGCTGCCAATACTCATCGTTATGATTGTCTTAGTCGAGGGGAGTCCTGTATCCTGATCTATGGGTGGATTTTAGGGAAGAAGTTTCCTGGTGAGAACTGGAATTATGATCGGGTTTCCCTATCGCTATTATTCCAACAAGAAGAAAAGATGAGGGCGGACAATGTCGAAAAAGAACCTTAATCAACAAGAATTTGGCTTCTTACACTCCATCGTCAAGGGAGATACCTTAGCCCGTTTCCCTTACTCTGATTGGCTCGAAGAGCAAGGAAGGGTTGACGAAGCAATAGAACAACGAAAACTTGCAGGGTTGGTAAGGAAGATATTCTTTCATCCTGCTTGGGATAGGACGAGTGAGGATCCTAACAAGAACTATGGCATTCATGGGGTAGAGATCAAGATGGGTGTGGTGGGTTCAAAAGGTGCCGTGGTCTTTACTCTGTTCACCAACTGGATGCTGTCTTTTTTGGAAGAGGGAGATCATGCCTTGGCCCCCATGCTTCCTCGTCATGGGGAACGGATGTTACTTCCCTATCCTGCTGATCTTGGATTTCATGAAGCAGTTTCTCAAGAAACAGAGGGAGTAGAGGAGTGTGAATGGCTCGGAGGAAGAAAGTGTTCCTATGATGGTTCTGGTCTTGCAGCCAATCAAGTGTGGATCTTGTTAGTGAAGCAAGGCCATGAAGCGGTATGGAAGGACTTGGAAGAACGGTATAGGAAGCAATGGGGAGACGTGATTATTCCGCACCACTAAAGTGATGTAGCTTCTTGAGACCGAAGTCCCTGACCATGTAATCCCAGGGTCAAAATGTTACGAGCAGCATTGAGATCACGGTTCAGAACAAGTTGACAACATGGACATCGGTAAACTCGCTCTTGCAGATCGAGTTTCTGTCGGTGTCCACATCCCGAACAGGTCTGACTTGTGTAAGCCGGATTTACCTTAACAATTGTTCGACCAGCATTTGCAGCTTTGAAGAACAACAAGGTAAAGAATAGTGACCATGCTGCATCACTAATTGACTTTGCAAGACATGAATTATGAACCATATGGTTCACTTCTAAGTCTTCTACTGCAATGAATCCAAACTTGTTGATGGTCTTGTTAGCTGTTTGATAGGCAAAGTTCTTCCTTCTAAAAGCAATACGTTCATGAATACGAGCGACAGGCTTCCGTCTTTTCTGTCGTTCGGGAGTTCCTTTTTCTGTTTTGGAGAATTTACGTTGGACCTTAGCCAGCTCTTTTTCGTCGGTACGGAAGAATCTTGGATTGTCAACGGCCTCTCCTGTAGAAAGAGTAGCAAAGGTAGTTAGCCCAACATCGATTCCAACTTGTGTTTTGTTTTCCCTTAGTGGCTTGGGTTGTTTGACTTCGCAGGAAACCGAAGCATACCACTTATGGGTTGGAGTTCTTCTTATGGTGCAAGTTTTGATTTTACCCTCTATAGGCCGATGGAGAACTATTTTGACAGCACCGACTTTCGATATTCGTAAAAATCCATCACTTAGTTTGAAACCATTTGGGACTTGTGGAAACGTCATACTATCATAACGATACTTTCCTCTAAATCGTGGGTATCCTGGTTTCTCTCCTGCTTTGCAACGGCGGAAAAATGCCTTGAAAGATAGATCGATCCTAACAGCAACATTTTGTAATACTTGAGAGTAGACAACTTTTAGAGAAGGACGGTCTTTTTTGAGATTTGGAATAGTGTTTTGTTGGTCATATAGACCTGGAGACTGTTTCGTTTTCTCATAAGTTGTCTTTCGTTCTTCCAGAAAATGATTGTACAACCAACGACATTCCTCTAGTTGGCTTTCAAGGATTGTTTCTTGTGCCTTGGTTGGAAATAATCGGTACTGGAAGGTTTTACGCATTCCAGTCATTTTAACTTAAATTAACGAGAAGGCAAGGGGAGACGTATGACGAAAGAACAGTATGCTACCTTGAATATACTTTCTCAAGCCATCGTGGACAAGGATGAAAGTGCCAAGGCTCCCTGGCATGACCTTCTCTGTGAGTGTGGCTATCCCACTCTGGCAGGGAAACACTTAGAAGGTTGTCTGCAAATAGGGAACTCTACCTGTGCCATAGTAGCTGAGTTGTTGAACTTCAGCAACAAGAGATTGGGAGAGATTAAGGCAAAGTTTCATAAGGAAGAGAGAGAATGGATTGAAAGTATCAGGAAGAAATCATCAAGTTGACACACTTTTCGCAACATACCCATTATCTTCTTAGAGATATTGCCACAGGAACAGGATTTCTTGGATACTCACAATGTAAGTGGGGATGGGAATGAGAATATGAGAAATTTCTTACAGGAGGAAGAACTTTATTGTTCAATGGGAGGAACTACCACTCCTGATTGAAAGATTACATGGTCAGGGACTTCGGTCTCAAGAAGCTACATCACTTTAGTGGTGTGGAGTAATCACCCGATCTTAACGTAATTTTTCTTGTGAGCCTTGTCACTTCCTCTTACCCGCAAGATGTCCCAACAAGCTCCTCCGTGTGAACCTGCTGTAGCAAGAGCCTCGGCTTCTTGTTCACTGACGCCGAAATACTTGTAAAGTCCAGATTTGTACTTCACTACCAACTCATGACTTTTGATACTGTACTGGAAACTCACCACGTTGGAGCTTGTAACAGGGAGAACTATCCCGGCAAAGAGATAGTCGGCAACAATTCTATTCGGGTAGTGCTCCCACCGATCCAGGTACTCAGGAGGCAAAGATGGGCGTCCTACGCTTGCAGGGGACTTGGGTAGGGGGTAAGGGCTACCTTCCCCTTCCGGACGCGACCTGGACGATTCTGTAGGGGTTCCCTGGGGTGGTAATCCTGGAGGTAGAGATAGTGGTGGAGCACTGATCCCCATATCAGGAGTAAACGAAGGTATACTACCACCTGGACTTGGAGCACTTGGAGCTTGAGGTGCGGAAGGAGGACTTGGTGCAGAGGGGGCAGCAGGAGGAGTATCAGCCATGTTTCTTCACCTCATTATGTAACGCCAACTCTAGGTAAGATATTGAGGAAGCCATAGTTCGTAATGGTTCTGAATCCAGAATCGGTTCTTTCAAGTTGGTAGACGTAAGGGGTAAAATCCAATCCTGAAGTGTCCACTGCATTAATGGCAATACTCAATATACCTTGTCCGCTATTCGTGATGGTAATTCCACTCACTCCACCACCATATCCTGAAGCAGTGTACTTCGTCATGAACCCACTAATCCCTCCGTATCGATGTTGAGCTTGGAATTTGAGGGACCATCCTCCAATAGCGGTGGGAGGAGCTAGAGATATGGTAAGGGAGGTGTCTTCTAGGGATTGCAGGGAAAGGGTATTTTCAACTGACATTTTTCAGCTCCTTGGCTAATTCGTAACTTGCTGGACTGCTTTGGTAGCAGCATCATCAATGACAGCCATGATCTTGGTTTTTTGTTGTGCAGTAAGAGAACCATCTGTCCACTTGGAAGAAGCTCTTATTAGGAGAGCAGTCTTTACTTTATTAGACTCAATAATACCGTCCATCTTTTCTTCGATAGTAGGAGTTGCATCAAAGGACAAGATGATGGAAGCAGCTTGATCCTTTTGAGTTTGAGTGGGAGTGGTAGTCCACTGGACCATGATACATCCATCACTACGTGGATACCATCCCTCTTCCCTCGTGGATTTGGAAAAAGCCAGTTCCTTAACAGGAAGTCCTGCTGCAATCAAAGTATCTTTCAATCTTCCAAGATCCATGAAATTACATTCCAAAAAAGGTTGTAATCATACCTGCTCCGTAAGCATAAACTCCACCCGTGGCAATAGCTCCACCAGCATCTCCATAGTAAGTTGTGGTTCCTGTACTGGCAGTAGTTTCTACTCCGGTAATGACATGATAGCCTTGAGGAGAAGTATAAGCTGATTCTGCGGCAAGGTATTGAAACTGCCCGACCACGGTGTTTGCTACAGTTGTTCTGGACCAATTAATACTCAAGGGGTCTGTGTCAAAAGAGATTGCTGCATGAGCAAAGGAAGAGTTAGCCCCGATCCCATTGATTGAAGATTTTACTGCCATTCCTGCAATGCCACAAATGTATTCATGCTTCCAACAAGAACAAGCAGCAGAGTTGATTTCCGTTACCGTTGCCCCTGCATGAGTCCAACTGTCAGTAGGATCGTAACGAATGATTTGTCGGATTGTTTGAGCATAAAGATTCCATAGGAATTTCCTACTAGTAATTCCCATATTGGAACTGGAAGTAGGAGATGGACCACCAGAATCCTCACAACTCCCCCCTCTTGCCGAAGCAGCATCCGTACTGGCAACGGTGCTAAGAGTTCCCAAATATCTACCTTGTTTCTCAGCAATTTGGTTGTATCCCATTAGTTAATCGCTCCACTATTAACCAAAACTCCATTCTGCTTAATGAGGGGATCTGTTCTATTATTTCCACTGAGCCACCGATTGCTGAATTGTAGCCAGGGAACCCCACTTCTTAATGTAGCAAAAATATCCCAGACTGATCCACTGTTGATCCCTCCTGCGGTTCCGGAAGTAGTGGAAGGAAGCATGAAAATGGTTGGGGTGCCACTTGCTAATGGTCCACCACTAGTGTTGTTGGCACTTACGGTGATATTGGTAGCTCCATCAATAGTAGAAACAAGAGTTCCACTAGCGAAGTAACCACTCATTACTACAACCATTCCAGGGACAAGTTGGAAGGTGTCGGTAAGTCCGCTGATCTTGGCGTTGAAGTTTCCTGCTCCACTCGGAGGGAAGAGCGGAACTTGTCGGTTGTCATAAAGAAGAATTCTGGAGTTCGGTCCACTGGTGAATTCGTAGGGAACCCAATTGGTTCCATTGTAAAGACCAATACGTTGTCCTCTTCCATCCCCTAATGCGTATACTGCTCCTGCAATGAATTGAATAGATGCTCCTGATGTAGACTCCGTAGCTGCTTTGTTGAGTTCTATGCTTGTATGTCCGCTAGTACTGACAATAAAATACCCACCCCCTGATGAAATACCACTTCCCACAACGATCATTCCTACAGTGATCCCACTAAAGGCAACAATTCCACTGGTCATGAACAAAATAGTTGAACCTGATGTGGTTCTTCCACTGCTGTTGGATTGGGAAACAATGTCTCCTGAGATGGGAACACTCATTTCACTGTTGAGGGAGAGTCGTATATCACAAACACCCTCTGCCCAACTACCACTGATTGTTCCTGCTCCCCCACCACCTCCACTGGTGTTCGCTACGGTGATTCCCGAAGCATAGATCGTAACACTGATTCCATCTCCAGCGAAAATAGTCCCACTTTGCATGTGGAGAGAGAATAAAGAACCACTTTGAATAGTTCCACTCTGTACACTTGCATTAGCAAGATGTCCGAAACCTACCTGACCACTTGCAATCCGACCACTTACTATAGCTCCGCTTCCTAGTTCAAATCCAGCAAACTGACCTGAAGCAACATGAAATCTTCCGATAACTCCACTACCAAGGAGGCCACTAAGGATAGAACCACTTCCAATATCGTTGGTGGAAATGGTCCCACTAGCGATATTGAAAAATCCTCCACCTGCTTGTCCTACTACTGCTCCACTTCCTATATGACCACTTAGTACCGCAGGGGAGAATAAATGAAAGGGACTAATTACTCCACTACTGATGTTACCACTGTTAATTGCAGTAGCAGCAACATTCCCACTCCTTACTGCTCCGCTCGCAAAGTGAACCCAGGAGAGTTGTCCGCTGCTGATATTCCCACTATTGACGGAGTTATCTCCTAGATGACCACTGAGAGAGGTTCCACTAGAAAGGAAAAATCCAAAAATACTTCCACTACTGTAAGAACCACTCACTATTGCAGTATTTCCTATATGACCACTTCTTACCGCTCCGCTAGCAAGGTGGGGCCAGCCTACCTGTCCACTTCCAATATTTCCACTATAGACTGTAGAAGTAGATCCTCCTCCTGTAATAGCAGGAGCAAAATAATTGGTTCCATCACTGAATATGATTGCCCCTTGATTGGTAAGTAAAGTAAGGGTTGCTGCTCCATTAATAGTAGATGTAGTAGGAGTGACAGTGACGGTTCCTGCTCCTAGATTCAAAGCAGTGAACCAAAAATGTGGTCCAAAATTACTTACATCTCCTGTAGTAGCTTGAGGAAGAGTGACTGCAATTGCACTTCCATTGGAGAAAGTGACTAATGCTCTTGCGTCCGTGGTTCCTATGGAGTAAGAAGTTCCTGTCTGAGCATTAACGCTTCCTGTAGTGTTAAGAACTCCTTGAGGGGTGATAACGTGCATGGCAGCAGCCCAATCATTATGGGCTGCTATGGTACTACCCTCCATTCCTTCTGTGACGATATTGTAAGTTGGCCCTGTCCCACCTTGAAGTAGTAGAATTTCACTATCAATTTGTACTCTAAATAATCCACTTGTGTTGGTAGGCCATCCTGGAGAGGAACGAATGCAAAGTACTGTCGCTCCAGAGACAATAGCTCCTGAGAGAAAAGCTGAATTTGCCAGTTTTAGTTGTTCTGAATTCATAATTTATGTGAGTGTTGGGATAGTATACCATTGAGTTGAAGTTACTCTGTATAACAAAGCACCTGTACTCGCCCCTAAAGTCACAGCAGCATTAGCGGAAGAGGTATTGATTGCTGCTCCCGTGGGTGGATAAATTTTTAGTAGCTTACCAACACCAGCATTATTGAATATTAAAATTCTAGCCCCTACTGTATTAGGAAGAATGACACCTTCTGCTGAACCGTTGGTAATAGATGTTACTTCATTATTATCTGATGTAATAGCTGTTGCTGTTCCTTGTGTGCTACCAGCAGCAGCAATGGCGGCTGCCTCACTCCAGGATTGAGTGGTAGCAGAACCACCTTGATTGGCGATAGAAGATAAAGTAGTAGTGGTCCCCCCTGCATCTCTAACAGTTAATTCTCCCCCTGTTGAATAAAGTAGAACCCCTGCCGATGGGTTAGTAGAAGGAGCCGTTGTAGCATCAGGAACAAACAAAGCTCCTACTGCACCCCCATAACTTCCTGCTCCAAACAAACTGATATTAGCTCCACCTGTAGCTGCATCCAATCGTAATGCTTCCCGTGCTGTAGCATTATCATAAACTGATTTCGTAAATCTTGCGAGTTGACTTCCTTCTGTAGCAACACTCCATGTGAGGGTATCGGTCATGGCAGGACGGTTAGCTGTTGTAGATGATTCCAATTGATAAGCTATACTGGTTCCAAATCCTGCTCCCGGTGTCCCTGTACTATTATGACCAATAGTAAGTTCTGTAGTTGTTGTTGTGGTAGCAGCATCATTTACGATAATGCTTTCTGGAGTAGTTAAGGCAATAGTAGACCCATCATCTGTAATCGAACCGTTTCCAATTGTTGTGGCTGCTGTGTATTTTGGGATTATGTTAACAGTTCCAGTGCTGATGGTGCCAGTGCTAGAATTTCCAGGACCGCCTCCTCCCGCAGTGGTTGTATAGGGAGGGGTGGGGGGTTTCTCAGCAGGATACCAAAATGGTGTAGTGGAGTCTCCTGTATATTTGAATTTAACTATCTCCCCTGGAGAAATAATAACAGGATTCCCATCTGGTGTTTTGAATCTATTAGTAGAAGAACTTCCGGTGTCTTGATTAAGCATAGAAATTGTTTTAGGAGCTTCTCCTGCTGCGGGAGCAGAAGCAGCATTTACAATTTCTACCTGTCTTCCTATGAGGGGGACTGTTCCGATATGAACAGGAGGGATCATACCTGTTATCACTACGGGAGCAGTAGGAGTGATAACTAGAATACTTACTTGCGGGATGATGTAATTGTTATAAGTTCCTGTAAGACTTACATAAGCAACCGTGAGATCAAAATCATCTCTTACGGCATTAACCTGATAAATAGGTGCTATTTGTCCTGAAGCACTGTAAGCTGATAATTGCCCATCATAAAACCTCCCTGATTGGAGAATTCTTCCATTTCTTTCTGTCACCCAAACAAATTCTTTCCCAACCATTTGACTGCCACTATTGGCATTTGGGTCATAATCCATGACCCTACCTGACCAATGTTCGATTACTTTGGTAGGAAAAGAAAGTCCACTCATGGAAAGAACCTGAACGGTTCTTAAAGGACAATTTACTATTCCTTCTGTAATCCCCCCACTAGTATAGATTCCAGGGTTAATGAAGTAACCTGGACCAAAAGTTCCTAGATTTACTCCATGTACCTTATCTACCAAATCCCAATTTAATCCTGCTCCATTATTATGAGCTTGTTGGAGAGATCCATCTATTCCTCGTAGAGCAATGTCTACAACTTTATTGTCTACCCCACTAGTTCCTTCAAAAAGAATGATTTCTTGATCTGTTGCTCCACTACTAACAACCCCCTTCCAGCGATTATAAGTGGGAAGATATTCAATTTGGTTAAGAGTAGCTGTGGTTGCCCCACTTGTCATGGCAGCAGCGAGAGTATAGCTATTGGCAGCGGTTAGGATGCCACTATACTGATCTCTCCAGGTTTGTGGGACAGTATGACCACCTACCCCAGCAGGAGATGAATCTACTCCACTTATCCCAACACTGTGCTGTACTTCTTGTAGTACCCAATTCCAGGCAGTTTTGACAACTCTGGTAGTGACTTGTCTTTTATGAGAGGAAAAAGTCCAGATGATGTCATGCAGCCCTTCCGGAGTCCAGTTATAGAGTCCTGGGTAAGTTTCATCCAATGCTCTTGCTGCTAGATGGGACCAGTGATCTACACCAACCTGCATGGCTAGAGCAGTAAGACCACTTTGATTAAGGGGATTTCCTGTAGCTGCTGCTTCCGTAGCATAAAGTGCTTTAGACGTAGACTGTATGGTGTGTTCACCAACTCCAGTTACTCCACTGACGTAAGAACCACCACTTGCTATTCCGATAGCTATGGTGTGGACATCCCCATAACTTCCTTCAAACCATGAAGACGGATGAGGGGGAATGTTCCTGGGATTGACAAAGTGTGGAACAGGGTCATTTCCATTGACGTATTTTGGGAATGTGAGATTGAGGGTAGCAGGACATATGGCAGCTTTATTCTTGAACAAATCTCCTGTGGGGAGTTTTGTCCCACTGTAGAAGATATCTCCCCCAATGGTACGAACTACATCAACTACACTTCCTCGATTGGTATCAACAATGGCTTGAGATTCCGCTGCTGTCCTAAGAATGTAGTTACCATTCATTAACCGACAAACAGTTCTTCCCAAATTATTAGCAACTGCATCCAAAAGAACAGCTGCATTCTCCTGGGATGCCCATAGTTGGGAGTCAGGTTCCGGTACGCCATAGACCGAGGAAATGGTACTGTAGGTAAGTGTAATTCCTAAATCAGTAGCAAGTTGGGTGAGTAAAGTTGCCCATGTAGTTCCTCTGGTAATATGAAGGGTAGTAGGAGTTCCCTGAAGTCGAAACCGATCATCTACCAAAGTGACAAGATGAAGTCCATCGAAGGTTCCCCCCATCTCTCCCAGAGATCGAGAAGGGAGCATGTACATATTTGTGGAGATGGTGTAATTGGAATCGGAAGAAGTTCTGCTCTCAGGAGAGATGGGGATTGATTTGATACTGAAAGTTTGAGCAGTATTGCCTGCTGTGACAGACAGCATCTCCTTCAACATGGCTGAAGTAACCAAACCACGGAATATGCTCCATCTACTGCATGTAGTGGGATAAAACCAAGTATTGAGTTGGAAGGGAAAGGGAGTAATCTTGGGAGCCTTGATAGCTATGGCATCAAGGTTATGTCCCATGAAGTTGGAGGGGGATGAAATATCTCTGATGAATGAAGTAGGAGCAAGTCTTTCTATCTCATCCCAAAGGCTACTTTCTGGCTGATGCTTTTCTGGAGCCTGTCCCTGGTCCGTTTCTTGTTCATTGTGGGGTTGGTGAATACGAACTACACGAGCAGCATCCGTGAGAAATGGCACTCCCGCAAACAGGATTTCATATGATAGTTCTGCCATAGGAACAACTCATTTGTGAAGCCACTACTAATTAAGCAATCAGAGCCGAATCGGAAATGGTGGGGGTAGCCGATGAAGGAAGAAGAAATTCATTCCCTATCATATCCGAAGTGAACAACTGTGCCCACAAGGTTTGGAAAGTAGACAAGGTTCCTCCAGATCCTCTTGAGTTGGTAATAGCTACAGTTCCATAGTCACTGGCCAAAAAGGGAGTAGACCCTGAGTGGACTGTAAAGAAGGGAAAACTGGTTCCTAGTTGTGTCATCTTTCCCATACTCAATTTATCAAGATAAACGGTTCTCCCTGTAGTAAGTGCCGTTCCCGTAAGTCGTAGTCTCAGGTATTGTGCTGCGGGTAAGATAGCAGGTGTTCGGAATACTCCAGTGTAGGAAGCATAAGTAGTAGTTAAGGCAGTCAGGTCTATGTTGAAAGTGTTGGCTACTGCATTGGCATCATTAATCACCGTATTGGTTCCATCAATCAAATCAATGGTCAGAGTTCCGTTGGCAGGAGCAACTCCATCCCTTCTCATGAAAAGGTTGATGCTGTACTGTGTTTGAGGAGTAAGAGTTCCAAGAGTTCCTGTGCTAACATCAAACCGTTGGGTGATATTGGTCAGAGTGGCTCCATCCCCAATGATACGAAGAGCAGCTGCTCCATCGTAGATGAGGGAGTTTTCGCTAGCTATAGTTGTTCCGGCAGTTCCAGTGATCAGGGACCAGTTATCGGGGATATTCGCTGTGAAGGCATTGAACCCAGAATTTGTAAGGAGGTTCCCATTGGTGTTGTTACTATTACCATCAATAGCACTCAACGTAGTAGTAGCATTACTTCCTAATGGCCAGTTGAAGGCAAAGAAATCATTTTGGGCACCTGTTCCCGTTAGGGTAAAAGGTTCATTTCCCGCAGTAGCATTTCCCCCATAGGAATCATCGGTACAAGTAAACTTCACTGTTTCGGCAAACGAATTCTCCAAGACCAATCCATCAAAGGGACGACGGACACTGGCATTAATTACTCCATTCCCTGTCCCGGTAAAGGAAGAAGGAGTAGCCCCTATGGTCATGGCTAGAACTGTAGCTCCCTGAAGTTTCATCTGACGGATGACTTCATTAATCGAGGCAGTAGTATTCAGAGAAGTAAGAGTTTGTCCAATCTGGGGATTGTCCCGAAAGACCATTCGATTGATCGTCTGTACGGCTACGGATTTAGCTAATGATCCTGCCGTGCTTACGTTGTTGAGAATTCCAATGTAGGCACTTCCAATAAGAGCCTGGAGGTCGGATTCCCCATCATATTGAGCTACAGCCCCATTGGTGGTATCAATAAGGTTGGGTTGTTGGGACGTTTGATAAGACTTGGCCTGCTTGATGATAAGACCAAGTTTTCCTAGTCTGTTGAACAAGTTTCCAGGAGCACTACCGAAGGACAGCATGGTTCCGACCTCCTTTCTTTATCCTAAAATTTTCTTGATATTCAAATTCAAAGTAGGAGTATTGGAACTTGCCGGGACACTTCCAGTTGAGCCAGGAGAGGAGATTCCTCCTTCCAAAGAAGCCAACGAGATGGTCCTCAAGAAAGCATCTTGGAAGTGTGGGGGTTTGGGGTAACTTACATTCAACACGGGTTTGGAATTTGGAGTTTTGTGTCCATAGACGTAAGTTCCGTTCATACGATAGAGGGGAGACTCCCCATTGGGAGCAATTCCAATAATGAAAGTTTCATAATGGTCATCAAGCAAAACCCATCCCCCATCCACTTTTTCTGGATCTGGGATAGGAGGGGTCTTCCCAAACCAACTGGCAGTCCAATCAATAATCCACAGGAGAGTAGGAGCCGCTAGTCTAACAAAGGCCACATTGTTTCCCTGAAATCCATTGGGGGAGGTAATCCCCATCATGTAAGTATGACGATCACTTTCATAACGACTTATTGCTTTGTAGTCATTAAGTCCTACCGATTCTGATGCCTTGAATTTGGCATCTTGGGAATCGATCTCTACTTGTCCGATTATAACTTGGGTTGGAGTAGTCATTGTTATTGAGTCCCGTTACTGACTCCCCCCTTTCCGACTTCGAGGTTGGTTCCTTGTCTGATCTGGAACTTCTCTTGGTTGGTGGTGGTAAACGCATTCTCAGGACTAATTTCATTCCCCACTCCCAGACCCGCATTTTTGATACTAGGATCATTGTAAACGGCTGCTTGGAGCAGGATACTGGCAGTTCCTCGGTCCAGGTAGGGAGGAACATAGTCTGGATCATCCTCACTTCCAGGAACATCCGTGGTGTATCCTGCAAAGGCGTTAATAGGAATACCTCCTGCGTTGAGTTGAGGGTTACTTGGAAATAGCAAAACTTTCATGTTGAAGGAAACATTGTTCTCGTAAAGGTTTACATCCAGTTCGGCATTCTGAATAACCAAACCACCTGCTAGTACAGTAGGATTAACGTCAATGGCTCGGTTAACTAATTTCTGGGTAACGATCCTTACTGCTTGTTCAATGAGGTGATTTTGTGGAGTGGCCTTATCTCCATGAAGTGTGACGCTACAAACCGCATACCGTTTTCCTAAAGCAGTAGTGGCTGATTCTTTGTAAGACCCCTTCGCCTCAAAACTAGGCGAAGGGGGATGACGAAAAACCTCTTTATCGATGATGGTATATTGTAAACTCAATCCATCAGGATTCAAAACATATTGAGAACTCTCTCGGTTGAATCCCTGAGGAACACTTAATACTGCCATCTGGGTTCTTAGTTGGTCAGCGATCTTTCCCTCTGCATTATCACTCCGAATAGCAAAGACGCCACTTCTTGTCTTGGTGGAGAAGTTGTGTTTATCAATGACTACGGTTTCAGACCAACGGTTGTAGAGCACTGGACTTCCTGGTTGATTGGTAACGAAAGGACTACTTCCTGTGGCTACGTTATTTTCCCAATAGTGAGCGATGATATGATAGGTACACAAAAAGGTTGTGTTGGTCATCATGGTGTAGGAAAAACTTTGGGGAATTGGACCATTCTTTGCATCGACCGTTCCTACTCCTGCTGTATCAGGAGGGATTAGTTCCACCCCATTGAATTTGAAGGAAAGGGTCTTCCGATGTTTCATTAAGGAAGCACGAATGGACCTTACGATATCCGTAGGGTTGCTAGTCTTCCCTACCAAAGTAGGAGCCACGACACTCAGATAATTGGTGTTAAGAACAAAGTTGAGTTTAATGTCAAACTTGGTAAGGATCCAGTCCGTGTCACTACTTTCTCGAACCGTGGTTTGGTCAAAAGTTTGCACCGTGACATAAGGGAGCGTAACAGAATTGTAAGAGAAGACACTCATTTATCCACCCATCTTTCACTTGAACCTTCTGGGTGCTCCATAATCTTCCCATCCCTGACCTGTCATTTGTTTCAGGTCTTCAAATCCACCTGTATCTCCACTACCATCTCCCTTTAGCCAATCTGCAATTCCTGGCACTACCGAAACGACCTTTTTGATGTCTTCCAAAACAAGAGCAATAGCGGTAAGAGAAAACCCTCCAAGTTTGTTCATGAAGTTGGCAAACAAATCCTCAAATGGAGCAGCACCCCGATCAAGTCTATTTTTGGCCTGGGCAAGATACTCTGCACTCCCCGCTCGACGATCTCCTCGTTCTTGAGAGAGCCAAATGTCTCGTACTTCTTGTCGAGCTTGGACTCCTGCCATCCCGGCACTGTACTCTGCAAATTGCATGTTGGCTTTGTGTAGTCCATCTCCCCAATCTCGAATCCATCCAACGGTCTGTCCTATGACATTGATCAGTTTTCCATAATATTCTACTAATGGCATACCTGTCACTTTTCCCAGGTTCTCAGCGAATCCTCCAAGATGTTTACTAATATCCTCAAACTTCTGACTTTGGAGAAGAGCAGTACCTTCGGTTCCCATTCCCTGAAGACCTTGTATCTTGTCCGTGATAGCAATTTGAATTCCTTCGGCTATTGCAGTAGGATCTCCCATCGCGGCTCTTCCAGCCACTCCTATTTTCTGCATCAATCCTGTGCCTTGAGATGCAGTATTGAACATTTGGAAGTTTGGGTTGCTTTGAAGCTTTGCCATTTGTAAGTCATGGCTTTGTTGTTGCTCCATCAAATCAAGTTGTTGTGTTGGTTTCCGAGAAAAGTATTGTGCAGAGGGAGATAAAAATTTAGCGAATGGGGTATTTCCATATTGTTGAGCATCGTGCATTGCCTGGAGAGATTCGCTAGCTCTCATAGCAGACAATTGTGACTTTATGAGGGAATCATGTCCTCCCCCTGCTAGTTGGGCAGAAAGTTTGCCTAAAACATCTGCAAGTCCCATTTAATCACGCTTCCTTCCCAACTCGTAACCCGCCTTTGCACACATCGCTTCCCCTTTACCATCGGTGATGGATTCCCAATACTCTTCTGGAGGAGTTACTATTCCTAATCCTATTCCTACTCCGTAGGCAACAGCTTCTGCTCTTCGGTACATTGACCGTTTTCGGTTGAGCCAGAAGGAGAAGTATTCTCCATAGCTTGGCTTCCGTCTGAGGAGGGTGGCGTAGGCGGTGAAGTTTCCGTCTGCGAGGTCGGAGGCTGATTCCCCCCTTTTTTTTTATACTCACAGAAAATCAAAAAATGCTCTAACAGAGCAATGGTTTCCACTTCGGTCAATCCCCCTTCGTCAAAGGATTTGAGAGTGAAAATCTTTCTGATTTTCCCTATTGCTTTATCATGGGCGATGGGAGCATCTTTGAGTTGGGAATTTGATACTTGCAAATCAACCTTCAGTTCTGGACCGACTTCCATCATCTTCTTGTAGAGAGGAAGGGGGTCTGCATCAATGACTTTTTCTCCATTCCAATAGTGAAATATGGTTCTTTCTTTAGGATGGTATATATCAAATGGTTCAGTTGATGATTGTACAAACCAGGACTTGATCCAATTCCACATGATGACCTCTATTTGAAAATATCTTGTACCTTCCCCCACAACGCTTTTACTTTGTTGACGGGTTTGGTAACGAGGGTTTCTTCGATCACATTTACGGAAGTACGAAACATGGATGCCAACATCTTCTTGGTATACCTACCAGTATCCCACAAAAGTCGTATCAGTTGTTTTTGTCGAGGAGAAAGCATTGATCAGGTGTCCAGCGTGTTATCATACAAGAGTGCTCCTACCGCTCCTGTCCCGGCTGCTGTTCCTCCCTGAGCAGTTCCACCCCCCCACGGATCATTAGTATAAGGGATAGCTTTCCACTTCAAAGTAATAATGCTTCTCTCGGTCCCAATAGGGAAGTCTTGATCTCCGAGCAAGTAGGTGTAATAAAATCGCCACGGTTTCGCTGATACAGGTCCAGATAAATTCAATCCGATAAAATGGTTGGTGGCTGCAAATCGAGCTGCATTGTTTCCCAATCGTGCTCCTGCTCTAGCCATCGTACCAGGAGCCGAGGATCCTCCTTGACTTTCTTGCAAACAATAATCAATAACGGTTCTATCAAAGTGAACAAGGGTCATGGTAATGTCTGCATCGGCAAGGAAAGTCTGAACCTCAAAAGCTGGTCCTCTTCCTTCCCGTCCCCAGGCATCGGCATTGACATCCATATGTTTGGGGTTCAAACGGATATGGATAGAGTTGTCAGCTAATCCAAGTTGGGTAAGGGAAGAAATACTACTTCCAGAAGCCCCCTTTACGGATACCATGACTTCACCTTGCACGAAAGATGTCTCTAGCCATAGCCAGAGTCTCCTTTCAATCTAAAAATCAAACATCAAGCGTATCATCAAAAAGGATGGCATTCGTAGAGGTGATTTCAGTGCTAGACGTAAAGTTGTTCGTACTGAAGTAAGGAATAGCTCGCCAATGGAGTTTGACTAAACTTCTTTCTGTCCCAATGGGTAGTTCATAGGGCATATCTGCCAAGTACGAACTTGGGAATCGATAGGTAGCCGGTATGTCGGTCCCAGCGTTAGGACTGTTCAAGTTCAAACTGATGTAGTGATTGAGGACATTACTTTGAGGCTTACTACCTCCCATTGGAGTTCCTGCTCCCTTCATATTTCCAAATGAAGTTGCTCCCCCCATCGATTCCCGTACACATCGTTTCAGTACAACATCGTCCCAATGTACTAACGTCATTCTGATGGATGCTTCCCCAAGCATCCACAAAGTTTCGGCGGGAACTTTATTCGCATAGTCATCTACGGAGACATCAAGGTGATTCAACTTAAAAGAAATGATGATGGGATCAACCGAAAGACCAAGTTCAAACACTCCTTTGAAATCAGTCCCCGTAGCAGTGATGGTTTTTACGTAGACTAAGCATTCTCCATAAATCTGAATATCGCGGGACACTCTGCATTCCTCAGTTCAATCGTTTGCAGGGGATGCACCAGTGTTCTTCTATTAGCTGACTGACAATAACTTCTGGACTCTCTGGTTGCCATGTTCTTCCATCAGTATCCACAAAGCGGTCCAAAACATTGATGTTACTAACTCCGATGCGACTGAACTCTGATTGGGGAATGTGAACCTGGCGAGTATTGTTGGAACTCATACTCCCAGCTAAAGATTGTCCACCCTTCCATATTCTTGTCCATCTTGCATTGAAGATCTTGTAGGCTGTTACTGTTCCCTGTTGTTGATCATCTCCTCGTTTCAACAACGTCACAGTCTGGAGACACCCTACCCCGGCATAAAGTCGTTTATGAAAACTCCTGAAGTCTTGAGCATTGAGCACCATCTATTTCAAACCTTCCTCATACAACTGCCACTGCAATCCTCGACATAGTTCCTGATCCGAAGGCTTCATCTTTTCTACAATGGAGAACATTTGATGGGACAAGGTATCTTGCTTGTTGAGTTTACTCTCCATCTCCTCTTCTGTCTTCCACTTAGTGCGGATGACTTGGTGGTAGTTCTTGAGGAGTTCATGGTAGCTGGAAACTTGTTGGTTCATGGTAGTCTCACATCACGTAGTTTCGAAATCCGCAGATCATAGGTTCAATCATCGATAGGAGTGGTTTCTTCTGTGGAAGTTGGTAAGTAACTCCTCTTTCTTCGTAGTTTTCACCAGCTAGTAAAAATCCTAGTGGGAACAACTGTTTCAATTCTGCTACTAAGGTATTGCAAGCTAATCGAAGTGGTGCGGGTAAAGTATCTTGAGTGTAACCAGCCGTGTAGATTATCTTGATTATTCCAAAGGATTCACCCACAAAGGGAGAGAGATAACCAGTTTGTCTCAAACCTCTCTTGGGCCAGTAGTCATTGATCCGAAGGAGGATACCACTCCTACTACTTCCATCATCCTGGTCAATCTCCAGGGCAAAGTCAGTTCCATAGGTGAGAGCATTACTACTACTAAAAGAGTCGGTTACACTTCCATACCAGGCTCCGGAGTCTTTCCATGCTTGGATGGTAGGAGAAGTAAATACAGGTCTGGCTCGGAGGAGTAATTTGGGAGTACCACTCCCTTTGTAATATTGAGTGCGTGACTGATAATTAATTTGGCCAACGCGGTTGAGACTTTCCTCAATCCATGCACTTGCCATTTCAATGAAGAAACCCAGACGAAGATCCTCAGAGGTATCTGCTGGATCAATCTGTAGGAAGACCTTACACTCGTTTACATCAGTCAATCTCACGAGTCAAGTCTCCAAGGAAATCTATAGTAAACACAAGGGATGCCCCCAAAGAGACATCCCTTGTGTTAGTTGAGGGAAAACAGCCGTGCTGTTTTGATAAATGACAAAGGTAATACTTTGTCACACTGATAGCGAACCAGACCCAGGCAAAAACGAAAATCCGTGGCCTGAACCAGTGACCTTCTTCTGGCTGATAAAACCAGCCATCAGAATTTCAGCACCAATAGCTCCACCTGAAAGGTTCAAACGAGCATAGCGGTGCGGTTTCTGGAAGTGGAAGAACTGGATACCTCCGGAACACATCAAAGGACCATCATTCAAAGGAGAGGAAGGAGAATTATATCCAGAAGCATACAGTCCAGAATTGGCCCAGAAAATACCACCAGAAGCTACTCCATCAGGAAGCCCTCCACCCTCCCACAATCCAGAAGTTGGATCGGAGAAGGTTCCTGATGTAGTAACATCAGCAGTTTGGATGAAGATAGGAGCCAGACCACTAAGAGCCGTAGCTGCTACCCATCCAATACAGTTTGTATCTGCCCCCAGAAGGTCGATGATACGACCTACGGCGGTGTTTGATCCGCTCAAACTGATAAGCGACACCTGATAGTCACAGGTATTGCCAATGTCGATCACAGTATTTGCGCTAATCTAAGTATCCTCCTAAATCTCAGCAAGAGTGCTGATGGTTAAGATTTATCAACCCGTGACGATCAAATTATCTAAAAGGCTAAAAGCAGCAGCATGCCGCAGAGCAATATCGCAGGACAAAATTCCACGAACCCAAGTTTGGTCATTGGTAAAGGAGGTATCACCCAAAGTGGTAGCTGCAAACTCAATGGCTCCAAACATACCAATGAGCATATCGCTCCACATTCCACCCAGGATGTAGGTAAGAGTTGAAGAAGAACCCTTGGAACGAACCTGAGAAACCTGAGTGGACTTGGTCACCTTCTGTCCAGCAATGGTGGCTTCCACCTTGTCACCGGCTTCCCGGATCAGGTTGAACAGGAACGGTCCCATCTTATCGCCCTGTGCCACAGCATCGGTCCTAAGCTGGTAGGTACGATACAAGGTCTTGGGTCGCATGATGAACCCCTCGAACTCGGCATTGGCCTCTTCCACCGAAGCGATCATACGGTAGAAGTCATTGGCTACCAGCTGGTCTCCGTCAACTCCAGTGGAGCTAGAAACCACCGTGTTAATACCCAGAGTGTTAAGAACACCACGAGGACGGGTATCCCCACCATTACCTTCCAGTCCGGCCAGGTCCAGTCCCAGAGCCAGGGACTTGGTCATGTCGTCCCGCAGCAGGGCTTCTGCAGCAGGGGAGGCAAAACGAATGAGTTCGTTGGGAGCCTTGATGAGAACTGCCAGCTTCTTGGCCTGGAGGGTGACTTCACCCGTTCCCACCAACGATTCGGTAATAGCCGCATTCTCACCAACCCAATAGGTGTTAGAAGGAGTGGTCTGGCGAGGATACTTTAGTCGTCCCTGGGGAGGAAGGGGAACCGTCTTGGCTCCTGCATTGACCAAAGCTTCCTTGTTACGGAGCAGCTCGATCAATTCACCCATCTCTGGGGGTGCCACCAAGGCTCCACCCGTAATTTCGTTAATCCAGCTCAAAGCCTTGCTGCCGTATCCCATGCTCTGAAGCTGCTTGGTACGGATCCAATTCATTTCACCAGGATCAACTCCTTCCATACCGGCCCGAACTGCCTGCCGCATTTCCGAACGGAAGTCACGGGGAACAATTCGATCCTGCATATAGGAAGTGCTCAAGGGAGCCATGAAGCGATGGATACCTTCATGTCCGGTTCCACCATAGGTGTAACCAGCATCGCCCAACGACTTACAATAAACTCCGTGGAGTCTATTGTGGAAGTCAATTTCCATCTTGGCTTCGTCACGGGGAACAGCTCCGGTAAGGACACCCATCATTTTCATGAATGAGTAACCACGGGAACCCATGCTGTCTTCACCGTTGCGAACATTGGGAACTCCCCACTGCTGTTGGTTAGGGTCGGGATGACCCGCCATACGGGTTTTCTTGAGAGTATCAACCAAGTCGTCAATACTCTTGGTCATAACAGCAAGCCCTTCCGCATTCTTTTGCGTCTGGGCTGCCAGGTCGGACAATTCAATGCCCATTAGTCAGTTGCCTCCGAAAAAGGATCTTACTTTCTAGTTCCAGGCAACAACATGGGATTGTGTTGCCAACTTCTCTGTTCAATCGGCCCCGTTTATTTGCACTGCTTAGGTGGATTTACCGTTGGTACTGTTGATGTGTTCCGTAAGGGAGGAGAGTTTCTTGGCTAGCTCGGACATGGCTTTACTTTGTTGTTCAGTCGTTTCCAGCAATTGCTTGACCTCTGCTTCGGGCTGAGACTTCTTGTCCTTCTTTTTCTTTTCCTCTTCCTTCTTCTTGTCACTTTCTTCCTTGTCAGTGGCTCCCTCAAACTTTGCCTTGTGCCAACCCTTGGCTCGTTCTCGGTGCTTATCACCGAAGTCCTTGGCCTGGGACAGTTCGTCCAGGAACTTGCTGAACTCCAGGCACTTAGCTCGGTCCTCATGCAAGTCAGTTGGCTTTTCGTCAATTGACTTACCGAACTCAGTAAGTCCCGCATAGGCAATATCAAACAAGGTCTTACTATAGTGGAATGCCTTAGCCCGCATGGGTTCGTCGGAGAACGCCTTAGTAGCCACATCCCCCATGAAGTCCTTTACTTCCTCCAGGTGCTTGAGTTCTGGATTCTTCAAAGGACTTCGATGGGTAGTCTTATGGAAACTACCTTGCTGTTCATTGGCCAAGTTGGTGTTAGTGGGTTGTCCATTCTGGGGAGCTACATTGCCATTCTGATTGGGATTCTGAGGCATTCCCGGAGCCGAGAAGACTTTCTTCTTACTCCCAACACACTTGCAGGGATCACTCTTACAATCCCCACACATAGACTTCTTACGTCCACCCCACTTAGGAGCTTGTCCCAACTTGGACCAGCCAGGCTTCTTCTTGAGGGAAGGGAACTTACCTCCCTTGAGAGCCTTGGCTGCTTTCCAACGGAGGTAGTCCTGATAAGCCTTGCTCTTGGCAAGTTGTGAAGGACGTCGGGGGAGGGACTTTTCACTTGCCTTCTTTTTGGCCTTGTCCTCGGCTACTTTACTCATCCCCTCAATGGCATCGTCTGCACTAGGCTCGTCCTCATCTCGTTCGTCGGTATCACTTTCACTTTCCAACTCATTGGGAGAGTCGGCATTGTCATCTTCAATCTTTTCTACTTCCTCCAGGTCTTCCTCTTCCAAGGCTCCTTCCAATCCAGGAAGGTCGGTATGGAACTTAATGAAGATCTCTTCTACTTCCTCCAGGAACTCTTCCAAGGTTTCCAGTTTCTTCTGGATGAGGGAGTCTACTTCCTCATTTTCCAACATACCCCGCATGTCATCGTACTCTTCCATCAGGATCAAACCATCCTGGTGAAGGCGACGAAGGACTTGTGCCGAGTACTTCTCCCCTCCTTCTTCGGGAGCAATGTCGTCCATCTCTCCTTCGTCGGAAAGTTCATCCATTTCTCCTTCCTCAAACTGACCATCGCCAGGAAGATCGTCCATACCTTCCATCCCCATGTCCCCTTCGGGTGGGAGATCGTCCATCTCTTCGTCTTCTACAGCCTTTCGACGCATACGGAGGTTTTTGATCTTACTCATAGATTTTTTCCTTCTTTGGTTCCACTTTTCCCATACTTTTTTGGCTTCTTCTGCGGTTTTGTAAACTCCTTGAACAGGAGCTACTTGCTGTCCTGTAGTCTGCTCAACAATAGCAAATCCCCCATGAACGGGAGAAATTCTATAGTTGTTACCTTTCTTAACCTCTTCATCGGAAGATACTCTTTCTGCTACCCCTTCATATTTCCGATGTTTAGGATTGGGAAACTTTTTCTTTTTGAGGTACTTGTCGTAGGACTTTCCAGCCATGTTTTATCTTCCTTTATTGGTTCATTTGACGGTAAATATCTGCTGCCCTAGGTTTTGGAGATTGTGGCTGTGTTTTTGGAGGAGTCTTTTTTGATGGAAGTTTAATAGCTACATCAATCTTGACGCCATAACGAGTTTGTGATGCAACTCTTCCTTGTTCATAATAGAAAGTGTATTTCGATGAGGTGATGACGATTTTATCATCTTCGGTGATTGTTTCATCTCCCACCAATTTCTCTTTTACTTTCTCCTCAACAAAGGAATCAATGGCTGCTTTGTTTTTTGGTCCGTCAAATCCTACATAAACTGTAGCCTTGCCGTTAGATGGACCATTTAGAGAGAATCCATTTGACTCATCCGTACCAAAAGTTCTTTGAAACTTTCCTGCTTCTAGAGGAATAGCTGTCTTGGGAGATTCCCCATTAGCAGATTGTCGAACGTTTCTGATTCCTATTTTGTCATGGTTTGGAATTTTCTGAACATCAGCGTCGTCTTTTGTTCGTCCAAAAGGGAGATTCTTCCTCCTCATCCTCAAACCATACTTACAGGCCAGCCTATCGGCGTGGGGATCGTGCCCTCGAAGTTTAACCTTGTGTCCACGATCAAACTTTCCAAGGTGGTGGAACTCCAAACCCATTGATTCTGCCTCTTTGCGAAAGGCATCAATGTCCTTAGCATGGGCAAAAACAATGGTAGTTCCTGGAGAACTCCTCTTGATCCGTCTCCGAAACCCCTTGGGATTGACTCGATACTTTTGACGGAGACTTTTTTGATGCAGATGTTTTGGACCACCTCTCCTTCCTCCTCTTACGGTAGCATCGTGGGAGTTTGGAGAATTTCCAGAAGTAGAAGGTTGTCTCTCAAATGTTTCGTTACTGAAAGCAAGTCCGGTAAGGAGATCATCGGCTGCCTCCATAGCTACTTTTTTGTTACGGAGACCTCTCTTGGTGGTGACCCACATCTCCTGATCATCGTCCCACTTGACTACTCGCCAAGTTCCATCATTGTCAGGACATATTTGAATTTCGTGATAAGGATTGTCACTAACGGCAACACAAGCGTTTGCTCGGAATTTTGGTTGTGGTTGGTTTGCTTTGGCGAAAGCCTTCTTCTTGAAAGGCTTTATATTTTCATGCTGGCCAAGTCCACAGAAGTCCTCAACCTTCTGTTTTTCTTTTACCACTTTTTTACCATGATGGACGTCACCACTGATGTTAGTGAGGAGGGGGACTTTTCTTTTCTTGGGAGCTTCTTCTGCCAACTCTACTTGGTTGTCACGGGACTGACCAAATTTCTTCATTCCCTTCTTATTCTGGGAATGAAACTTCACTAGGTCTAGTGCATTTTCAACCGAATCAACATTATTCCAATCATTGTCCCAGGAACCCTTGAGGAATAATTCTCCGGTTTTGATGTGTTTAGCAATCACATATCCTGGACCTTGTTTCACTACCTTCAAAGAAGATGGAACTTTGATTTCATCGTGAGAGGCAGTCCGTTGGTATGGTTGTTGTCCAGGATGTTTCTTGATGTGCTTGCGATCATGTTGTCGAGCATAGCACGAAGTACAGAGGTGTCCTTTAGGAGTCATTCCCATTTGACTTCGTGGCTTCCTCTTTTCACAGGAGTAACAAACTGCATTAGGTTCTTTGCTGTTAGGATGAGATTGCCACTGTGCAGTAGATTCTTGCTCAACACCAGCCTTCTTATGGTACTTGAGACTAAGTGATTTCTTGTGTTCCATTTCCTGCTCTTCTTCCTTCAACCAATTCAAATCCCCAACAATTTTCTTGTACCTCTTGTAGTAACGGAGACGAGAGGGTTTGATGTTCTTGAACTGCTTCCCCTTAACGATTTGTACATGGCCTGGTTTCATCTTAGGACCAGGGATCTTGGTCTTACTCAAATCACCATGAGGAATAGGGGTGGACTTCTTTCCTTCTTGCTCCTTCTTCTCTTCATCTTCCTTTTTCTTATCTCGCAGTTCATCGAACCTACGAGCCAACTCGTCCAGTAGTTGTTGAGTTTCTTGGGTAGTGGTTTCTGGTTTGGGACAAGCTTTCTGTTCTACCACATCACTGAATCCAACCACGGTCTTTGTCTCCGGAACATCATAAGCCGTCAAACTCTTTACCAAGTAAGGAGAAATCTTCTTTCCACAAATGGTAGGCATGGCCAACATTTTACGGACGGTGTCCTGGTTGGCTGGCATAACGACTGCACTGGCTTCTAACATCAACGTAGAGTGAAGGTGCAATCCTTGAGGAGTGCCTCGCTCATAGTCGGGAGGAAGTTGAGTTGCATGAACGACTTGATAACCAATACTTCCACTACGAATGAACTTCTTGGACCAGAGGTCGAAAGTCTGCTCGCAGAAAACTGCGTGGTCGTATTCCTGACCCTTGTCTACTTGGGTAAGTCCTCGTCCTTGGTAAATGAAAGCCTTGACCTTGGCTTCCTTGGAGACAGTGTCGATAGTTACCGTATACGCACTGGTTTTTGGGTCTTCGGCTAGTCCAATGGGAAGGGTAACTGCTTTACCGTGGTCAAACAAAATTACAGGATTTCGCTTATGTCTAGAGGTATCAATCCCCCCTACTTCTAATAAGTCCCCAACTCCATCACGTCTATGTCCATCAGCAAAGGGAATAACAATGGACATCTCGGATTCGTTGACTTCCGGGTCTGCTTCTCCTACAACGTCGAGACCATACTGACCGTCCCCTGCCAACTTGTAGGCAAAGCGACTGCTGTCCAGGTTTTTATTCCTGGTGTTGAGAATATCGTAAGTTGAAATTCGAGAAGTGGATCGTAAATGAGAAGGATCTACTACAGCCACGAACATCCTCTGTCGGAGGAGTTGTAGTTGATCTTAGAAAGGTGATTGAGCTAGGAAAGGTGAGACTAGCGGGGCTTGCTCTGAGGTGTGGTAATCTTTTCCATCAAGAGTTGAAGTTGACCATCATTGGTTAGAGCCAACTCAGCCATCCCAATCAAGTCTTCTACTGTCTTACAACAGGAGGAAACCTTTTGGGCAAAGGCCACTACGTCTTTGAGACTTTCACGAAAGGCGTCTTCAGTTGAAATTTTCTGGTCAGCCATATACTTGCTCCTACTAAGTTATAGTTCATATTACTGACTGACCCATAATTATGTCAACTCGTAATGATCAAAAATCACTCTTTCACTTCCATTCCTGGGCTTGCTTCTTCTCCCCTTCAACATACTCCAACTTGGCGACCCTGATTTCCTCATCGGGCATTTCTTCCTTCAGTCGTTTCATCAAGGTCTTGCGGTAGATCCCCCACCAGTCACGGTCGGTTGGTTCAGAAGGTGTTTCCATTGCTTTCACATCCTGCTGCATTCCCGCTTCACGAATTTTCTCTACTTCTTTGAGAGCTTCTTCCTGCTCAGGAGAAATATCAATGTCTCGTCCATCATACTGTGAGTAGTTCACGATTTCTTTTTCACTTTCTTATAGAAATATTGGAGATATTCGTTAAATGCTTTCATACATTTGGAGTCTTCTCGCAGGTCAAAATACATGCGGTTGGTACTTCCATTCTTCCACCACCAATCTCTACCTTCCTGAGTTGCCATTACATCAAGAATGTCTTTAGCGTTTGGAAACTCTTTGCGTAAGTCTTTCTGAAGCGTTTCCGGTTTGATGTCGGAAATTCGACAGTTATATCCGAAACGTGGCCAAACCCAATAACCGATGTCTGGACGTTGCTTACCTTTATTATTAGCGGGGTTATTCCAGTCCCAATCAGGAGTTTCTCGCCGTGCCGCACTACAACGAATCCTTCGGAAATTCCTCTCCTGTGCAGCAAAAACTTGTGAGGAGAAAATGGGGAACCCAACACCACTTCCCATTGGAACGTGCGGTTTGAGATAGAAGGTGTTATTGTAAAGTTCCAGTTCCCCCTTCTCATTCTTGAAAATCTCTCGTTCCATTGTGAAGAGTGGGTTGTTAACGAAAATCGTAACGTGGGACTCGTTACTATCAGCAGGGGGGTAGTAATCAATAGTAACTTCGGAATCTGGATCTTCTGCTCCGGTGAGTGTAACCACTCCGGGTATATTCAGACCTAAATCCTTGATGGCTTGACGCACCAATTTATGGTTCTTCTCTGATCCTCCAAAAGAGACTTGTGCCTCAGTACGTTCCCCATCTTCATCTATCTCTTCGGTTTCAAAAGTTTCTTGCGATGGATGTCTACTAGGAGGTGAGGTCCTTTCCCCATGAGGAGGATTGATTTGCTGTTGTGTTTCTTGTTGCTGCTGTTGCTGAATAAGTTGTGTGGTGTCAACAATTTGCTGATGTTCTGCATCGAGAACTTCAGGAATGGAATTCCCGCGTTGAACCAAATCCTGAATTGTAGAGATTGTTTCTTCAGCGGTAAGAAAATGTCCTACTCCAATCTCACCGAAAATCTGATCATAGATTGCTTTCATATGATCCCATTCTTCATTTTCCGCCAAGGAGGACAACTCAGAAGAATCTCGTTGGAGAAGATTTCTCATATCCTCTACCATACTATCCAATGACTTACTCTTCCAGTTGATACCACTGCTTCTTCGTCCAGCATCGTTCTCAGCTTCTACTCGCTCCATGACAAAACGGTCTCCCACACCAAGGAGACACGTTTCACAAAGGTTCTCATTGCCCTTCTCACACACTACGTCATACTCATGGAGTCTGGCTCCACAACCAAAACACACTCCTTCTTCTCTTGTGTATGTTTTGAAGAAGGGACTTGGTTTAACTCTTAAGTTCTTAATGGTCTTAGGTGATGTCTTCGTCAAATCAATGAAAGGAGTGAAAGGAACTACCAAACCCTTGCTGTTCTCCTCCGGGTACACATCTTCATTGGCAATACCACCTTCTACCTCCTGACTAGCTTCCTCTCCTTCTGGAGTAGCTTCCTCTTGTTGTGGTAATGGAGAAGCCCCTATACCAAGATAGTCATCCATTGCCTGATCGTCAGCTACTACCTTCAAGGCTTCTGCGGTTTCATCTTCTGGGGGCTGGGGCTGGTCCTTTACCAGTCGATCGGCAATTTGGAGTGCTTGATTTTCATCTTCGGTTTTGGAAAAGGCCATAGCTAAGGCAGAAAGATACCACTCCGGATTCTTGGCAGAATTTAGTTTGTTGGCCAGGGTAGTAGCAAAGTCACCTTCTCCCTTTTGGTGGTAGGGGAGATCCTTGGCATCCCACTCTGGCTCTCCTTCCTCACCTTCTTCCTCAACAGCATCTCCCACTCCGGCCAGGAATTCTTCCGCCCGCATTTGCAACTCCGTAAATCGTTCTAACTCCTCTTCCTGAGGAATTCCATAGTCGGAAGGGGAGTTAACCGCATCCCATACTTCTTCGGAAAGCTCTGTATTCCCGGCTTCCATCAAGTCAGCAGCTAGTTGTTCAAGGTGTTCCCAATCGAAGTAAGGAGCATTTTCGTTGACATTCCTGCCAAATTGGTCCAAGGCTTTGATCCCTTCCGTATCATCTTCATCATCAAGAAGACTTTCCAACCACTTTATTTGTTCTTCGTAGGTTGGTACAGTGTCCATACCTTCCGGTAAAATAACTTGTCCATCACTATCCAAACTGACAAGACTCAGAGACAAACACTCTTCTAACAAATCATCCCTATAGCCCCAATCTCTATTAAGAGTGTTTCTTACATTGTAAGTTTTGGAATACCTCTCTACGGTGTTGTCAATGGGATCACCTTCAATCTTAGCAATAAGGTGTTCCAACTCCTCAATCTCATTGCGGATTAGCCCCGCTACTTGATCACTATAGGTTCCTGGCCGACCCATAGACTCTATGTTCTCTTCTAAAAGTTCTACACTTAGCATCAAACGTCTAGCAACACCATAGTCATCGGTACTTAGTCCTACTCTTCTAGCATCTTCCAACAGCTCTCGGATATACTCAATGTCGAATATTTCTCCCTCTGCAATTTCATCATCAGGATTTCTCCTAACGTCATAAGCCTTGGAAAAATCTCCTGTTGAGTGATCAATGGGATCACCTTCTGCTTGAGCGATGAGTCTTTCTGCTTTGCCAATCACGCCCCTCTCAACATAATCCACTATATTTGAACCCATTACAGAATTATCTGTTCCTGGGTGGTTATGAAAGTGGTTATACCAACTTCTTAGACTCACAATCTCATTGGAGTCTCCCAATCCAAGATTTTCAGCATCCCCTATCAATTCATTCATATACTCTACGTCGAAGACAACTGATCCATCTGCATTTGTCCTATTGTAAGTCTTCACCCGTGGAGCAACTGGCTTCCATCGCTTAGTGTGGATTTTGGAGGGATGTAGTGAACTTTGTTTTGGATTCATCCCTTGTGAGTAGCCACGCTGTCGTTGCATTTCCTGATTGACCACTTGTTCCAAATAAGTAGTGATTTGTGACAAGGTTTCTTCATCCAAACTTCCTGGTTGAAGTCGGAAGCAACGTAGTAAATCTTGTTCTATTTGTCCAGGAGAGAACGATCCTTGCTCGATAGAGTACAAAACACTTTCCACGAACTTGTCTGCATATTGTTCGTTGAGCATGGAATCATCGATGATTTGATGAACAGCTTGAGTGATATTGTTCTTCTGTTCGTTAGTAAGTTCAATGGGAGTGAAATTACTATTTTCCATCACTGCACCTTCTTCAGTTTATCGAGGTTGAGGTATTTCCCTACGTCATCCGGAGGTATTTTCTTGGCGAGTTTGACCAACTCACTAGCGGACAGAGTTCCCCTACGATCTTCGGTATCGATCTTTTCCAATACCCTTCCAGTAAGTTGTTGGTCAATTTCATCATGTTCCAGCATTTGCAACACTCTTGAAGTGGTGTTCTTAACCACGGAGTTATCCTTGTCCGTACCTTCCCCATTCATGATATGATGGATAGCTGCTTCATAGTGTTGTTTGTTGTCCAGGTGGAAATCCTCATCACTAATGATACCACGCATTGCCCTCCCCAAGAAGGATTCACCACTAGCCTTTTCCATCTCAGCAATCTTCTTTAACCTTCCCTGAAGGGGTTGTTGAAGTCGGTCCATATAGTCCAGAGGTTTCTTAGGCTCCTTCTTCCTTCGTTCACGAGTAGGAATGGGTCGAAGTTCCTCTTCCTGTTCCACTTCTAAGTTTTCTGGCTTCAAGGTTCCTTCCAGGTAGTTATCCATCTCAGAAGCTTTGAGGGTGCCATAACCTGCTTCACTAAGGTTCCTCAGAATGGCTTCCTTGTGTTGCTGGCTAATGTTACCACTCTTCAACTCATTCAGGACATTGGCACGAGTAGCCTTCATGTAGGAGAGGTTAGTTCTCTTGGCGTTCTCCCTGTTACGGTTAATGTCCCTCAAAGCTTCCTTGTAACGCTCACTATGAGTGATGGAAGAGTAAGCCAACACTCCGTTGATAAGTCTATCGGTGAAGGAGATACCTGTACCTTCTTCGGCTAGTTGGATACGATCCATCCGTTGTTGGAGTTCTTTCATGGGAGCTAGTTTTTTCTTCTGTTCAAGATTTTCCAGAATAGCAATTACCAGCCCATGCTTCTTGAGTTTACTGGTTCCTTTGATTCCTAGCTTGAAAGCTATCTTGTCTAGTCCTGATTTAAGTAGACCACCCCTCTTCATTGAGGAGGTTTGTTGGATTTCCTCCATCAACTGGTCAAACTTCTGAACATCTCCCTGTGATTCGGCCTGTCTCACCTTACGGGTAACGTCCTCATGGTTTACCTTTTGAGGCTTAGGCTTAGGCTCCTTCTTGGGTTTCTTGGGCTTAGAGGCTTCTTCCCGTGGAGGACACTTCACTCGTTTTCCATCGTCAGTGCAGTAACGATAACCACGTCGGTCCTTACGTTCCTTGAGTTCTTTGGTGACATGAAACAAACCACTTGCTCGCAAAAGTCTTTCGAGAGGAAATCCCATCTTGACTTGTGGTGGGGAAAGGAATTTGGTGAAGTCTTGTACTTCTTTGTCCATATCTTCTTTAGGCATAATCCACAGATCAATCAACCCCTTCATAAAAGGCCAAATTCTCCCGTCTTTATTGGCTTCGTCATTGTCTCGATATTTCAACACTTCCCAACCACGAATCATGAACCAGTCTGCTGCCGCTTCTGGTATGATGAAATCAGGATCATTTTCAGGCTTGTTGAAGGAAATGTACATCGCACCTTTAATATCACCACTCCTACCATAATGTCGAACTGTTAGTCCAAACTGCTGTGCAAAACTACTTACATCATCTTGAAGGTTTTTCCTTCTCCACTGCAAAGTTCCACTCTTGACGTTGGGAGCTAGGAAACGAAGTGGAAGGGGATGAGATTTATTTCCTCCTTGCAATTTCTCTTGACGCTCCTCAGCACTTTGAATCAAATCTTCCAATTCATCTTCGGGGCTTTGCCAACCAATACTAGTTCCTTGCAAAGATTGAATCCAACTGCTAGCATATCCCTCCGCATCAATACTTCTGTTTTCATGGTAGATGTCTCCAAAGAGTACATTGGCAGTTTCCAACAAATAATCATGCAGTTCTTCCCAGGCTTTTTCCTTAAACATCCCTCGTACTAAATCTCCATTGAATTGGAAGTGGGACTTCTTGTGGGAGGATAGAGATTTAGTGTCTTTGGGAAAGAACATTCGGATGCGACTGTTTTTGTGGTATTGGGTCATATGTCGCATGGGGGAATATCCACGCTCCTCAAACCAATCCTCAATTACTTCTTTTGGAGCCATTGGAACGGGGTTTTGTTCTTGGCCTAAATATTCCAACTTTTCGGAATACTTACTAGGCCACGCTTCATAGTTAAGAACAAGCTCAATGTGACCAACATGTCTTCTCCAGTTGAAATCATAAAATCCAAATTCATTGACAAAATCCCAGGAGTGTCTTCCTAGATTTTTGTGGTGAACACCATCGAGAGGAGTAAATTTTTTTCTCTTCTTTCTGTTCAAAGAAAATTCTGCATCTCTTACAATAGCTCCTCCTGTATCATTATTGATCCAGGACATAGATTTGTACCTATTATCATTTGCCCATATTTCCAACAACCTTCTCTCATCCCACACGTCTGAGGTTCCTAGATAGGAGTTAATCTCATGAAGAGTAGGATGATACACAACCCCAACTTGAACATCCGGTGGGAACCCTTGATGAACCAATGCTTCCTCTACCTGGGCGGATGTTGGAATTGTAACTGAACCGACCCTGCCTTGTAAAATTCCTACTTGGATTGGCATTTCCACTTCTGGTGCTGTCTCTCGTTTACCCCCCGAACCCCCTAACAATTGATATTTGATTGGAAAATGAACAGTTTGCTTACCTTCTTCAAAAGGGGATAAGAAAGCATACTCTTCTCTTCGCATTGCTCGTCGTAGTTTATCAATACCAGGATAGCCTGCTTCCTCGGCTGCATCGGTGATTATTTCAAAAGGAACTTGATCTGTAATCATGTTGAAAACAGTTTTTGCGGTTGGTTTTTGAATGGCCTTAGCATAGTATGCCTTACTGTTCTCTGCAATGAATCCTCTTTTCACACGAGGGAGAGTAGGAATGGATTTCCCTCCATAGCCATAATATTCCTCAGGGAGAATGGCATCATAAACTGCAATATCTTTGTTTACCAATCTCCCGGTTCCTCCATATCTCCTACCAGGGGGAAGAAACTTCCTCTTATCATGAAAACCAGTTTTCATTACGTCATCGAATTTCCTCAAAACTCTTGCAAAATGATATTCATCTTCAGGAGACTTAACGGAGTTTTCAAATTCTTGTATCCAAGAGTCAGCAAATGTTTCGGGAGTTAGGTATTGATTATTTTGATAAAAACTACCCCAAGTCTTCGTAGCTAACTCCATCAAATAGTCTCGAAGTATTCCCCAATCCTCATCCTTTATCATGTCTTTCACAATATTGATAGAATAACCAATTGAATTCCCTTCCAAGTGCGAGTGGTATTCTATCTGGAAGTCCTTAACAGCTTCTCTAAGTTGTCGTTCTGCCTGACGATGCCTTTCGTTCAAAAATCCCCATCGAGGGTCTTCTCTAATTTCCTCACCAAATCTTCCAACCTCACTATCAAATTGTGCCAACCCTTCCTTGTTAAAAGCATCGGCTAGGTCATTAGCTGCTTGAACTGCTTTGTCAACATCCTCTTCCCGATAGGCTTCGGAGATTGAGTTCTGAGTTTTGCCAGCAGCCACAATTCCATCTACCGAAGTTAAGTAGTTGGAATAACTCCTAAGTGTATCTTGTACTTCCTTGTAAAGTCCCCCAATCAGAAGTTGGATGATGGAATGGTCCTCTCTCCCACTCATCCAACTGTCCAACGACCAACGGAAGGACTTTTGGTTGGAACCACCTGTCAAGCGTTTCCTTCCTAGGAAGGGAGATGCCTTGACATGGGGAATTTCCATTCCATGTTCTTCCCAATCATCCTCCTCATCCTGTTCCATTTCTCCGGGAGATAAGTCAGAGAACAAACCACTTTCAAAAGCATCCTGAGCACAATTTTCACACATCAACGTGCCAGTTTCATCCTGCATATCAATACGGTAAAGGGATTGACTTCCCGTGTGGGAGCAATGACTTTCTCCAGGATGAACTGGACAGCCAGGATCGCTACATTCACAAGGTGAAGGAAGAGGAGGAGACTCATTTCCTGGCTTGGCTCCGAATTTGATGAAAGTTCCATCATCTAAAGTGAGAACGAATTCTGTGTTTTTAATTGAGTCCGTTCTAGTATATCCAATATCAGTCCATCCCCAACTTGACATTTCATCATCGCCTGGATAAATATAATCTGGTATATTTCCATTTTCACTCATCAATTTTTCTATATCGTCACTACTCATCGTCGGCGAGTTGATGTAGTAAATCTGAAGTTGTTCATGCTCTTGAAGGTAGTCCCAAGCTTCCTCTGCTTCCATATCCTCCCAACGATGGGGAAGGGCTTTTACATCATGAATTCCTCTTCTTTCACTGTGGGGGGTTCCTTGAGGGGCATAGATATGAAAGAGAGCATAGATTTGGTCTGCAAGACGTTCCTGTTGATCAATCGACAACTCGTTATATCCATCACCAAACCAAATTTCTATAAGTGCTCGAATTGACTCGCGAGTTGCTTTCCACCCACCTGGATGACCTTGATATCCTGGTCCACTTGTGAAAAGGGCATTAACGAACATTCGTCGTTGAGGCTCACTTCTCCTATCCCTAGGCATCCCCGAAAATTCATGATGGATAAGAGTGGTCAACTCACGTTTCAAATCATCTTCCGTTAATGCTTTCTGATACACTCCTTCTTGCAACTCTTTGGCACACTCTTGCAACCTACTGAACTTAATCTTAGGTTCAATGTCCTTTTGGAACTCCTGACTAGACTGAATAATCTCGTCGAAGGAGATGTTGGAAGGAGCCAACTCCTTTTCCAATCGTTCGGCTTGTTCCTTGATTTGGGACAAGGCTTCAAACTTCTCGGCAAAAACATCACTTGTGGCCATTATGAACTTCCTCAAAAAGTGAGGATGAGAAGAGAAAAAGAAAAGGGAGGATGCCGTTTCCTACATGCTGGAAGGAGTCTAAAGGACCAGCATCGGCAGAGCCTCCCCATAAGTCCAAACATCAAGGTGTTAATCATGCAGGCTGGAAGAATCCAGAAATCTCAGGAGTGTAGCACACGGTGAATGCAGCCGTTCCGGAAGCTGCGGGACAAGCGATAAGTCCAGAGAAGAAAACAATATCCACAGTCTGGGGAGCACCCGGCTGCGAACCAGTCAAAAGATTACCAGATCCACCCACTGCCCAAACAGGAGGAATAACTCCCACTACTTTATGCCCGGAGTTGACCAAAGGCATACCAGACGTGGCAACCGGCACTGCGTCCACAAAGTAAACTGGAGCACCTGAGTTGATGTTAGTCGTCACCAGGATGGAGTTCAATCGTCCACCACCAGAGAAGATAATGGTGGTGGAATTAACCCCGGACAGGGCAGAGTAGGTCTGGAGTCCACCACGATTCCAGGCCACAGCTCCATCGTAAAGGTTCCCTGAGTGGACGTTGGCCCCTGCCATACGCATCGGATTCTTAGTCGTCAAACTCATCGTTTCTGTTCCTCTATTCCGTGAAGGGTAGAGCAGTATCCCGGCCTGGCCATAAGACCCCCACAGGAATGAAACAATTCACCCCTGCTTAGCTGCGGGCTTCACTCCCACTTCATTAAATGTATTTTACTAGATGTGATTGAATTATGTCAAACGAGATGTGGCAGAAAGGCTGGTTGTAATTATGGAGACTTGTGAGTACAATAAGGTCGAGAATGGTGGGGGAGCATGACTTCCCCCACCATCCCCTCGCCAACAAACTATGTCCTTCGTGGAGAACACGGTCTGTGACTACCAATAAGTTTAGCGATCTATCCCACCTAAATCAATTCTTCGAGCCATACCACCCCAATCAACATCCCTACGTCTATCTGATTTGTCGAGTTTCTTCACCCAGACAAGAGATGAACGGCACCTTAGCCAAACATCGGAAGTATCTGATGGAAGATGCTAGTTCTAGTATTATTCGCGGAGTGAACTGTTACGTCGGTCCCTCCACACAACGAGAATGGTACAAACACCTCACTAATTCCTCAATCATAGCCAAGGAACTCAATTGTGTTCTCCTGGCCTATTGTGTTGACCGATACATAAGACCAGGAGGCTGGAGTGTACAACATCCCGAACACTATCCTACCCTTGAAGAACTGAACCACCTCAAATCATGTGTTGGGGGTATAAACATGGCTACCGTACTCCCACCCAGCAGTCCCTTCCAATTCGTCAAATCAATCCAAGGTAAGAAGGAGAAGAAGGAACGAGTACCTTCACCTTGCTTCCAGGATCAACGTAGAGAGAAGTGGTATGATTTCGTATTAGATCAACGTCAAAAGGGTTGTACACTATGTCAGATACGAGATCACATCAATAAGGCAGAAGGTGGGAATTACATAAGCCATGTTACGATTGACAAGTGGACCAAAGAAGTAGGTAGCCGAAGCACAAGATTGAAGAGAAGAGGTTGCAAATAAGGTAGGTAAAAGGATTTAAACTTTACTATACAAAGTGTATTTTCTCCCCCATAGCAGAAGTACCATCAAACCTAGTCTTTTACCTTGTTTTCTCTACTTTTGGGGTAGGACTACCAATATAACGTTACCTTACCTACCTTTTCATGCAAATTGGTGTCCTTTTTGTACCTCTTCAATCTACACCCCAAGGGGGTTATTAGGAGAAGGGATACTGCAAGGTTCCCAACTACTTTTAGCTTGTTTTCTAGCTAACTGTTATACGATCTCTATCTATAGAACTCAACTAACCCATTTTGGGGAACTTGATACTCTTAGGGAGAGTATGTATTCGTTTACTCTAGCAGTTACCTTACCTACCTTTTAGTCATAGCTTGGCATCCTTCTTGTACTTCTCAATCTAGTTCCCGAAGGGCTAGGAGAGTTGTCACAGTAAGGTTCCCAATTACATTTCCAGATGATGATGATGATGTAAACAGTTATTCATCAATTATTCATCAAAACAACCATTTCCGACGACCGAAGGGAGGAGGAACATGAGCCACGAAGTGGCGAAATGCCAGGACATTGATCACTTTTGATAACTTGTTTCATACACCACAACTCCGTCTTCTTGATATTGCTTTTCTAACAAATCAAGATAAGTGAAATCATTACCTATGATATCATTCAAATAATGACAAACTCTACCACATCTAGTACTCCCCATGAAGTGAAGATAAGCAAATCTTTCATAACCTCTTTCACACAAAAGATCATGCAAGGGAGGCAAGGCAGTTTCATCACCATCCTGGTATGCTTTGGCTAAAGCTTGAAGTGGAGTCATGGTGTTATTCCTTGGCAAGTAGTAAATCCAAAACCCAGCAGCCCCTCACATGAGGATCGAAAGATTGTTCCCATCCAAATCCACTTGTCCTGGAACAATAAGTACATGGAGAAATTTCCTTACCTAGTGATTTCCACTTGGCTCCTGTACCGTCACACTGAGAACATACTTTCCATCCTCGACAGTGTCTCAAGATGTTCTCATTCGTGCAGTCTGCCTCCTCCAGCATATCTCCCAGGATGGGCATCATGGTAAAATCCCTGGATTGGTATATTTCCTGAGCAAGATTAGGAATAGTTTTACCGTTCCAAGTGAGCCAGCGGACATTGAATGATGTATCTGGTTTTCTAGTGATGTTCTGGTCCCAATCATACTTCTCCACGGGACACCACGGATTCCCGAAAATGTCCCTCAACAATGAGGCTCGTTCTGCAAAAGTTGGTTTATTCCTTCCAAATTCCGTCCATCCCCTAGCCCATCCTTCGTCGGAGTATTCTGTTCCACACTCACTACTCATTCCGTCTTTCTCATAACCCTCTACTACTTCCAATGCTGTTCCTTGTGCTAAGCAACATGCACAGGCATACAGCCTTAACTTTCTATCACTTGCTGTAGAAGGACGCCAGGCTCCATATTGAGCTTCTCGTCCTTCCAACAGCCACTCCAGCATCTTGGTAGGGATTTCACACTTCAACCATTCGGTTTCAGTCATAGTTGTTTTCCTTCTGATGGTGATAAGTTTGCTAGTTCTCGACCTTGAGCAACTAACTTTTCGGAAAAGGCATTTCGTAGTGAAGGTCTCCCAATCCCATCAATTTTCGTTATGGGGAACAAAGAGAACATTTCTTTAGCATACTTATTGAAATTTTCCATTGTGGTTCGCCACAGGAAGGGGAAACCTCGATGGACCATTAATACTTCAACTCCTCCTATCCATCCTTCTTGGATTGTCTTCCCTCGTTCCAAAACACATGGAAAAGGAGTAGAAAACCACTCTTCATAACTTACATACTTCGCTGCCCAGAGGTCCATCACTTGGTCATTTTTGGTGAGATACTGCTTGCAGTTCTTACAGAAGGAAGATTTATCCTTGGGCCAATATAAATTCTCACCACATGAATACATGAACTGATCACAACCATACTTCCCTGACGCTAGTTCTACTTCCAATCGTAAGAATTGAGCCTGGTTCTGTTTACCCTGCTCCTCTAACCAATCGGAGTAAACTAGTCTCACTTCATCATCATGAGGATTTTCTAAGATGGCTCTTAGCAGTTGTTTTCCCGTGGTAGTCATGAGAATTACTCCTTTCCAAGCAAGAGATCCAAAACCCAGCATCCTCGCCAGTGGAGTTGATCTTGTCGTAAGTGACCTATCATTTCCGGAATATCACAACCACTCTCTTCCAAAGCATCTGCCAGGATAGGAAGTAACTCCTGGTCCAAGGTTCCTTCAAGGTTTCGTTTTTCTTCAATCTCTTTCGCAAGATAAGTAACAGTAGAGTTATTCCAGGTCAACCATTCATTCCTGATCATGGCATAAGGTGGTGTCCACATTCCATGTTGCTCCATATCCCACAAAGGAGATTTTCCCTCTTGCTGAATGATGGGTTTGAAAGGATTTCCGATCACATCGTGAAACATCCTGGTAAGATTAAGAAGGTAAGTAGCATGAGGGACCAGATAATCTCTGCCAATCCTATCCAAATATTCCCAGGTGGAGGAATGATGTACTTCCCCTGAATTCTCTGCCCAATGCAAATTATCTTTTTGGATATCACAATTTTCACTTCCGAATGCCAGCCACCATATATGAGCAGACAACCAACGCATCTTTCTCGTGGAAAGAGTTCCTAAAGGAGGAATATCCTTTTGACAGGATTGCACAATCCAACTGATTATCTCCTTCGGATCGGTAAGGGAGAGCCACTTCTCTTCATTCATGGTAGTTACCAAGGTCATTGAGTCACTCCTTGAGTTCCAAGCCTACTTTACGGAGCATGGTAATAATATCATCCACGGTTACTTGACCAATGTTGACAATAGACAACAGTTTCTTCCTTCCTAGGTTAGCAATATCCTCCACCGTCACTTATCCCGTTTCCTTCCTCAACAGATAAGCAACATGTCGATGCATACTTCTTACACGATAAGGAGGGAACTGGTTGGTGAATCTTCTATAAGAAAACTCAGTCCACTTCATAGGGAGGAAAGAGTTAGGATTAATCCCTCCCAAGGTAGCCAATACCTCTACCAAAGAAGTAGTGTCAGATGTTTCCATGAGGAGGTCAGCCAGGGCATGGACCGCTACCATGTCCTTCTCACTTTGAATAGCCTGAAGTAAGGCTCGAACATTTTGAGACATCATTTGGTTTTGTCCTTGGTAAAGTCTAGAGGAGGAAGGTTCACTAAACCTCTTCCATAGTTCACACATTGTTGAGACAACCACTTCTCTGCTTCAAGGAGAGTGAAAAATACAGGAGATCGTCCTACCCCTTTGGCATACCTTGATTTCTCGATTTGAACAATCTCTGCCGGAATGTTGTACGATGAGTTAGGTATCTCCTTCTTTCGAATAGGTCGAAATGCTCTCCAATAGTAAATCCGTTCTTCGGTTCCTCTTTTCGGTCCTTCAAAATGGTGTTGTATTGCCACAAGAGGATTCTTATCAATCAATCGAACTTCTGTAATGGGATGTAAAGAGAACAACTCCTTTGCATGGTTAAGAAATTCCTCGCAAGGAAGGTGGATCCTAAAAGTAAATCCTCTCCTCCATTGCCAGGACCATTGAGAAATAGTCTCTGGGAAATGTTCCGGAAGTATCCACCAGCTAAACCCCAAACCAGATAATTGGATTTGCCTCATTTTCAACGGTTTGTTTTCGTGCATATCCAGAACACACTTGCCATTGTGATGCTGCCGTCCACTTCCTTCCTTAACGCACCTTCCACATAGGCACTGAGAACGAAGTTTGTCTACCTGCAACTCCACTCGAATGAATTCAGCACGGTCTTGCTGTCCATTCTCTTCCAGCCAGTCTGAATAGACGAGACGAACATCATCATCATAAGGATCTTCCAGAATGGCTCGGAGGAGGGATTCTCCGGTGGTGGTAGTCATGAATACAAACTCCTCAACTCATCTTCAGAATATCTTAGAACGTTATCCAACAAAGCACATTGGGCTGGTCCGATGTTACAACCATGCCACTTCCTCTTTCGTAAGTGGGTGGTGACATGATCTTGTCTCAATCCCATCTCCAACCACAGGTCATAAAGTGGCTGTCGTGCCGACTCGTCTCCCTCTTTCAATGCTTTGGCTAGCATCACTAAAGTTTGGTGTGGTGTCATTTTTTGTATGCTCCTACGTTGGCAGTGCAATACTGAATACAACTCCCAAAGTTCATGGCATTGGTACGACACTGACACTCATATTGATCATAAGGATTACAGTGGAGGTCCAGCCACTCAGCAATGATCGGCCCACTAGAAATATGAGAAGTGGTTTCATAGAACATAACGCGATGACCATTGAGGATGCTCCAAAAGAAAGCAACATTAATGGGACTTCCAAGAAAGTAACCTACTCTGACAAAACACCCTGGATTCTCCTCTTTCCAGGTAAGATGATATCTTGGACTTTTGGTTATTCTTTCGTCATTCTCTCGCCATAAAGTTATCATCTCAAAGCTTGTTGCCTCTATGACATATTCTGTCTGAGCAAATCTCTTATCTAGCTCTTCCTTCTCCACGGAAGGAAGGATAGAGGTAATGAACTCTTTGACCAAAGAAGGGTTTTCTTCTACCCAATCTAGGAGAGCATCCTGTGTAGCTGGACAAAACGGATCGTGTCCCAGGCCACGGAGGAGAACAATTGCATTCTCAATGTCTTTGATTTTCTTGGTGGGCATAATTCTTCTTCCTGGTGAAATAAAAATGACGTGGGTGTGAGCCACGTCATAAAGTAGAATTACATTCTCTTCCCGTTCATCATCCCACAGTGGGAACTGCTTCCATGAAGAGACTCAAACATGGGATCGCGTCAATCGTCTCACACAAGATTAACTTACCAAGGTCTCCGCTTTGAGTCGTCCTGAACTTAGTAGGACGTGGAGTAAACTTCGCCTCACTGAGAAGGTTGCCTAGCGTTTCTTCGTCTAACAGGGACTTATGTTCATCTCCAACGAGAAGGGAATTCAACTTCATGGCCTGGGTCTTGGCTTCCTCACATTCACTTTGCAGTTGGTCAAGAAATCCCAATGACTTCTCCTGATACTGAGTTGTAAGGAATTCCACGTCAGGAACAATGATTCTTACCACTCCATCCGGACGAATGGCTCTCCGCAAATCTTTGAGGATGGCTAGTATCTCTTTGAAGGTAAAGTGCTCCAGGACATGAGATAGGAAGAAGCAGTTTACCACTTCCGTACCGAAGGGAATACCTTGTCGAAGGTCACATTGGGTGAATTTGTAGTTACTTTGTTGAGCATAGTTTTTCAGGTCCAAGATGTCCAAGTTATGCCACCCCTGGTGCAGCATACTCCAGGCACAGCCGATGTTAACCTTGGTCAAACCACCATCTTCAAAGTAGTGGGGGGGAAATTCTCCTTGCTCCGACTCCTGTTGAGTAACTACTTCATGTCCTGGAGGGAGGATACCCTGCCACCACTCTTTAGGTTTGATGGTAACACGAGTCAAATCTCCACTGTCTGGAGGATTGAAGTTGATCCCGTGATAGCCCCTTTTGCTGTAGGTAGCTAGGTCTTGCATAACACGAGGAAGCAATTGCTCCGGAATATGGTCCAACACTGCGATGCTTACTGCTAAGTCATAGGATTGTGCTAAGACAATTCCTTCACACAGGTCACCCAATGCCATTCGACTGGTGGCACGAGTAAGTTCACAGTGAGTGGAAATGTCGATCCCGAAGCAATCTACTCCTCTATCCTCTAACCGTTTGATGAGGTATCCTCGACCACACCCTAGCTCCAGAACACTTTGGGGTTTCCTCCTCAAAATATTCTGGACCGTCATCTCATGGCAGGGGAAGTCCATATAGAAGGGTTTGTAACCTCCACAAAAGCTACCTCCAGAGAAATATCGACGATCAAAACACTTTCTACGACCTTCTGACGTAAGAAGGAGGGATGGGACCGATTTCTCCCTAACCACATTTCCTTCGTAAGAGGCAGATTCAGTCCCATCCCCCTGTTTGCTTTTGGTAGTTTGGGTAATTTCCTTAGTAGTAGGGTTAGTTTCGTTTATACCGCCTTCAGGGGGGTTTCCTACCCCTTGGGTCGTATTACCATCCTCGGACGCGACCTGGACCGTTTTAGGGGTATTTACAAGGGTTTGGGGTTTGGAACACTCTATTAACATATCGGTTTCGTCTCCGGGCCTTGTTTGTGGATTCTGGGTATATGGTGATACGATGATGTTTTCAAACCCCGCTTCGGAAAATATCTTGGTAGCCCATCTTGGAGACCATGCTGATTTGTGTGCATTTTCTCCATAGTCTTGTCCACCAAATAACATACTTCCCTCGTCCCCATCCCATTCCGGTTTTGCAAGAATGTATTTCATCTGGGCTTCGGTGTTGGGTACTACGACCACCAGTTTTCCTCCTGGTTGCATGATTCGATGAATTTCTTTTAGAGTTTGCGTGACTAATCTCCAAGAGATATGTTCCAAACAAAAGATAGACAACACTATTGGCCATTCATCATCTTTAATTGGCCAAGGAAACTCTTCAAAATTCACTACGAAATTGACTCTTTTGCCTTGACGTACATCTACATTGCAAGTGGTGATTGGCTGTGGGTTGTCCCCACCACCAAGTTCGAGAACCTTTGAACCTTCCGGAAGATTGGTGAAACGAATCATTGATTATCCTTTGAAAAATAGAGAATAGGTGGGAAATTCCCACCTATTCTCATACCTAACTAACCTCACCCTAAAAACCTCAACCCAACTAACCGGACCCACCAGACCAACCACAACGAACCCTAACGTATCTGACCGAACCGCATGTTCATTCCCAAACTAGCTCTCGCCAGTTGAAGGGAATGATTCCATCTTCCAATGCCTTGGCTATCATACCTCGGTGTCGGAAATCAGCACGGAGAACATGACAGCGACGGCAAAGGACTCGTAAATTGGTGTGATGGTTCGTTCCTAACTTCCCTGAACGAATGTGGTCCACATGACATTCATTCAGAGCCACTTCCTTGTTACAGTGGAAGCACCTTCCGTTGTCTCTTTTCCAGACTGTTTCCCTGGTCTTGTCCCACACTTCCCTCGGTTGGCGTTTCTTGGGCATCTTCCAACTCCTGGTAAGAAATCACATCGAATCTCCCACATCCCACTCGAATACCATCTCCCAAACCACCAAGGGTTCCGGAATCTCGGAGAATGGCTTTCATTTGTTCACGGGAGATGATGGTTTTGTCCCAACGCAAGGTAAATCGTGCTTTCCAACCAGATCTGGTTGACAGACGGTATCGAATGTTCCTCCCTTTTGTAGATGGATTCCGAACTGATGTTATGTAAACGAACACCAGGATGGAAGAGTCGGTAGGAGAAAGAACATACTGTTGTGTTAATTTTTCAGGCATCTTCCGATTGAGAAGAACCACATCTTCTTCTACTTGGAGCGTTGACACCAGTTGGTTTTGAAGAGATCCGCGTCCTTTCTTGGTATGCACGGCTCCATTTTTCAAACACCCAAAGACATAGTTTCCTGGTATGTACAGATTTCCGTCCTCTGTAACCATACAGGTTTTCTTCCACTCCTCCGGGTTGTTTCCTGCGACTCCTGACCGTTCTTCTTTTTCTAATGGGATGGCATCAGGACCAAAGCGATGCTGAACCAATGCTCTACTCCCCTGAACCAACACTCTTGCTCTTACGATGTTTGACATGGACCTTGCCCTTTCGTGGTTCTTCGTTCCATCGAGCACTTTTGCATTTAGGACATATCCTCACATCACGAATGCGGGGAATCCAGGTGTAACCACACCGTTTGCAACAAAGCTCATCTGGAAGTTTGATTTCCATGTTAGGGTATCCTACGTTAACGTACAAGTATTGTCAATAGCAAAAACTAAATTTTCTTTTCCTTGAGGATTTCAAGTAGTATGTGATGGAGTAAAGTAGTCTGATAGATAAGGATATTGGACAGAATGAAAAACATAGCCTTCACTCCTGATTCAACATTGGAGTGGTCATAGATCCAGTCCCAGGTGAACCATACGGAGAGGAAGAAAGAGATGATAAACATGAAGTAAAAAGCATTTTGGGATTTCTTCACCTCAGTTGGATCGATCATGATTCTTCCTTTGGAGGTAATTTGACTACAATCACTTTGTCCTTACCTACAATCTCTTCTAGTTCTTGTACAGGATCACGAGACAACCATGCCATAGGCGGAATGGGTTCCAACTCCAGTTCCTCTCCAAAAGTGGAGTATTGCTCATTCAGCCACACGTCTAGTTCTTCATTGGAAGTAGGTCCATCTCCTACTCTGTTGAGTTGTGGAAGTTGTTGTAAAACAAAAGGGTGACAGATTTTCATCGCACGAGGAATCTGATGGGTGAAGATGTCGTCGGTGGTGAGAAAGTTGAGAATGTCAGACACTCCGTCCATACCACGATTGGAAAGAAGTCTTCCGGTAGTGATAGTAAGGATGTCACTTAGATGAAATTTCTTCATGGTTGCTCCAATTCGTGTTGAAGGTTCTCTTTCATCCGGGAGAGTCTGGATCGGTAGGGACAATCCGGTACACAGGTTTCAATCTCATTGATTCTTGTTTTCAGGTCAGCAATGTACTTTTCCTTATTTCGTAATTCTGCAAAAACCTCCTCGATGGGAATGAATGGTCCTTTGTATAGTTCATCCTCATCCGTCATCTTCTTGAAGCAGGGAACACAATGGTACACTGGACGATGGTGTAATTCCAAAACCTTGCGAGCCATGTCAGGGTTCTTTTCGCACTCTTCCCTGAGCTTGTCGTCCATATTGATCTTGTCAATAGTAGCAGGTTGAGTTTTCTGTAGGGTGAGAGTCTCCTTACATTTCCAACAAATCCCCTCATTGTCATCGTAATCTTTCTGAGAGTAAATCCACTTACTCTCAATCAGGTAACGAGCATGAGGACAATCGCAGGTAGGTTTCTTCATGGTTGCTACTCCATCTTTGGTTCTGCTCCTTGGAAGATCACTTCAGGACGATTGACTACCTTTCCAAATGGTGGCATCTCCACGATCTTCACATCACTCCGTTCGATCATCAAATCTGGATTGGTTCTTGCTTCGTGTTTAGTAGGCAAACTTTCCAACTCTTCACTAGTGAACTTTCTGGTGGTAACTTGCTTTTGTACAAAAGTTCCACGCTTGAAGAATGGTAAATAGTCATTCCAATTGATACCACGACCAAATAACATCTCCTGCATTTCGGGACCATTCTTGTTGTAGAGTTCCTTGTGACTAAAAACGGATTGGGCTGCCATAGAAATGGAGTTTCGAGTAGCATCCTGCTCCCGCCACAAGAATACGTTAACCCCTTCCACTATGTTGGGAACATTCCATACTCGACAATCGAAGTGAGCAATGGGTAAATTCATCAATGGAAATCTGGAGGGGACATGTTTGTTGAACCATCCCGTACACAAAGAAGACAACACTGATACCATCTTCTGAATTTTGCCATCGAAGAAGATTTGACTTTTGAAGTCGGTACTGTGCCAAGCCAAAGTGATTTCATCCGACTGCACGTATCCCATACAAGCATTGGTTTCTTTGACAAGGTAAATCGTGGTGTCAATCATAAGGGCAGAAAGTCGCTCATCGTAAGGACGTTCCATCCCCCTGGTCCAGTTGTGGAAGTTCTTTCCATCAAGACGAGCAAAAGCAGGGAGGAGAGGAATAAGTTTTCTTCTTGCTTCCATCCCTTCATAAAGCTTCATACGTTCACCAAAATCAGTTGTATCTGCCATGTTGTTCTCCTAAAGGTTAGTACCAGTTGCAGACCCCGGAGTTGAACCGGGAAAGAGAAACTTATGAGGCTTCTCCAGGAACCGTCCAAGTCTGCGATCAATGACCAGAGTGGGACTCGAACCCACAAGCCCATAAAGAGCATCAGATCTTAAATCTGATGTGTTTCCCAATTTCACCATCTGGTCATAGACTGTTCTCAAGGTTTAAAGAATGGGTTCAGTTGGAATTGAACCAACAACCGAAGGATTATGAGTCCTTTGCTCTACCATTGAGCTATGAACCCAAAGGCAACCCGCAGGATTCGAACCTACATCTTCCTCCGGAAAGGAGGTTGTCCTACCGTTAGACGAGGGTTACGATAAAAAACTACTCCCACTTGCACCAGTCCAGGTCATCCCGTCTCTATCTCCCTCCTGTGGAGGTAATAACGACTTCGGGGTTTATAGACCCTTCTTCCCAATGTAGTTGAAAGTAGTTTGTCTATACAGAAGTATTAACATTCAACAACTTGCTAATGTATAAACAAAAATCTTGAGAATCCTGACAATAAAATAGAGATTCTCTGATTTCGTCAAGAATTTTAATCATATCTTTCTTACTCATAGATTCAAAATCTGGGCGACTTTCTTGTAAATCATTCATTACTTTATCTCTTCTTTCTTACAGTTCGTCTTCAGTCGCTTCTCGAAAATCTGAAGTATGCCTCATAACTTGAATGTTACCGCTATCCATGTCTACTAACACGCAATGACCCGGAATGTTTCTTATTTCCGTGAGGAATATAAAGTGTTTCTGTCTTTTTTGTCCATACCCCAAAACTCCGTAATATTTGATTCTGTCATATTCTGCTAGTTGGTTCCAATACTTCGGATTGAAGTTTTTGGGTTCAAACACCACCACCGTTCCAAGTTTGAATTTCTTTGGTTTCTTTTGCATGACTCATAACCTAGTGGTAAAATAAAGAGAAGTGTGGGATATGGTTTCCTTCGAGTTTTCTGCCGCCCTTAACTCCCCACTCCGGAGGAGCTACGAGTCGAAGCCGCTTCCCATTATGCGGATTCCCACACTTCTCTAATTCAAAGACCCACCGAAGTTGCAATCTCCTCTACGATGGGTTTTAACTCTTCGTGGTCGTCGATGACAAAGTATGTAGACCCCTCATTGAAGATGACGTGGATCATAGTCACATCATTCTCTTCCGACCATCCCGCGTCCCAGGCATCACGAGCAGCCATGTTTTTGTAGATCATCGTCTCTGACACTAGCTCCGTATAAACAGCTTGTGGCCAGAATTTCTCAACCTCACTCATGATTGTTGGTATACTCAACGCTACCGGAATCTCTAGTTGACATCCATGAAGGTCCATAGTTGTACTCCTTGTTGATTTCCCTCACTTCTCGTAAGAGCGAGAGGATGGATTTGGACCATCATTCAGTGTCACCACTGGTTTTGCTATTAAACTACTCTCGCAGATAGGCACTACAGGATTTGAACCTGTGACCATTGATATGTAAGACCAATGCTCTACCCACTGAGCTAAGTGCCTATTGAGAACCAGAAGACTTCCCCAACAGAGGTCCATTACGTTCTGTCGTAATCTCTTCAAATGGATTGAAGCTTGACACGAATTCATTCGTAAAACCCTACCGATACTCCAGATCGCAACCCAAAGTAACCTTGTGGTAGGAATACCAATGAACCGTCCATTCCAGTTATCATTCTTAGTATTACGTGAATCCAAAGGAATGGCTAACCTCACCAAATGAGCTTCACATTCTGTAATGGCATTGTCAAGGGATAAGGCTAACCCATCAAAGCGGTCTTCATATTTTGGAGGAAATATCTTCCACTTCCAGCCCCCACGAGGACTGTCACACTCTTCGTCAAAGTAGACTTCCGCATAGTAAGGACGTCTCACAATGCCCCGAACCATGTTGCCTAGTACCCACTCGTCCGGTTCATGTTGTTGCCAGATCACAACTACTCCTTCTTGTTCACTACTGATTTGATGATGGGCATTCCATCATTGCCTGTGGGGACATACACCACGGCACCAGGATGATTTTTCAATGCCTCTACCCAAAGATAGCGAATGTAGTTATCTGTGAGAGTCCCTTGAATGATTTTCTGAGCATCGGCAATACCACTTGCTTCTGCCCGCTTCCGATCTGCTTCTAATTTTTCCTTACGGATGGTAAACTCCATTTGTTGTGCAGCCTGGTCCATTGCCAATTTTTGCTCGATAGCTTTTTGCACTACAGAAGGAAGATCAACATCTCTTAGCAAAACTCTTTCCACAATAATTCCATCAGCCTCCAAAGAAGATTTTGTTTCAGTGAATAAAGAGTTTTCTATCTTCTGACGATTAGCAGTGAAAAGATCTTCTGCTCGATAATTGGAAGTAGCTTCTCGAACCAAAGATCGAAATACAGGAACAATAAGCACTTGATCGTATCTCTCCCCGTACTTCTGGAAAATGGCAGGGGCATCTTTTGGTTTGATGGAATAAAGGAGGGACACTTCCAAATGCACCCCTAGACCATCTTTCGTGGGAACATCCCCCTCTGCTTTGTATTCCCATGTTCGTATTGATATTTTATGAACGGATTTAAGTGGATTGATCCAGTTAAATCCTTCCTGAATAGGGTGATCATCCACTGCTCCAAAAGTGGTTAGAACACCCACATGACCAGCGGGAATGGTAGTCCAACTCTTCATCAATATGATAAAGAGCAAAAGAAACACGGATGCCACACCAAATCCCAAACATCCAAAATAGAAATTTCCCTTTTCCATACCAAGCTCCTTTATGGTTTTTGCCATCTTATCATGAGAACCATCAAATGAATTTCATCTGGTTCCCCTTCATTTCCCACCCGTGCTTCCATCACATCCCCTATTTCAATAGCTTTTGAGATTCCAAATTCGTCAACTACAATTCCTGCTGTCTCCGGATTCATGTGGAAGTCTCCTTCCTTGGGACTACCCCATGTAACCACATCCATTGTCAGGAGAGCAGTTCCTCCTGGTTTAAGGACTCGTTTGGCCTCTTTTACGCATTGTGCATACTTACTTGAATGAACATGCTCCAGGACGGAACAGTTGACATAGCGGTCAAAAGTCTCATCAGGAAAAGGTAGTTCACACATATCACCTTGGGTTTGCTTGATGTTATCAAAACCAATCTGGTCAATGGTAACTTGAGCCTTCTTGATGAACTCTGGATTGATTTCCAAACAATCTACCCAATGAGTTCTAGTTGCCATAGCAAACTTCAAAATACTCCAACCACTTCCTATGTCCAGCACTCGATGATGTTGTTGAAAATCTCCTTCCCTCAATATCCAAGGCCACTCTCGTTGTCTACTCCAGTGCATAGGAGAGGGAGTATTGGCGAAAACTACGTTAGCCAAAGCTCCTCGTGCAAAAATACAGGAAATAGGACAAATCATTTCATAAGACAGAAGTTCTCGAATAAGAGGATAATCCTCATCCAAACATGGACCTGCTAGAGCAGCATAAGAGGTTGGTTTAATGATCATGTCAAATTCCTGAAATTCGTTTACGTTCTTCTACCAAGTTCCATGGATTGGGAGAAGGTACTTCCCACTTTGGTTCTTCCGGAGCACTTGAGATATGAGTAATCCTCCACATCCCTTCATTTCCGAGGGGAGAAAGTTCCTGGGGAGTATCCCATACTCGATGGTCTACCATGTGACAAACAGCAATTTCCTGATCGACTTCTAGTTTGTATCCTAACATTTTTGCCTGAGCCATCTTGCTGGTTACGGGCCAGCAATGACAATGATCTGCTCTTTCATCCACTCCATTGATAATATCGAAAAAGTCTCTGGTGATACTTACGTAAAAGGTCTCCCACTCTCTTGGAACCCAAGGCCACTTGGGAATCAAGGGAGGGGGGATTTTCCAGGTAGAGAAGTCATCAACCAGAGTTGGTTTAGGTGTTTCGTAAACAATGGCTGATCCGGAGATAAGAGTCTTGTCATCAAACTGTTTATGAAGATGGTCCCATGCCCTGATCCAGTAGGGAGGCAGCCAGGTATAATCACTGACAAAGACAATCCTTTCTCCTCTGCAATGGAGGAGAGCACTGTTCCAGGCGTTGCACAATCCGCCTTTCACATTGGAGTAAAACTTGTTTTTACTTTTGCGATAACAAGTAAGTGGTAATCCCATTGAGAGGATTCTTTTCTCAACAACTCCTCGTTCAACTCTACCAGGATAATCATCGATGACAATGAATTCCCACTCGATTGTTTGATCGGTTCCTTGCAAAGTTTCTTGCAAGGAATGACAAAGAATGTCAAATCCTCCAGGTCGGTAGCTGCACAGCACCAAAGAAATCATGACTTGTTTTCTCTCAATTTCTTCAAAGCTCTGGACAGAGCCTTTTCTGCTTCCACTCGATTGATGTAAGAACGAGCATAGTTACTATGGGACAGATTGTCGTTCCATTTCCCATTGTTCCGACCGTCCACAATATATCCATCAAGGTACTGAAATAGACTCAATGCAATACACCATTCTCCGTGAACATGGTAATCTTTTCTGGTTGTCAATCCTATCCTAACGACGGGGAGTTTTTTGGAATCGGGGAAAATCCAAAAACATCGTTCCATACCAGCACAAAACCAAGTAGCTTCATCTCCAGAACCCAATCCCAACGCACATGGGGGGCCAGGCATGACTTTGAGGTTAGCGAGATAGCGTTGTCCTTCTGCTTCATCTTGAAGATACTTCTCCTCCAGCCAATCTGAGTATACTAAGCGAGATTCCCAATCGTCAGGATGTTGGTCAAAATGTTGTTCCCATTCCCAAGCATACATGGTAGTGAAATCTCCTCCCGTGGTCCATTTCCAGGTGTCCACTACGAAGGTGATGAAACTCATCTAACAAATCCTTTATTCGATGATTTTAGGTATTGGAAGAGGAACTATAAATTTTCCTCGATACCCTTTCTTCTTGAGGTTCTTCATCAACTCATCGGCAATGTGCCAGGAGAGAAGAAGGACATACTCTGGTTGGTCATCTTCAAAAATACATTCTTGATCGTAAATGGGAACTCGCGTCCCAGGTAAGTAATGTCCCAACTTGGGAGACTGTGGGACTTCCACAATGCAGTCCAGAATGTTTTCATCTAACCCTAGGAAGTGAACTAAAGTAACTGCTCGGCTAGGTGCTCCTACTCCGTAAAGTCCACTCTCCATTGTGTGCTTGGCTAGCAGTTGGAATAGTTCCATCTTGGCTCTTGCTACTCGTTGACGGAAAGTAGTCCACACATCTTCTGTAAAGAATGCCTTTTCTTCATCAAAAAGAGACATCCATTGAGAAGGACACTTGTGATGATCATAAGTAGCCTCTTTCTTCTGAGCATAGACGCGGAGACTTCCTCCATGAGTGGGAATCTTCTTGACGTAAGTAATTTCCAACCCATGCTGGTCGAAGAGATATTTCAAGCTGGTGAGGGAATAAAAACGTCTATGTTCGTGATACAAACAATCATATTGCAAGTTCTCTATCAGTGAAGGGAGGTAGTGGTTTTCACAAATAAAGACCCCATCATCACTCATCAATCTCCTGATATTTTCCACTACCTCATTGATGTTTGGCATGTGAGCAAAACAGTTTGTACAAGTGACTACATCAGCTTTCCCGATATTGTTCACGATCTCATCGACCACTTTGGAGGAGAAGAACTTGTTGATGGTAGGAATACCTTGCTGTTTGCTCTCCTCTGCGGCTCCTGTCGGTTCGATGTTGATACAGTAGAATCCTGCTTGGTGAAAGTTGGATAGTAAATTTCCATCGTTGCCGCCTAAATCTACAATCACATCCCCTTTCCCAAGATGGGGGAAGAGAAAGTCTACCTCTTGAAACAACTCCTTGAAGTTATCCTTGAGGATTTTGGTTGTGGAACTACGATAAGCATATTCTTTTGGGAAGAGAATCTCTGGATCAACTTCTACGGAAAGTTGAACTAACTTGCAGTGTTGACACTCTAGCAATTCTGTAGGATAGAATACCTCTTCAGGAGGGAGCGGTTCTCCTATCTCCCTCATCGTATTGACAGGAGGAAGCCACCCTACATGGAATACTGACTCCGGAAAGCGAGTAGCACACATCTGACATTGAGTAACTTGTGTTGCTTGCATATTAGCATTCCTTTCTTTCCAAAGGGTGTTCCAGATACCAAAGGATTGTCTTTCTTAACCCTTCTTCTAACATTACTTTTGGTTCCCAACCAAGTGCTTTTAATTTGGAAATATTAGGACAACGATAAGGAGTGCTTCCACTAGGGGATTGAGTATGAATAATCTCTCTTACTGGCTTGTTCATGATTAAGGCTATCCTCAACAACAAGGATTCCATACTCACCACTTCATCGGTTCCCACATTGTAGATATTCCTATGCTCACCTTTTTCCAGGATAGTAAGAATTCCACTTACCGCATCATCAACATAACAAAATGCTCTGGTTTCCTTCCCACTCCCTTGAATCTTCTTTGCGGTACGGGGGTTAGATACTTCTCGTATCAGTTGAGGGATTACATGATCCCATCCCGCGTCGGGGCCGTAGCAGTTATGTGGTCTAATGATTAACATCTTGTTGAAATCTTCACTTTTGTAGTGAAGAGCAAACATCTCCGAGATGATCTTGCTAGCCGCATAACTGTACCGTGGATTCTGAGGATAAGGAATCGTTAGGGGAACTTCTTCATGAGCAGGATAAACAGGAGGAGTTTGATAAACCTCCGATGAGGAGGCAATGAGGAGTTCTCCTACTCCATGCTCCACACAAGCATCCATGACGTTGATGATCCCTTTGGTGCCTACTTCCAACACACGGGATGGGTAGTCGTAGAAGTTTTTCGTCCCATTGATAGCAGCAAGGTGAATCACTGCATCATGTCCTTTTACTGCTGTTTTGACTACGTTATAGTCACAAATATCCCCATAGAAGAAACACACATCCTGTCCATTTAATCTACTGCGGGAGCCACGGGAGTAGTTGTCGAAGGTACTGACAGCATGACCTTGTTGAAGTAGTGTTTTGACCAACGGGGTTGCGAGTGAGCCACAACCCCCGGTAATAAGATAGCGTTTCATTAACGAACCCCCGCTGCAAAATCCTTTTCGGAAATGAACCTCCATGCAGCCCGTAGAGCATGGGACATATCCTCACTGCTGCCAGACTGAGGAAGTCCAAATTGTTTGGAGCAAGCCTCTCCGATATTCCCTACCATAATGTAATCGTCTGCACGAATATTAAGTTTCAATCCATGAAGAAAGTAATCTTTGGAAAGGAAAGATTGCCCCAGGAAGGATACTCGCTTGTGCCAATCAGGAAGTTGGCAAAATACGTGCATGTTCCCACAGATTCCAACAATATCCCCTTGTTGTCGAAGCTCCTCCATAGATTCCAAAGTAACAGGACCATTGGAGATAACTAAAGTTTCGTCAACGCCAAACGCCCAACATCGCATAATTTATTCCTCACATGGGATAATTTTGTATTTCTTCCCGCTAATCGTAATTTGAGCATGATGCTTAGGGTGACAGGTCAACGCCCGGATAACTATTTTGGATGAATCTGGGATAGATATTTCCTCACAAAGAGGAGATTTTTTGTAGTATCTTCCTTCCCCTTTATTTTGAGGAGTAGAAGGAATCTCCTCCCCGTTCAAAATCCTTGGAACCCATTTGATGAAGAGTTCCTTGAGCAGTTGATGAGAAATTTTTACCAAATCTCCCGATGTGTGATGATTCTCTATAGGGAATTTCTTGACCTCAATGATAGGCCCGGTATCATACTCCGGAGCCATGTAGTGGAGGGTAGCTCCAAACTCCTTCTCTCCGTTGATGATAGCATGGTAAGCAAGGTTCCTTCCTTTATACTCTGGGAGGGGGGCAGGATGGAAGTTGAGCCAACGGTAAGGAATAGTAAACTCACTAGAAGGAATCTTGTGAGTGGCCAGAAAATTCACTCCTAAGTCATAGGGGGGAATCTTGGACCAGTCCTTGATGTGGTAATCATTACACCCTTCAAAGACCACTTCTCCACCAATCCAACGTAGATGATGATACATCTCCCATCCAAGATCGGTATTGGCAAGGTAAAGAACTCTGGTCATTACTCCCTCTCTACCAGAAATCGAATATCATGTAGGGCAATTTGGAAGTCTAATTCTGTAGGATTCTTGACAATGTTGATGGCTCGATCATCCACCAAGGCAGCAAAGAAAGGCTTCCCCTGACCAGCGTAGATAGAGTCATAACTGAACCCATGCTGGTCTAACCATTCTTTAACACGAAGAGTTAGCTTATCTACTGTATCTCCCTCTTCTCGACCAAACATATCTACTTTGGTTCTGGTAGTGAAGATCATTACCGAGTAGGTTTCACTCAACTTTTTGGTGAACTCCACTGCTCCTGGTCTGGGTTCCCCGAAGTGATCAGAACCCTTCCAGGTATCGTAGTGAGCTAATACTCCATCTACATCCAAGGCAATAGTCTTTTTGTGCTTCTTGTCCATTTCCTTTGCTTTCTCTAATATTTCCTGATTGGTCATCACCATCCTCCCCGGACTGCATCGATGACTTGTTGAACATCCTCGTCTGACAAATTTTCATGACAGGGGAGGCAAATACTCTTTTTGCTAAACTCCCTCTGTCCCACTAAGTCTTCTCGTATCCCTCCAAAAACAGGATTCTTGTCGATCCGGGAGCAAATGATAGAACAAGGAATCCCCTTTTCTTTCATCTTCTGTACAAAGTCATCTCGCCAGTTTACTTTCATGGCAAAGGCATAGTACGCATGGGACCAACTACCAGGAACTTCGATAAATTCGATGTCCTTCACGGTATCCAATTCTTCTCGGTACTGTTTTGCTATTTGCTGTCTTCTTGTCAGCCGTTGAGGGAGAGTATGAAGGTTTCCTATCCCCAAAGAAGCAGCCAGATCATTGAGGTGGTATTTGTACCCGACTTCTTGTAATGAAAAATCCCTTTCTCCAAGTGGTCCAATTTCAGCACCACGGGGGATTCCAAACCATCGTCGATGGATGGCATCTTCTTTATCCCATGTGATGTCAATACTGCTGCAAATACACCCCCCATCACCCGTGGTCAACAGTTTAGTAGATTGAAAGGAGAAACAACAAAATCTTGACCAGTGAGTTTTCCCTATCAAGTCTTGTTGATAGACAGCTCCCAAGGCATGAGCAGCATCTTCAATGATGGAAGGTCGTTCGTTGAATAATTCACTCTCTCGCTCGATTGCATAGTTGATGTCTTCCATGTAACAAGGAAGACCCGTCCAGTGAACGGGAATAACCGCTTTGGTTTTGGGAGTTAGTTTCTTCTGTACACTTTCCGGACACAAGTTCCCGGTGAAAGGATCGATGTCAGCAAAAATAGGAGTAGCCCCACAATAGAGAATTGCCATCCCGGTAGCCACAAAAGTTTGTGGGGGAAGAATAACCTCATCACCCCTTTCCACTCCGGATAAAACCAAGGCAAGGTGAAGAGCAGAGGTGCCACTATTTACCGTAACAGGGTTCCACAGACCAAACTTATTCAACCCCTTCTCAAACTCCTTAACTCGCTCTCCTTCACTGAGCCTACCACTATCCAGGGTTTCCTGGACCAGTCGCTTACTTTCTTCCGAGATGTGAGTGTAAAATAATTCCATTAAGACACCGTGGGAGGAGTGTGTTTGGTAATAGTCCACTTATCGTCGCTGAAGGAAATATCTACCTCTCGCTGCCACTGAATGTCCCTTCTATCCACATAAGAATATCCAATAACAGGAACGTCTTGTGGGAGAGGGTCATCAGGAGAAATATTCTTGTCGAAGAATATTTTACACACATCTTCCAAACCATTTACATCACTAGAAATTTCACCTGCTCGTTTCTTACAATGTTTGACGAAATGTTCCAATTCAATTTCATACCTTATCTTCTGTACAGTCTTTCGATGATCTTCATTACTCTGTTCATAAGAAACAGCTTTTTGTTCAGAAAGGTCTGAATAATCAACAGTGAAGGATGGGTTATTGGATATAGCATCATGGAAAGACAAGGTTCTGATTACTACCTTAGTCTTGCTGGAATTGTATCGTCCACCAATAATATTATAATACTTCTTCTCCTCATTCCGAACGAGTATCTGTTGGCAACCATCCCAATACCCCTCTGCACGATGAACGAAGTGAATGTCCTCATTTCCTACAGAGACTTCTAGTTCTCCTGAAGGGTCTTCTTTCTGCAATCTTCTAATCAACTCTTTGGTTTTCATTATGCCGATTCTCCCACTTCATCTTCATATTCTACTTCGATTTCCACAATCTCCGCTCCGATGCGTTTCCCTGCTTCTCCCTGATAGTGTTGAGTGACTTCCTCAAAGGTGCCAAATACTTCTACCTCTTCATAGTTCCAGCCTCGGTCACTACACCAAAACTCATTGGAAACCGTATCGAAAATACAGAATTGCACTCAGGAATCTCCTAACGAGAAAATTCCGATCTTGCTTGATTGATGTTACTCCTGTGCTGTTCATTGATTTCTTGAGTAAGGATTCTGTCCTTGGGTATTGAAGAAGCCTTTTCTTTAGCTTCCTGATGAATTTTATCGACTCTTTCTTTGCATACTGAGTAGAACTCTCCCTCTAACTCCGAAAGAGCGGAGAAGGGCAACCCCTCTACTTTACGGTGACACTCATAATCCTTCCCTTTTGGAACCCAGAAGGTATGATACTCCGGACGGTGACATTGAAAAACATTGTAGAGATTATTGATGAATTCATCAAAACGGTTATAAATTACCGTTGATCCATCGACAGAATAAGAAGCATGAAAGAAGAACTCTTCCGCAGCAACTTGATAGCGGTCCAGAATCTCCTGGACCTGGACAGACACCTGCTCCTTCCCATTCCAATAGGAGAACATTTCCGGTTCTACTTCTGAGGAAAGTGAGAGAGAAGAGATGGATGGAATGGCCACCAGAGATGAAATAACCGTACCAATAAATTGCCGACGATTCTGATCCATTTTACTTCCCTTTATCTTGAAGAAAGAATTTCATCACACTTCCGAATGTACTCACTATCCTTGGTTCGTTGGTTCTCTTCTAGCCAGTCCGCAATGATGGGTAGAGGTGTATCTTGAGTCAAAGGAATGCTGTCCATGATCCAGTCATACCGTTGGTGGAAACCATTTCCTAGAACGGGATGCTTGTAAGTGAAGCCAGCACATTGCCAACAGAATCTCATGTAAAGTCCAGAAACTCCATGAATGGCTACACCATCACCTGATCCACCCATCCTTGTTTTACACCCCCTACAGTACATCCAGTTCTCTAAGTCTCCAGAATGGATATTGTAAGTGTTCAATCCTGATTCATAGATTGTTCTCTGTTCGGAAGCAATAGACCCCATCACCACAGTTCCCAAGGGAGGAGTGGATAAGGCTCCTGATAGAAATCCAATCGAAATTCCAAGAGGAAGTTGACTCATTCTTTCTTCCCTTCCTTTGTCTTCTCGATCATGCTATCCACCCAGAAGATCTGGATACCAATAACTTCCTTGGTATCAATACTCCTCATGAGAGCCATGATCTCACCTTTGCCAGGAATGACAATAGGATCAGCATAGGCACTTTCATTCTTCCAGTAGGCTTCCAGGAAGTCTCCATCCTGATAGTAATGAACGAAAGGTCTAATCATAGAAGGTTCCTTCCCTTCTCCACTGAGTTTCTTGAGGTACTCCAGAAAGGTTTCGTTGTTCATCTTTCTATCCATTTCCACAAGTTGTAAATCACAATGCAGGATAAAACAGCTGGCCACAAAGGAATAGTAAGAATAGAAACCCAAAATCTCAAACTACCCACAGGTATCCGTATGAAAACGAACTCTCCAACGTGGTATCCAATTATCACATAGAGCATCGTTATGGGGATAAGGAAAAGGTAATCTTCTACCATTAGTTGATCCCCGAAGTCCCTTTACCGAAGTAGGTATGTGGATACTGTGTTCCCGGTGTGGGTTTGGCCTGCCCCATTTGTTGAAGCATCTCATCTGGGATACGATGGATAGCTAAAACATGGTCCAAGTCCACTCCCTCATAGAACTCTCCACGAGTAAGACGCATACTCTTCCGTTGGGACCAGTCTTGAACTATTCTTTTCGCTTCACTAGAAGGATAGATGCACTGGATGAATGCTCCCCCTTGCATGATGAAACGGAGACATACTTGTGGTTCCATAAGTTATTCCTTATTCAATTCCTTGGGATCAGGTTGCTCCCATTCCCCTTCCCACCAAGGAGGAGGGGTATCACAATGAGGACATGGAGTATCCTCATACATAAACTTACCGCACACATCACAGACCCAGGTATCGTCACTGTCTTCATCCTCATCGTCGAAGTCTGGGTCATCTAACTCATTGGGAGTTTTCACAGGAATTCATAGCCTCGTCTTTGGGTAGTTGTATCATCCTTGGTGGTAGTTTCCTCCTTGATAGGGAATGTGAAATTGTCAAATTCCCCCTGTAACTCATCACGTCGAAGTTTCAATTCCTCAATGATATGATTACGGAGGTAGGCTACTTGGTGCTCAGACAAGTAATCCTCTACTCGATATTCACCGTTAAACCCATTTTTGATGCTAAGGTGACACCCATTTTCTAACATAGTCAGGTTTTTCTTTACGTGGAAGAGAAGTGAGTAAAGTTCGTCGATTCTCCCGCACACGTTCCTCAGTGTATCAAATTCTTCCTTCGTCATGAAATCATTTCCTTCCACAGTTCAAGGTACTTTTGTTTGATGAGATCCCAAGTATACAATTCTGCCACTTCTCTTGCTTGTTTTCCTCTAGCTTCCAAATCCCAGATTTTCTTAGCTTCATCTATCTTCTCTGCTAGTTGATCTTCACTACAAGCGTCTACTGTATGGGAGGGAGGAACTAAATCTACAGCACCCGCTCCACGGGAACAAATAACAGTACGGGAATGGGCTTGGGATTCTAACACTTCACAATTAAATCCTTCGGTGGCAGCAGGGCAACAGAAAAGGGAGATCTCATTGTAGAACTCACTTACATCATTAACCCAACCCTTAACGATAATGTTGCCCCCTCCTAGTTGGGTAATGAGTTGTCTCCCCCATATGGAGGTAGAATCCCTTCCCCCTAGAATAAGGGTAGCGTCTTGGTAGTTCAGTTTCTTCCAGGCTTGTAGTAAGTAAACTACCCCTTTGTCAGCTCCGAAACTTCCAAGATACCCAACAGTAAAACGGTCTGGGAGGGATTTGACTTCTGGTGGAATATTACAGCCATGATGAATTATGCGTATGTCCTTGTTCTCAAAATCTGGACCGTATTGCTGAACAGTTCTCTTCGGTACACTTCCAGGCACCACAATTACGTCGGCAAGTCGGTATCCCTCAATGTATCGTTTCCATAGTTCCGGATCGGTGAGATGACTAAGGTTGAATCCAAATCCCAACTTTTCGTGTTCTCGTTTGGATACTTCTACGGAGTGTGCCGCTATAGTCATGACCACAATGGAACCATTGCGTTTTAACACATCTACTGTTTTTGGCCAAGTTCCGCTGTAAAAGTGGCAAAGTTTTGGTCTTATCACAAAGAAATCTTTTTTGCAACAAGCAACATCATCCCATTTCCACGGTTCTCCACCACCTCCACCTAGTTGGTCTCTGTCCCATACCTCACATGGACCAAGAGTGGAGAAGGCTTCACTCTCATGTTTGGTGACAATCCCCCCTCCAGTGGGGAGTGATATCTTATCGTGCGTGATGTAGAAGTTGTGAGGCATCAGCTTCCCGATTGAACGTGAAATGTAGTAATTTGCCCACTAGAAATATTGCCGCTGTAAAGCACTCCAGCAAAATGGCCGCTTCTAATTGCACCACTCGTTACTTCCATTGGAGATGATCGATATTTGGCATAACGATTCATGCCAGGAACATAACCTTCTTCAATCAGCTTAGCTCCATTCTCTCGATGGTTCTCTTTCAGCCAGTCAGAATAAGCTGCACGAAGAGCTTCGTCATTAGGATCGTCTTGTAGTGCTTTGAGGAAGATCCTTTCCTGGGAACTCATAAGCAGTTCCACGAAGAAGGTATTCTCCTCGATCTTGTTATAGTTGAAATCTTCAAAGCTCATGATTGGTCCTCTTAGTGAGATCGAAATTCGTCGAAGTAAGCTCGAAAATACTTGGCGTCTTCCTCATTCAAAATAACAAACGGAGAAGCATCATATCTAGGTTCTGGATAACTTACCCTAAGAATAATTGGTCCTTCATCAAACACATAATGAGGACGCACAAACCGAGACTCCCATCTTTTGGTTTCTCCAAGATCTGGAACTTGTCTCATCTCCTCCACAGCAACAACATGATCCAAGTTGATGAATTTTCCTTTGCTGAGATGGAGAAAATGTGCCATACTACACTTCTCCCAGGAAATGAATAACCTTGTAAATCCCACAAAATATCCAATGACCAACAAGGCAAATAAGGACAAGTGGCCATAGTACAGCAATGGGGACTTCACATTGTTCTTTTACGATTGGAGAATAGCCACCATAAATATACTTCTCCACCCGAATTGCCGTGGCACTGATAGCAATTCCCAACGTAAGATATCCCATCACACCAACAACTATTTGTCCCCAAAGAGGAACCAAATCGAAGTAATCCATTCGTTGTAACTCCTACATGAAAAGGTGCAAAATCCAACCGAACAAGATAGTAACTCCAGCGACTACTATCGGAGTGGTGATCTTTACCACTAAACGACTCAGGAAGGACAACTCACTATCCGGTTTTTCTCTAGCATGGTTGTGGAACATATAGCTAATCAACAAGGCAATCCCCAAACATCCCACAATACCAGGAGAAGAGATGCCAAAAGTAGGAGTTAAGAACCATCCCCACAAGAGGTGGAGAGTCCATCCATTCGCTAGCATGAGGAATGGCAAGGTGGCTAACACCAGGAGACAGCCTACGGTTAATTCATCACCATCCGGTTCGTTTTTACTCATTCCTAAAACCTTCTGCACGAATCAGTCTACTCACTGTAGCAATTCCTATTCCTACTATCTCAGCTATCTGTGATTGAGTAAGTGTTCCTTGTTGGTATAGCTCTCTAACCTTTTCTCTATCTTGGGGGGACAATTTTAGTCCCTTTCCATATCGAGGGAGTTTCCCATATTCCCTTCTCAGGGTTTTGATGGAACGAACAAAGATAGTTTTGGAGTGGGTACAATCCAACTCTCGATTGATCTGTTCAAAGGTAGACCCCCACATTCTGAGGGTAACAATTTGTTGCTTTTGAGGGGCCAAGGAAGAGATCAATTCCTCCAACTTGGGAGATTCCTTCTCTTCCTCCTGGACCGGAACAGGGATTCTTCCCACGTCAACCAAATCCCCTCCTTTACCTATGGTGAGGTCACGAAGTCGTTGGTTGAAAGCTTTGGTCTTCTTCCAATAGCGGTAGAGAGCCACCTTGATGAACCACTTCCAGAAAGACAGGATAGGACGTGGTTTCTTCCACAAGAGTAGGAATACCTCCTGGACTGAATCCTCCACATCCTGGAAGTTGAACCTCCCCAACTTGTGGCATAACAACCGAATGGCTTTCTCCTGGTTCAACTCCACCAACTTGTTGAATGACTCCTTGTGTCCTCTCATGTACCAAAAGAGTAACTTTTCTGGGGAGACTTCCTTGTGTTGATTTTTCATAGGTGGACCTACACCTCCACCACAATCGTCATCGACCCGGCTTCAACATCCTCAGTCAATTCCTTGATCTGACCGAGTTGCTTGGCCTTAACCTTGAGTGCTTCTGCCGTAGTGCGGTTTACAACCTGATCCAACTCGTGTTTCAGTCCTTGTAGTTCCTTCTCCAGCTTGTCCGTGATCTCCTGTTGGAGTTTCTTCTCCTTGGCAATCACTTCCTGAGCCAGTTCCTTCTTGACTTGTTCACGGAGATGTTGGTCGTCTTGACGGGATTCTCCATATCCTTCCTTGGTCTTTTCCACCTCTACTTCCTCACAGTCATGCACCAAGACGGTAACTTCTCCCGTCTCCGTATCAATGCTAACTTCCATGCCGTTGTCCAAGGTTTTCTTCATCACCTTGCCATCTTGGATGTAGCCCTTCTCCGCGAGTGCTCCTTCCAACATTTGCTGCATTTGTTCTGGAGGAAGAACCTGGATGATGTCCAACTTGCACTTGGCTTCATCGTCAGCTGAGATGGTGGACTTCAGACTTTCTTTGACCTTGATACGATAGGCTCGGCTCATGGTTTGATTGCTCCTTTCCTAGTGGTGTTTGAACCTTACTCTAAGGTAGTATTAATTCTGCTACCAGCCTTTGGTCAAAGCAAGGATAGCCAGCTCCTCACAACGATTTACCATATGGTCTACGGTAAAACGGGAGGTAATCCAATCCCTACATTTAGCCCTGTCAAGCCTCGAAACAGCGTCTTGTTGCAGTAACCCCACTAATTCCTCTTGCGACTCGACCAGGAAGCCCGTAGAGCCGTTTAACACGGTCTCCCTCATTGCACCGTGATCCCAGGCCACACAGGGACAACCACAAAGTTGTGCTTCGCATGGTGATAAACCAAAAGGTTCCTGAAATCTTAGGTTGGGATGGAGTAAAGCCTTGGCTTTGGAGAACCACATAACACATTCGGCTCGACTAGCTGGCCCTACAATTCTAATCTGCTCTCCATCACAAAGAGCCTCACATTGTTTGAACAACTCAGGTTCATTGGTGATGGAAAAGTCTCCAATCAGGTCTAATCCTACTCCAGCTTGCTTACATGCCTGAATTGCCAAGTCCGGACCTTTGATTGAACTGAACCGTGCTAGGAACAAATATCGATCCGTTCTTGTTACCCCCTCCATCGGCTTGTAGTAATCCGGGTCCACTCCGTTGTAACAGCACCGTGCGGCTCGTTTGAGGTGGATCATACACATCCGTGCCTGGTCCTCACTAATGCACACGAAGCAGGACTTAAGATAAGGAGGAGGTTGTTGGAACATAGTTTGGACAGGAGCATGACACCACAACAGGATGGGACAAGTTAGCCTCCCTTCTAGTTTGAGCATGACAGAAAACTTGTTCCAACTATGATCAATAATTACTCCATCGTTAAAGTGAAGTAACTCCTTCCAGTAGGTACTATAAGCTCGTTTTTCATCCCATCCCCCTGGAGGTCCGGTAGGAATTACTCTAACTCCTGGACACGTAGACCCTTGAGGGGCAATCAAAGCAACTTCATGTCCCTTAGCAGCTAATCCCTTAGCTTGCTGCCAGGAAACCATCTCAAGCCCTGCATATCCCGATGGAGGGCAGGAGAAGACCGTACTACTTATGATGCATATTTTCATACATTTTCCAGGTGTGTAAAAGCATCTTCACCACACACTGCCTTGAGTGCTTTTTGGAACACCAAGTCGCGGAACTCATTGTGGTTCCAACTACCCGTCTTGATTTTTTGCTCCACTACACTCTTGATAATGGGAGCCACGGCATTCCACATGTCAGCCTTCTTCTTATCAGGAAGGGTCATGACATTGTCCACATTGTTGAGGAGGAAGTTCTTACTTTGACGTACTTCCTCCAGTTGCTTTTCGAGGTCTTGTTCTTTGCCCATGAGTAAAGTTCCTTTCAAAGATTGTGGGTGATACTTCCAGAACTATATACTATTGGATAGCCAGCAAGGGTTCCTATCACTTGTCGTTTGGTCTCTAAAGGGTCCCATCCCTTACGTATCATACTTGCTGCTTCTCCTCTTTCATTCTCCTCCAACCAATCTCCATAGGCAGCTCGAATGGCAGGGTCTTTGGGATCGTCCAGGAGAGCACGTAGAAGGATTCGTTCCTGTTTACAAACCAACAGTTCGAGGATAAACTTAGTTAGTTCTGGAGTCATAGTAGGTTGATTCCTCTTGATTGGAGAATATCATAAGCACGGTTGAAATTCCTAAGTGTTGGGAGTGGTTTCCATCGGAACAAAAGATCCAAAAGTAGACTGAGCATATCCCACATGCTTTACGATAACCGATGTATCGACGAAGGAGGGTACTCCTAATTTGGTTTTTGCCATAACATTCATGGTGAAATCTTCGGAGAGACAATTATCATACTTTGGTTTTCCTGTAGTTGGGTCTTTGATGTCCCTTTGATCTACCCTCCACCAAAACCAGTGTTTGCCTAGTTCGGGAGCTTGAGGGGGAAAATTCTCCAGGAACCATCTGGATAGTAGGAGGAACCCAGCTCCTACCATATCCACTTCCACCAAAGAACCAGGAGTAAAATTAGTTACCCATGTTCCGTTCTTAATCATAACTGGAACGGAATGTGGAGGAGAACGCCTGCAATACATTCCACTCACAATAGGAAGGTTATGGCGAAGGAGTTTAAGGATCCCATCCCTAGGTGGTATACAATCCGAATCAAGGTGGAGAACATGGGAAAATCCTCCATCCAAAGCGGCTTGATTCAGAGAGTTCCGAGCATGGTCGAAGGGCATACCAGCTACAGGAAGGAATGCTCCCCTTCCAGGAATAATCAAATTACGAAATCCACATGCCCACGCTACCGTAGTCACATCGGTATGAAGAGTTCCCACTAGGACGTCATGCTGCATCTCCCAACAACCACTCATCGGTACTTCCTTAACCTTCTTGAGGAAGTGCTTATCGAAAGGGAGTATGTACGAATGGGAGGAACGTGGGATGAATTACTTGATGCAACCGCTAGCAACGATAGTGATTTGACCGGAGAGGTGTGGTGGAACAAAGAGGGAAATCATGTGGTCTTGAGAACAGTACCCTACCATTCGCCTAAGTAACGATGCAACAGACTCGTTGGTATCCTGAGAGACAGAGTAGATGAATCTCCACTGATAATCAGGAATATCAATAAGGTACTTGTGTCCCATATATAGGAATACTATCTAATCTATATAGTTGTGTCAATAGTAAAAGCCTGGATGGGATCAAGATCCTTCCAGGCTAAGCGGTTGGTGGTTTATTATCTACTTCTTGGGTCTGACATAAACAGCAAACCGATATTCGTATGTAGGGCCACGATCAACAATCCGAATATCACGAGGATTATGTGCTGCGGTAATACTGGCAGATATTCCTTCTGCTTCCTCATAATCTCTAACTACACTCCAGATTACCCATCCCCCAGATAATGTACTCCAACTTCCTTCTCGATCTGGCGTCCTCCAACCTGTCTCATCCAGTGCTTTGGACATAGTTCCCTTTTGGTGACCAGTGAAGATTACGAGGACATCTCCGAATTTGATTGTTTTATAAGGAGGAGTTTTCTCAAGAAATACGAATTTAGCTTCGATGGTTCCATAGTCAGAGTAACTATGATCATCTTGATCGTATTCGATGATGTATGTCTCTTTAGGACCATACTCCTTTATCCAATCAACAATCTCATCTTCTCGGTAACTACCAGGAAACACCACCGACACAAATTGTAATTCTCCCAGCTCGGTAAGGTGGTCCCAGGCAACTTCAGGGGGCATGTTCTCCCAATCACTTAACGCTTTCCTCGCTACAATGGAGAGTGCCTTGCTTCCCTTAACTTGAGGGAAGTTAACTGGAATACGTAGCCTCTTCCCCTGCTCTTCTCGCCCCATCCTTTTAGGAGAGAGAAGGTCGGCACAGAAAAGGAAGTATTGCTGAGCATGAGAGAATCCATTCTCTGCGGCACGGTCAGAGAAAACGAGATAATCCTCATGGTTCCAGTTCCATCTTCCTGAAGAAGCCTGCTCCGAGAAGTATTTTGGGATGAGTTCCAACTTCTCCATCTGTTGTAATTCTTTCTGTACACCAGGAGATGTCTTCTGAATGGACTTTTTGTAGAGAGATTTCTTTTTCGATCCCTCTTCCAACTCCTGAGTAGTCTTGTCAATCATGGCCTGACGATCTTTATCCCAATTATCTAAAGTATCTTGGAAATTCCGAAAAACATCCAGTTCTCGGAGAAATGATCCTCTTGAATCAAAGTAAAAATCACCTTCAAGTCCAGGAAGGGGTTTGCCAATCAAAATTGAAACCCACCTCTTAGCCCATTTTACGAATGCTCCGGTGTCTTGATCGTTTATAACTCTTCCATCATTAGGCATCAAGTTCATACCCACTTCTGTAACATAATCGAGAAGTGGTTCATGCTCGCCTGTCTCCTTGGCCATATCCACCAAGTTTTTGAGAGTTTCCATACTGAACTGGAAGTGAGATTTAGTAAGACAAGGGAGGGATTTCTCGTAAGGATTCTTATCAACCTTCCACTTATCTTGTTCCTCTTTTGGCCAGTCTACTAAAATCCAATCATTAGAACGAGCTACACTTGTTGCTCCATGTTCCAACAACCAGTCTTGTACTGGATAAAACAAATCACCAAGATGGAGCAGCATAATCCCATATTTTGATTCTTTATACAACCCAATATCAAATCCGGTAGTCCCATCACGCTCAGGATAAAACATAGACAAACGGAAGTCCATCCCAAACTCCGACGAAAGTTGCTGGACAAGGGCTTCCGCCTGCTGTCGAGTATCAAAACTTTTCACTTTGGAGGAGAGAGATTTCTTCTTTGGCTTCTTCCCTGTCTTCAAGGATTGTCCCGTAGCAGATTGACATATCTTAGCAGCGGACTCGTCCACACGTTCCTTACGAACCTTTTGAAAACAAGAGTCAACTTTACTCCCTTTTGGCATCACTCACCACCTATTCCCAAATGTTCACAATGGAAAGATTTCCATGATCCGAAGTTACCCATACATTAGGATACCATTGATTAGCCTGCATCCATTCTTGGAGTTCTTCAATGTTATATGCTACTAAATCACCATGAAGATAAAAAGGTCCATCGTAGTCTTCGGCAAAGATATCCTCATCCTCTGGCTCAAACTCAAGTTCACCCAGATCGAGTTCTTCTTCAACAGGATGGACGAGAGGAATTTCTCCTCCACCTTCTATTGCTCCCCATCCTGGAGGATTTCGAGGAGGATAAGTTTTTGAAAAGGATTTCTTGTCTAACCTATCTCGCAACCAGTTGAATATCTTACTTGAAGCCCAGGCAGTCCCAAGAGCAGCTGTGGTTAGTCCCAAACCAACAATTGCATATTTAATATTCTCATAAGAAGCAATGTTCTCTGATACTCCTGCTGACTGAGCCAAGTCTCTTACTTTCAAAGAAATGTCTCCTAACCATTGTGAGACATTCTTCTGGCGATATTTCATCCTCAAGGACTTAACTCCTTGAAGCATCTTGGCTCCTCGTTCTCGTTCCTCTAGCAAGTCCACGAGGTGAAGAGCTTCCTCATGAATAAGAGTTTGAGCTTCTTCCTTGGGCATTTCGCCATTGTGAAACAAGGTCATCCTCTCAAAGAACTGCCTGGCTTCTTCGGCAAGAGGTTGGGAATATTCATTCAGTCCAATGGTCTGGATGGACTCCAGATACCAAGATTGGAGTTGATCCCATTCTTGTTGGAGAACCATCCCAACCACAACATTGCTTTGAGATTCCAAAAACTGCTTGGCTTCTTGAGAGGTCATATAATTTCCCCAATTTCCTTCAAATCTCTTGGTATGTAAGTTCTTACACCCATTCGTTCTGCTAACTGTTCTACTCGTTCCAGCATCATTTTCACAATTTCACGATCTTGAGAAGCACTATGCGAATAAAATCCACCCACCAAGGCTTCCAGATGCTCTGATAAATGACGATTTGGAATCTCATACTTTTCTACCGAAAGTTTATCTTGATAAACTCCTAAATCGAATACAACCCCTCGCGGACCACTTAACTTATAAGGGATGTAATATCGGTAGCCTTCCTGTACCAAAACATCATGCAATTCTTCCCAGGCGTCGTCTAACAACATTCGATAAGCCTCTTCATCATCAATCGACTTCTTTCTGTACTTGAGACGGAGTGATTTGATGTTGTTCATTCGCTAGTCCTTTCATCTACCCACTCATGCTTGTCTTCTGCTATTACCTTCATCACTTCCTCATCAACACACCAATGGCTACTAACTACACTCCTAATCCATCCTCTTTCCAAAGGTGGGGGATTTTTGTCAAATACATGAAGAGTGATAACATTACCATCAGGAAGTTGGATATAACGGGTCACTTCACTTTCTCCAAACAAATGAAAAATCCACTCCAATGAGATCGAAACCATTCTAACGATGCTGTCCACAACTTACCAGGATGGTTGCTATCAATGAAGTGTACTTCTCGGTCATTAATTTCCGTCAGCAAGACCGCGTGCAACTCCCCCTCATAAGGATAATTCTTCAGTCCTATCACACAACCATAATCCTTCTTGATAGCCCACCACACCCAAGATTCATCAGCATTATTCACGCACCATCCTTTGACCTCACTATACTCCAATTGCTTCTGTACAGAATCAGTCTGGAATCCTAAAGTCCACGGCTTACCTTGAGAGTCCCGCCAACTATCATAATAATAGAAAATTCCAATAAGAGGTTTGATTTCATGATGACGAGCGAGGGTTTCAATTGCGGACCAAACACACATCCCACGAGGGGAATTTCTTTGATGATGTTGTGATGAAATGTGAACTTCGGCATGGAGTGGAACAGAGAAGAACAGCAATAGGACAGGAATACAAAACCTAGTCATGTTCATCGTCGTCCACCGAACCTGTAATGGAAATGGAAGTAGAGTATTGTCCTCCAATGCTGATCGTCTCTTTGATGGCAGAAGTTTGTGTGGGCAACACACCAAAAGGAAAGTTAGGGAACGAAAGAACTCCACCCACCATTGAAGATTGCTGATAGTCAAATTCCATTGGAAACCTCCCAATATTTCTTACGAAAAATGTTTGGATGCTCCCTTCTCATCTCTTCCGGCCAGTTGATTAACAATAGACTACCAGTTTGAAGAAGATGAACACTATCCATCCCGTGCTCCAATAACCAATCATGAAGCACTTCAAAGTTGTCTTCTAACATGTCTTTATTACAGGAAACATTAAATGCTCCTGGATAACGTAAACCTTCACGATCCCATGCCACAATATGAGTATCTGTTCCAAAATAAACATCCATTTCTTTGAGAATGAGTTCTGCTTCAGTTTGTGTCATATCAATAACCCGAAACTCTTTGAGTGACGAACGAGAAATCTCGTTGGTCCGAAGACCCTCCAGAAATTCCCGCTGCTGTGAATAAAAGTGCAATGGTTTTTGCATTCACATCACCTGAAGTCAAATTGCATCGAAACCATCCAAGTCCTACCTCAGTTATTGTACCTGACTGTAACGCTCCAAAAGCAGCACCATCTCTGGAAATTTGGCCACTCACTACTCCACTAGTGAAATTCGTCACATGATCACTCGAACTCACCAATTTGAACATGAATCCACTAATGGCTTCCGAACGAGCCATTCTGATAGGAGCCGCTTGACTGAACTGACCCGATGTTACCGTATCACTTAGAGGAACTACTGCACTTCCACCCCACTGAAAATCTCCAGCTCCAATGCTTGTGTCAAGTTGAGTGGGAGTTCCACCGAGTTGATCTTTCGCAATTACGCCATACACTCCAGCAGCCATCGTTGTTGGCCAGTTTCCAGCATAGGTAGCTGAAGTTCCCTGCTCGGTACAACTGATGGCATAATTAGCCCAATTCCCAGATGTAAAGGCTTCAAAGGCTCCACTCGTTCCACCTGATGTAGACCAGATAAAGCCTGAAGTTTGATTCCTAGCTACAAAATAAGTGGTCTTGCCACGTTGATAAGAAAATTGCACCTCCCCAGCCATCGAATCACCTCTTATTATTTAATCAGGAATAGAAATTACCAGCACTCTTCCTTTTCCTTTGCAAACCCAACAAACAGTAGAAGGAACAACTTCACTCACTTCATTCCCAATCGAAAAGCTACCATTATTCATATGTCCCCATCCACCACAGTTAGGACAAGTCCATCCTGGCTTGGACTTGTGTTGGATGGTGGAAATTCCTGTATTCTCGGTAGGAGTATTGAACAACATTTGATTACCTCATTTCTTGTGATATTTCAAGCGGAGTGATTTGATGTCCTTCTTTGGCATCGTGGCATCAGTTGTTCTCTTTTCCAAGATTGATTTTATCTTGTTCAATCCATAACCAATAAACAACACCATACGATTCAATTCCCACCACTCATCGTCATCTTCCAAATGTCCAGTATCTTCATCTGAAAGATTTTCTCCTATAGGACCATTCCACCATCTTTGGTATGTCTCCTTACCCAATGCCTTCTTGATGATAATCCAATAATGATCTACAACAGAGAGTCCCCCATAATTCTCTTCCAAGTAATCAGTAGCAATTAGAGCTGTGTTATTGTCAGTTCTTGCTTCCAACAACAAATTTCTCAATAGGTCGTCAGCCATGATTTTACTTCCTACGATACTTTATCCGGAGAGACTTAATTGAAGAACGACTTCTACCACTGGATCCTCCTCTCTCCATCATTGCTACCCTCACTTTCCTGGCTCCCCCAATAACAACGTCTACTTCCGGATCTTCATGTCCTCTATTCCAAAACTCAAATACTTTGTCTCCTACCGCAATCTGGGTCAAATCATAATCCATTGCCACCCAATCTACCTTCGACTTTGGAAGGTGTGTGTAGTTCTCCTGCACATAATCAGCAGCTACCTCAACACCCTGCTTGTTACGGGATGCTTCTTCCAACAGGAATCGTAGTTGTTGGTCAGCCATAAGTTCACTTCTTGTACTTTTTCTTTCGGTGATGAGTAGTAGCTTCCTTGAACGTGGCTTCTACAAGGGGGATGGTATTGAGTTTGTCCATTAACTCCTTGGCTTCCTCAAACGTATCCACATACCAGCCATGATCCCGTCCTCCACATCCACCCCCAGAGAAGGAACTGTGACCGGCTACTTGATAAATCAATTCATCTCTTGCTTCCCACTCGTCATCTAAAGGGGAAACGCATCTTACCTCAAACATGAGTAAATCCCTTATTCCGCTCCAATTTTCCCATTATTGCTCTTACCACACTACCAACAGTGATTTCAATAGTTTTATTGATTTCAAAATTAGGTTTAGTTTTCCGATCCTTTTTGATTTGTCCAATGATATATTTAATGTACTCAATTTCATTCTCAATAGTTCCTAACACACGTTCCTTTTCACCTCCCTTCTCTACCCCATGTTCCTCCAACCAATCCCGGAGCATGTACTCCCATCCCTCTTCTTCATGAAGAGCAGCCATAACCAAACCTTCCAGGATGGACTGATCTTGAGCGGAGATGGATTTCATAGAGTATTTCCTTCGCAACGACTTGATGAACTTGTTGTCTTGCAAGGGATCTTGGTCCTTTTCTTGCAAATTCCGATAGTAATGGTATCCCTGATTCCTTCTTCGTTGCAATTCGTCAATCACATAACCGAGTCCCTGACGAACTCGATCAAACCAATAACGTCCATACAACGTATTTCTGTACTCGTTCTGGTAATTCTCATATTCATCCCTAGATTCATGTGAAGCGTTGTAATCTTCCCATACTTCTGGAGGAAGTATTCTTCCCAAGAACTCCATGTCCGAAGAGATACTCCAGGTGTCAACATCTCCATACTTTTCCTCAATGTAGTCGGCAACAATCTGGCGGGCAGGAGACTTTTTGTCAACCATATCCTCCCAGGTATCCAAAATCATACGATAGAGTTGTTCGTCAGCCATTTCATCAACCTTGTGCTTGTTGTTTCCTTCTTCGCCTCATCTCATCCACTACATCATAAATGGCATAGTACAAAAGTTGATATTCCCTGTCCTCAGGAGCGGTATCTATTTGATACCAGCGAGATCGATCATTTCTAAACTCTCGTCCCGTAGCTTCGTGGTAGATAAGTTCCAATGTTTTAACATGGTGTCCTAGGTCAATTTCTTCCATGTCAAAATAGTGAGGGAACTCCTCTTCAATTCCATCCGTGATCATCTGGACCATTTCCCAATCCGTATTTCCTCCTCCATTGGTGGTTTCGGCTATTACTTTTAACATTTGATAGAGTCTGTGGTTTCCCATAACTCTTAGAATTAGAACTGTCCCAGCAGTCCCGACACCAGTCCGGAGGTAATGAGGTTATCGACACATACGAAGATTCCACCACTCATAGGTAAGGCAATTCGTTGGACCAAGCACCCTGACAATCCAGAAGCGAAAGCATTTCCGTTCGGCCCTGGTCCTGAAGAAGTTCCTCCCATGAAACCGGACAAGTTGCAAAGCAGCCCACCACTACCAAGATAAAGGAATGCCCCTGTTCCAGCGAAACCACTAGCCACCGTGCCAGAGTTAGGTGTATCCAAGATGCCAAATCGGATAAACCGACAAGCTGCTCCACTGGTTACGTTGTCAATGCTAACCCCAATGGCAGGGAGCCGTAATCCACTACCACGGCTCGCAGGCACGATACTACCGGCACCACTGTTGAGGCAAACGGCTATAACCCCACTAATGGAGTCTCCGGCTACCATTGTATCGATCAGCGAACCACGGCTGTATGTTGCCGTAAAACCGCTTGCCATATGTCCGGAGTTAACTGCACCGCTTCCAAGGTCATTTGCCCCCAAAGTACCGCTAGCAACGTTCCTGACCCCACCTGCGGCCCCCTGAATAGCCCCTGATCCGATATGCCCGGAAGTAACACTCCCCGAAGCATGGTGCATCCTACCCACCACACCTGAAGCAAGTGTTCCACTTAATACTCCTGCATCACCAAAGTGGGGCCATGCAATTTGACCACTTCCAAACATACCACTCAGGAGGGAACCTGCTTGAATATTTGCTACTGCTACACCACTGGCAAGATGGTTAGCAGCAATCTGCCCACTTGCAATCACTCCACTACGAATTGATCCAGAACCAAGGTCCAAAGGTCCAATAGAACCCGAAGCAATGTTAAGAGCACCACCAGCAAGACTACCCTGAACAGCTCCGCTTCCCACATGACCACTATTGATCGCTCCACTACCCATCTGGAAGCGTTGGATAGATCCTGATCCCGTGATAAGGGAAATTCCACTTACATAAGGACCAGCAATGTCTGCGAGTAAGGCTCCACTGTTGACTGCTACTCCCAAAGGCTGCAAAACATCCCCAACAGCAAACCCACCACTATTCCAACTTCCCGAAGTAGGAACCAAATGTCCCGATTGACCAACGTAGATGATTTGACCAAGGTATCCCGAAAAGTCTACCAATCCACTTGTGAATTGAAATACTCCCAGAGTATAGACATTGGCAGCAATACCACTTGCCACATTATCCAGCACAATACCAACCGCAGGCATCTGTCCACTGAGACTAGCCTTAGCAATACGAAGGGTTCCACTTTGGGATAAAGCAACAGCCCTTACTCCCGAAATGATCTCTTCCGTAAGGACAGTCCAAGAGGTTCCAGAAAAGAATGGACCTGCAAACAAAGTCCTGGTTGTGGTGGCTCCACTCCCAAAGTGATAACCAAACAACTGTCCAGAAGCTACTCCTCCACTCACTACCGCATTGTTACCAACATGACCCGAAACAATACTTCCCGAAGCATGATGGAACCTTCCTAGTTGTCCTGATGCAACCGAACCACTAACGACTGCGTTGTCTCCTACATAACCACTTTGCACCGATCCACTGGTGAGGAAAACATTTCCACTTCCCAGATGGAAAGAAGAAACCACTCCACTACTTAAATTGCCACTGTTGACCGCATTATTAGCAATGTGACCACTACCAATCACACCGCTTCCATGATGATAGAAACCAATTTGACCAGAGGAGATATTACCACTCAACACTCCTCCAGAGGAGAAGTGAAAAGTCCCTAGAACACCACTAGCGATGGATCCTGAAACTACTGCATCATTTCCTATTAGACCACTTACCACTGTCCCTGATGAAAGATGAAAACGGAAGATAGATCCAGAAGCATAAGACCCACTAACAACTGCATTGTTACCAACGTGCCCACTTTGAATACTACCCGAAGCAACTAGAACCGTTCCGCTAGCAAAGTGATTAGGACCAATCTGACCCGAAGCAATGTTACCACTAAGAACTCCCCCACTGGCGAAGTGAATATTGAAGATAGTTCCACTGGCAATACTTCCACTTACTACGGAGTTATTGCCAAGCATTCCACTGTTAACGGAGCCAGAAGCAATATGGTTACCACCAATCTGACCAGAGGCAATATCTCCACTGAGAATTGCTCCACTACCGAAGTGAGGATGCCCTATGCTTCCACTAGCATAAGAACCACTCACCACGGATTGATTGGCCATATTGCCAGAGACTACACCACCACTCAAAATCGTTAATGAAGTAAGAATAGTATCATACTCCCAAACACTAGTTCCAAGCACATTTCCTATCCTCAGCTTTAAAAAACGCCGAGATTACTTTTACCAGCCACCGAAGATCCCATCCTGGAAAATAGACCAAATCGTTACGATTAACCATCCAAGAATACACCCCACCATGAAGAACAATCTGTCTATACACTCATCATCCTGCATCATGTCAAGGGGTTCCCCACTTGGATTTCAATTGAGATTCTTGAAGAGAGATCTGAGCCGCATTCAAAACTTGGTTGTAAATAACAATTTCTGCAATATCCCCATTCAGTTCACTATCAAGATTTATGGATTGAGCCTGAGAGAGAGCACTTCCTCCAATAAGTACCTGATTTGCATTCATCGCTGTAGTAGAGGTTGTTCCTGTAGTTTCCACACCGTCTTGACGAAGAGTACAATTTCCCTGTTCAATTTTAGCTGTCCATTGAGTAAAGGTTCCATAGGCAACCGCAGGATCAATCTTGGCTATCTCAGCCCCATTACGATAAGTTCTTACGGCACGGGTGTAAGTCACACGATCCCACAGTAAGGCTGCCCAACCATTCGTATTTCCGTAATCACCTACCGTACCAGCGTTGTCTCCTGTATTCCAAAACCCCACGATACGTGAATACTGGTTAAAAGCTCCCCCTGCGGCAGCCTTGGTATGAACTGCAAAGACAGTGATCGCGTTACTGGTAAAAGCGATATTCCTTTTCAAACAATCCAAATCATGCCCATCACTAGCAAAACGAATGATGGGAAGTCCATTTTGAATATTAGTTTTGTACAATGGTTGCTTAGTTGTGTCTGTTTGACTGAAGTGATTGTTATTCCCACTCTGGTCATTCCATTGCTGAATTCTCTGCCCATCCGTAGCTAAAGTAACACCTGCATCCGTGTAAGCACTTGCTACGGAAGCGTCTAATCTTACAGTAGGAACAGGGAGGACAGTAATTCCACTACTAAGTAAACAACGACGAAGATTGTTCCCCAAAATAGATTTTCTGAGGTTTCCTGATCCTATCAAACCACGTTTTCCTTGCATGACCATAAAATTTCACCCCGATAACATAATACCTGCATTTTTAAGTGCAAGAATAATGTCATTAATTGAAGTGCGGACTGTTTCTCTTTCTGTACCATTCAAGAAACCAACCACCCCCCTGTAAAGGCTGCTAAATCAGGTTGTGCTGCTACTGCATTAATTGTTCCACTTCCCACAGCACCAGAAGCAAGATGAAATCTACCTATAGCTCCAGAAGCAATAACTCCACTCGCAACAGCACCAGAAGCAAGTAAATTGCCTCCAATGGCTCCTGATGCAATAAGTCCCATAAAAATCCCTCACTAGAATACCTCAGTATTTCCACCAATACCCACGGTGTATCCACCACTCAGGATGGTAAGATCAATATTCACATAAATCCCACCACTGAAAGCAACACCTATTTTTTGCCACGCCATCCCCGATAATAAACCTGACTTTCCAACTATCTGACCACCAGACCCACAGTAGAGATGTTTTCCTACAAAACCACTCCACCCTGAACACATGGGAGTAGTAATTTTTCCCATCGTAACTATTCCTGCCAAATCTCCACTGACATAGTTAGCAGGGACTACACCGACAGCAGGCAATCGCAAACCAGAAGCAGCGTTGGCCAGTCCGATAAAACCACCTGAAGAGAGAAAAACTGCTTTAAGTCCACTAATAGCCTCCTCAGTGTTGAATTCTTCTACAATTTGTCGAGCGAAGGAAACTAAAACCCCACTCGCTACCGTACCAGATTGAACAGAAGCATTGGCAAGATGTCCAAATCCAATTTGTCCTGATGCAACTCGACCACTTACGATAGCTCCTGATCCTAACTCAAACCCAGCAAATTGACCAGAAGCAACATGGAATCTTCCTATTACTCCACTACTGATCTGGCCACTTTGAATAGCTCCACTACCAACATCTACGGTGATGATGGTTCCATCTTGAATATGGACGGAACCAATACATCCCGAACCTATATTTCCACTGTTGACTGCTTCATTCGCCACATGCCCTGAACGTACTGCTCCACTGGAAAGATGAGGCCAACCTACCTGACCAGATGAAATATTACCACTATTGACAACAACATTGGCTAAATCTCCGGAGGTGATTCCCCCTGAGAGGATGCTACCTACATGCTCCAAGTAATTCCGTCTCATGAATCAATCCTCTAAAATATCTTCTTCATCTCAGAGAGCTTCCCAGAACAATCTCGATCCACTTGCAGCAGTAGGAACATCAAGCCGGATACTTTCTATTCCACTCACCAGTCGATAACGAGGTACGAAATAACTATCTCCTGGAGTGACTTCCATTCCATCAAGAAGACCACCACTGGAAAGGTTTCCTCCTGAAGTAGAAGTAACATGACCGGAAATCCATCCTGAGAGTGGAGGAAGTCCAACATAGATGAGATTTCCGGCTCCCGTTGCGAGTTTTAGCTGAATGCCACCTATGGGCCAAAGTGACCCACTATAGATGCCACCCGAAACCAAAAAAGATCCGCCCGATTGTGATATGAGGGTGCACGAAGGCATTATTTATTCCTCCCCTTCTGGGTTATCGTCGATTGCTTTCTTAACTTGATCCACAAAAAGACCACGATAGACGTGATCCCCTTTGCCTTTACGTTTGATCACCAACTTCTTACCCTGACCATCCGTGGATACCTTGGCGTCCAAAATATCAGACAGTTTGATGAAGGCTTCTCCCGCCTTGACATATTTCCCTTTGTACTTAGTAGGATCACGTATAATCATTTCCTTGGGCATGATTTAGTGCCTCCCGTTTGTGGAGACCGTCATTCTCCCACGAGTGTTTAGTTTCTTTTTGGACTTAGAGTGAACCCCGTTGAGTGACTTGCTTCTTGTAGTTCCCAGGAGTCGAGCTACCGTCATGGCGTCGAAATAAGAAAATTGACAGACATAATACTCTATCTGTTCTCCAAAATTTCCTTCTTGTGTTTCTCGCAATACTCCCTGCCACCGTTCCGACCAGGTTTCGATTTGCTCCGGAGTTGCTCCATGCTCTTCCAACCACATTTCCAGGAAGTACAAAGGGGCTTTCCCCATTAAGAAATCTTGAAGCATTTGTCGGAACTCTTGACGTTCCTCGTCATTCAATCTCTTCCTTCCAACCCTTCGTTCCAACTCTTCTCGTATGGGAGTAAGAAAAACTTCTAGTTTCTTTCTTTCCTCTTCACTCTCATAGGGAACTTGAGGATAGGGTTCTTGAAAATACTTTAGCTTGTTAGTCACAACCTCACGAAGTTGGTCCACTCCTGGTATGGAATTCTCTTCCAGCTTATCACAATAGATGAGAAGTTCTTCTCCTACCTCTACACTAAACCCATAAATCAACTTTTGCTCCAAGCCACTCATCCAGTTGAGGATTTCCTCATAATCCTTGTTGGATTTGGTGTGAACTCCGTTGAGTCGTTTTTCTTCTTGAGGTGGGGCTTGTTTAGGTGGTTTGAATCCTGGTTGCTGTTCGATCCATTGGAGAATTTCTTCGATATGTTTGTAAACTTCTCTCAGGGAACAACTAAAGCGATTCCAATGGTAATCCCCTTTCCCTCTCTCTTTTCTTTTAGAAATAAGATCAACAATTTGCTGACGAAAAATATCTGATTTTCCCCATCCCGATTCTTCTACTGCATCGGCTAAAATTGATAATTCCGAATCCTCTGCTTGGGAAAGTGGTCTACCTTCTCTTCCTCTCCCCAAAAAACTTCCACCATACGAAGACAACCACTCATGTAGCATGGGAGGGATAGCTTTAGTGTGAACTCCATTTAGTCCCTTCCGGTTCCACTCCAGTAAGGAAGCTCCACGGGGACCGAGACTTCCTTCCCCTAGAGTGTTAGGAGTAGGAGCTTCACCACCTTCTCCTTCTGGCTCGATGTCACCAATTCCTTCACTTTCCAAATCCCCTTCACCACCCATACCACCACCAGGGAAGCCTCCTCCCATATCTCCGCCACCACCTCCACCCCCCATTCCTCCCATTCCTGCGGGAACTTCTGGCTCACTACTCTCCCCAGCAATCTCATCACCCCACTCTTCCCGTGTAGTTGGCATATCCAATTCTTTAAGGACTTGATTCTTGGTAATACACTTGGCACTCATGGCAAGTTGGATCTTACCATTCCTCACTTCATGGTCGTCGATTCGTTTACAACGAATTTCAATAATGAGGTTGTCACCAAAGAAGGGAGCCAGGTGACGAGTAAGGTCACTGGCAATGTCGTTCAAGTCAGGTTCAAGAGTAAGCAAGTGAAGTTGCTTCAAGGTAGCGAAAAGAGTAGCATAAGAGTTGTCAGCCATCATACCTGCTGCTTCCTTGCTGATACCAAATCCACCCATCGCAAAACCAGTCTCTTGTTCCCAGCCAGAACCATAGTCCATTTCCATAGGTTTGGCTCCCCACGGCTCAATCTTAGCTCCCGGAGTGGGAACCAAGAGTTGTCCAACATTCTCCGGTCCCATGTGAGATTCTTCAAACATGGATCGAAGTCGTTCAATCTCCTCTTCTGTCAACGTGTTGGCATTCTCTACTCCCTCCATGTTGAGAACCGCAGAGGGGTTAATACTCCGCTTCATGGCATACCAACGTGATTTGTAGATGGAATCAATCACATCCAAAGTCAATCGCATACCCGTCAATGGTGAGTATCCATCATAACGAAGGAGGGGATGAGGGAACATAAACCGTAGCATCCACTCCCCTGGAATCGGGGCACCGAGTGCTGTGTTAGGAGTAGGATAAGACGAGAAAGGACCATAGGGGTATACAGGTTGAATACGCCAGAACCCATTAGGGAATTCTGGATTGATGACAGGTTGGGGAATGGCAATGGAAGTGGGGATGCAATACATCTCATACGGCACCCCTAACTCATTAGGGACCATCCAGTTCAGTCCCGTTCCTGTGAGATATTTTTGTTGTCCAATCCGATACATCCACTTCCCGAACGAATCTTGACGATTGGGTTTCTCCAGGAGTTCAATCAAATCATAAGGACGAACATGCTTCTTGGTGGATTGGGTATGTTTGGTAACAGGTTTCTTTCCATCAGGGTGGTTGTCATCTTTCTCGAAAACTTGAAACTCAGCTTGCTGCCATTGGGTACAAATGCGATGTACAGCTACGTAAACGATTCCAGTGAAGCGTCGAGTTTGCTCGAAACGATCATCGCTCCATCCCCCAGGAGCATCAGACCGCATTGCCTCTAACAATCGCTTAAAGGCTGCGGCTGAGGATGCACTTCTTATATAACTATTTGCCGAGTTGGACTCTGGTGGTTTGGTTTCGTGGCGATCTTCTTTGGAGACTCCACCAAAGACTCGTTGCCAAAGTCTTTGTCCCTCAAACCTTCCCTGAAAAGGAGACTTGGTGTGGACGGTGAGTTCTTGAGGAGGAGCAGAAGTGAGATTGGAAATAAAACCCATGATTGTTCTTTCTATGGACCACTCATGAACTAAAACCTCCTTACAGATGATTGGAACTTGTTGAATCAACTACCCACTAAACTAGTATGTCTCCTCCCACACGATCTGCTCTTCCTTCACTTTCCTCTTCTCCCAATTGATAACTCCCCAGGATTCCAGCAGTTCCCAATTTGAAGAACTGGTGCGTATCTTGGTGGGAGTAACTAACTCGACGGGAATTCCCGTAAGTTTGAGGATGGTCCCTGCCGGGAGATTAACTTCTACTTGGTCCTGTCCCATTCAACTCCCCTTGTTTGGATTGAGGAATCAGGGTACTCTTAACTATAGTTTACCCGATGTGAGCGACTTATTACTAGTTGACTTTGAGGAGGAAATTCAAGAGATGCCAACCAATCCCATTGACTTTTATATTACCACCCAAGGAATGAAGAATGAAGGAATCTTTGAATGCTACTGGTGCGGGGCAAAATGTCAGCAAGGCTTTCCCCACCAAGAACCAGATCCCTACCTTGGAGTGAAACGAACTTACTTAGCTAAACGACCTGCCAATAAGTATCAATGTCTAGGATGTTTTACGTTCCGAAGGACTAGAGTTACCATACCGTTTTTGAGTGGTGGATTCAAGGATGGTAGGAGTCCATTGGATTACTCGTGGTGGATTAGTGAAAGTGAAGTAAGAGCGGTAACGGATAAGTGTCACAAACACCTTTATGAGAAGTTACTCCAACCCCCTTTGAAGTTCGTCCTCTCTTTACTTAATGACCCCAAGTCCAAAAACCATCTTCAACTTGCCATTGTGAATGAACTTAGTGAAATCAAAGCTGACACACCCCTTTGTTTTAATCTCAACAACACAACGATGAAGTACACCATTTATGAACTTGAGGAAGCATTGCGTCATGGTAGTGTAGGGAAGGAACCAGGAGTACAAGCCTTAACGAAACTTCTTGGTCCCCACAATTTGCCCCCTAAACCGGAAGACATTAGGAAGCCAGGACGACCTTTTGAACGTGATGATAGAAACCAATCGATTCGTCCTGTGGTGAGTAGCAGTGTTCTACCTCCTAAAAAGGGAAGATGATAACTACACTCCAAACCAGTTACGCAACTTCTCCATAATGGTATCCCTCTCCCAATCTTCAGCGAGTTGCTTACCTTCTTCTAAGGATAAACGTCCTTTTTTGAATCTCCCATTTATGAAAAAATCCCACGTCTTCCCACCAATAGAACGGTTCACTAAGGAGTAGTTCCACCTAGCCCCCTTTGCAAAATAACTAGCATAAGCAAACTCTGTATCACTAATTCCTTCAATTACCTCCTCCCACTCCAACACAGGTCCATTCGCTACTGCCCTTACTTCTTCATGATGAGGGTACATCTCCTCTCCCCTAGCAACATCAATATCCTCCACAGCATCAGCAATAATCTCCCACGGAGTATCGTTGTCTTCCGTGTTCCGAATCAAAGCCGCAACTCGTTGTTCGTAAGTCATGTACTGAGCATCATTGGGTTCAAACAATGCCTTCTTACGATACTTTCTTCGATCTATTTTCCTCAATGCTTCAAGGATGGCAGCAGTGTAATGAGGAGCCCAATTAGATTCTCTGACTCCTCTATGTATTTCTTCCGAAATAAATCGTTGTGTTGGCTGGCTATCTATTCTCACAGCAGCCAAAATAGAAGCAAGAGCACCTGTATAAGTGTGCTCCTCATGCACTCCATAATCCTCTGGGTCTACCCTTTCCTTTATCCAATCTTCCAAAGCATCGACCGCTGCTGGATTGTTATTCACGATAGCATCATAAACCATCGACTGAATAGTAGTCTTACCCTGCTTGGAAAGAGCTTTGGCACGATACTTCAGACGGAGGGATTTAGTATCTTTTGAGAATAGATGCCTGAGCATTTCTCCTTCCCATTGGTCTTTGAATACCTTCTCAAGAGCAAAACAAGTTTCTTTCAACTCTTCCCACTGATTGTCCTCTTCATGAAATAATGGGACATCTTTCCCCGTAGCGATCTTGTAGAAGTTGGAAGCCCATACCGTTCCTGGGTAGTTCTCTTCAATGTAATCCAACACAATATCCACTATTGAATCATCGGTGGAAAGGTCTTCCAGCATCGCCAGGAATGTCGTATCTGCCATTACTCACTCATCCAGGTAAGGCCAGCCTTCTTCGATACTACGCCAAGCTTCCCGTTTAAGTCTTTCCTTCTCTACTTCATCGTCTGTGAGTTGACAAGTATCCTGTTGACATACTTTACACAAGCCACTTCTGCTACGAGTCAATTCCCCACATCCCTCACAGGGATATGTAGGACGATATTTCCTGGACATAACCCACACCTAGCATTAGTTAGGAGGTGGTGGTGGCATGGGTGCAGGAACAGGAGGAGGAACCACCTCTGGGTCATTGACCTTTCCATCCATTCGTGCTTGCCACTTCTTGTCGTTGTCCCGCATGTGCTTCAAGGTTCCCTCAATCCACCAACGAGGAACTCCAAGAATGATCCAATCCCTTACCATCCATCTAGTTGCTACACGATAGTTGTCCCACGGTTCATTACAACATCCATAAGCCAGGTCGAAGTATTTCGAGTAAGTTCGATTCAAAAACCCCTGATAAGAATCTTCCCTAGATGGAGCATAACTAATATTCCCCTCTGTAGCATCAACCATCCACAAACTATCAATCCAGGGATACTTCCCATCCTTATCCACGTAAGTATGCAGTTCTTTACCAACGGCTTCATCCCACAGTCTCTCACACCTTCTCTTCGTTTCCAGGTCGTTACTTTGCATCCCAAGGTAAAGAGCTTCCCTGGCTCCCATGCCATAGAGGAACAAGGTATCGTGAGCCTTTTGCCTTACGGGATAGTCATCGTGGCTTAGTTGTTTAACAAGGGCAAGTTGGTTCGGAGTAGGGGGAGCAAAGGATAGAGAGGTGAAAAGACAAAGGAAGGTAGTTAGTTCATTCATCATCGGTTCCTCCGGAAGGTTCTAACATGTCCTATTGGATCACCCGCACTCGATAAGGATCATTTTGCGAACCAAACACTAACTCAATTCTAGCTCCTCCTACTCCTTGTGGTGCAAATCCTATGTCCGCAGCCCAGCTAGCTATACGTCCATGCTCCTCATAACTCTCCTGAGTCTGACCGTCATACGTGCGAAAATAAGCACCTGACATTATTTGACGAACGTCCTTCACTACTGGATCATAACCTTGCAATGGACAAGCATACGTTTGAATGGCACTGGCTAGGCGATTGTGCTTATGACCCATCCAAATTACATCTGCTTGTACCCAGCCCTTACGAGCAAAGTCAATCATCCCTTTAGTGATAGGAGCTGAACCACCACTGCCATGATGATAGTAAATCACAAACCGTTTTCCGTTACCATGACCCACACCCTCCTTGTCATTCATTCTAAACCTATAATCGACGAATCCTGTGTATCCACCGAAGTGAATTGTGTGGTTCTTATCCTTCCGTAACTTCCGTAGTTCGTGTACCAAGATTTTGAGGACGTCAATATTGTGGTACTTCTCAATACTGGTCTCATGGTTGCCACAACCTACCATATCAATCAAGTCAGCATAGGGACCGAGGATCTCTACTCCCCATTCAATTGCTGCATTGATAATGTCTACTTTACCGACCAGACGAGGGTGGAGAACATCGGCTCGAAACCGTTTACGATCCGCAATGAGGATCATATCAAAGATGTCACCATTGAGGAGAATTCTATCGTTACTCTTCTTGGCATTTTCCAGCTCTTCCATGATTATGGAATAGTCTACGTTACGAGCACCGATATGAAGGTCCGAAAGAAGTGAGAAGCCTTGGATGAATCCGTTGTGGTAAATCACAGGAGCAGGCCGACAGATAAAAAGACCGCCTTTGGGAACAGCCGTGCTCTTCGTGGTCATTAAGACCTCACTTTTCCTTGGTAAAATGGATTCCCTTCCTGGTTGGATTTTTCTTTGAATGCTTGTTTTGCTGCCCACGCAAGGGCATCGATATGACATCGTTCACACATCTTGGGACCAATGATCACGATGGGAAAATCATCGTCTTGGTTACAAATAGGACAAGGTTCACGAAAGAAAGTAGGCATCATTCGCATGGGTAGTTCTCCTAGTTCTTGTTGAAACTGGTTAAGGATTTCTTCAACTGTAGTATTAGGACCAAGTATCATATTACATTTCTCCCCTCAACCGCTGCATAAACTGCTCAACCAACAATATTACTTTCTCTATACGCTTCACAGATTGTCTCAACTCTTCTGCATTTCTCCAATTCTGATCCCCTACTCCATCAGATCGGTTTTCAAAAGAAACAACAGAACGCTCCACATCATGCACCGCACCCCTCAGACCTGTGAGCCACAAATTTGCTGACTGTTCAATTGTGATATTCCTACCATAAGATGTCCATTTCAATAATGCCCTAACCACTTCATCAAGTGGATCACCCTGCTCCTCCAACCAATCTCCCAGGATCATCAAGGTATCATAATCGGTAGGGTTCTCCCGTAGCTGAGCGAAGAGGTCGTCGCCATTACTCTTCTTTCGATACTTGAGACGGAGGGATTTGATGTCTTTCATTCTTCACCTGCTAGTGCTTCTTGTAATCCAGCGTCGTCAACCGGAACTCCCATACTGTTTCCCGCTTCGATAATCCTATCTAGAAGTTCTCTTAAAGCAGTAGCTATCTCAGAAGGAACGGACCAATTGATAGGGAAATATGACATTACTTGTACCTCATCAATCCGTATCGATACTTTAATCCTCGGATGTTCCTGCCACTGATGCTCAATCCACTCTCCCCTATCCCAATCCCCTGTTGTCAAAGTTACCGGAGACTCGTGTCGAAAAGAGTAATCAAACCCTCCATAATTCTGCTCCTCCATTTTATCATGAAGCTCTTCCCACCTACCGGCATCGGCCATGCGGATAAAATCCCCACGAACGAAGGTGTTGGACTTCTTACTGTATTTCATCCTCAGAGATTTGATCTTATTCATCCTCCCACTCTCCAATCTCGATTCTCAATGGGTGGGGTCAGCAGCCCCTTCTCGAAACAAGATAAGTTGTAGACGGTAAAGTTAAAGCAGCCCCACGGGATCATGTCGATATTGTCATACACATCCAACTTGATTTCCTTGAGGAGAAGGGAGAGTTCATTACCATCTACACTGGTCGTACAAACATACCAGCCCCCAAACATATCGCATAGGCAAGACTTCAACCAACTCCTGGAAGCAAGAAGATTGACGATGTGATGGAACTCTTGTCTTCCATCACCCGCCAGGGTCCAACTTCTTGTTTCGAGAAAACTCACATTCTACTCCCTAAAGCCCAATCTTCCACTTCCACATCTTCTCCAAAGGGAGGCTTATCTTCCGTCAAATCTCTAATAAGAGCATAGAGCCAGTAAATGCCCAGACAGCAAAGGATATATCTCATGGAGGACTTCCTTCTTCTAAAGTAAAAGTTACCTTAACAATGTGATACTTTTGACTCTCCCAATAAGTCCAGTTGTTATTACCCCACTTCATCCACTCCGCATAGTGAAAGAAATTATCTTTCACCAACTTCTCTTTAGTAGAAAATGAAGGATCAATTATTTCCGTAGAGCCATCCTCTTTATCGTGAATCACTATCCAGCCACTAAGTTGCTTTTTCGTAGATGGGTTGATTTCTTTTTCACCATCCAACTCATGAACAAAACCATTCCGTCCAACCCCGCTTCGCAGGTGGTGGTTTGTGGATCGAGCCGCCATCCTCTCGTCTCCAGGTTCTTGAGGCGAGAAAGATGCTGTTCCCTGATCTCACTCACCTTCTCTAAAACTGCCTCCAGGGTAGGACAAGAAGATGTATTTCCTTCAGTGAACAAATTGAATCGATCCATGATGATTACTCCTAATAAAGTTCTTTCTCTAACCTTACTAAATTTGTGGGGTAAATTCATGTATCACTTGAATAAATTGATCACTCACGGTAATCTGCTGACCACATTCACACTCCACTAAAGAATTGTGAGAGTAGTCAGAAGGACATCACTTTGGAATATGTTGAATGATCCTCTTGATGTGGTGTCCCTCATGCTTCTTGGGGAAGCAGGCTCCATCGACAACACAATGTCGTCCTGGATTGAAATCAATCGTAGCATTAATATTTTCACACGGCTGCATGGAATCACCTCATTCTATGTAAAATAACATTTGCTGTAAGTTTCGCTCCAAGAAGTATTTGATATTCCTCCAACATCTTTTCTATCTCTCCTTCCCCCTCCTCAGCACCATCCCTTACTTGTTCAATAGAGATACTATTTTCATATAATCTTGTTAAAAGATCATTATCTATTCCAACCAAATTACAAATTTTCCTTGCTAGAGATACATGAAGAAATTCATTATTTGGAATACCTATTTTGTCCCACAGTTCAGGATGATTCTCACTAAGATAATCACAAGCAATCATAGCGACATTTCTATCCTCAGTGGAAGTATCATAGAGCATACTTCTTAGAATTGTATCCATCTTTTACTTTTTCAAACCTTTAATAAAAGTCAAAGTTTCCTTGTACTTGTTCCCATCTCCCGGCAGAGTGGTCCAGGTACCTTCCAGCTTCTTCTCCTTGATCTCGTAGATGGCTACTCCACGAACATTGTCCCCGGCAAAGCCTACGATGAGCCTTCCTTCATCCAGGATACCTACTCCGGACTGTGGGGTAGCTCCGTTGATCCAGATCACTGCATAGACTTGACCTTGCTTGGCTATAACAACAAGAGAAGTGTATTCCTTATCTTTTACCATTCCATTCGCTTCGTAGTATCCGTCAAGGATTGGAGAGACAGGAGGTGGGGCAGGAGGAGCCTTATCTACTTGAGCAGGAGGAGGGATGGCATGTCCATAATGGACAGCCAAAGGATAAACAATACCAATCATCAAAAGATTGCCAAGAACCAGTGATCCACCACAAAATGCTTTCACACCTTCTGACATGAATTACTCCCGGTAAAAAGGATTTTTCTTGACTTCCACATCCAGAAGAGGATCAGGATTGGAAGGAGACATATCAGCCATCACACACTCAGGTTTGACTGAAGAATCCTTCATGGACTTTTCCATCGCTGCCAGATGAACCTGCTCCACGATCTTCTGGAAGACTTTCTTCTCCTTATGGACTCGCTGAGCAGTCTCAAACAAGGCTTCCTCTCGACAGCAAGCACACAGCCACTTCTGAATAGTATGAAGATAATTCCCATTCCTGAAGAATCCAAAACGATCTAATTCCAACTCCACCCCACACACTCCACAGGAAATAGATTCCTTGTCTTTCCCATCTATAGGACAGGAATCCAACTTTTTGATTTCCGTATCCTTGTCAGGGATGTTAAACTTTCCAGGCATCGGTGTGGGCTGTGAATCTCTTGCAATCATATCCTGAAGATATTCTTTGCATTGAAGATTTACGGAATCAACTCTCTGAGCAGGAAGGAGAGCGTGGATAGAGTCAAGGATAAGTTTCTTCGTCTCCAGAATTTCCTCGTTGGTGATTTTCTTATCTCCTACCTTGGGAGTTACATTTACCGTCACGATAATTTGCATAGGTAGTCTCCTATCCTTATTGAATTTTCTCAACTTGCCAATTTGATTAGCAGGATCCAACATAGACTCTCGAATCTTCTCTACCGAAACCAAATACTCTCTTAACACCTCACTAACAGGCCCATCTTTCTCTTGCATCAATCCAATAAGAAGATGACTAGAATGAACATAGCCATCATCCCAATATCCCGCTTCTCTAATAGAAGCCTCAATCACCCTTCTTACCCGTGGGGTTTGCGGGAATATATCTGGCATAATCCTACTTTGACAAGGAGGAATCATGCTCGTTATTCGATTCAGAAGATGGTTTGTATCCACTCCCATATTCCACAAAACAGTAAAGCCTGCACCCTCCTCCCTAATAAGACCTATAAGGAGATGTTCAACATCAATCCACCCATGATTTAGTTTCTGGGATTCCAGATTGGATAACCTCATCACTTCCCTAAAACCTGCTGTAGATTTTTGAATCATAATTTATATCTCTTTAGTGAACACGAATAGTAAGAGAAGAAACATCTCCCAGCACCCCTCGCAACTTTCTCAGCCCCGCTTCACTGAAGTCAGAAGGAATAAAATCCACACTTCCTGGAGGAGGCTGATAGGCCAACAGCTTCTCAGGGGAGATAAGTCCAAACCCATAACTACTATCCCATCCAGTAGGACCAAGATCCAACGAAGTTTTGTGAAGGTGCTCAATCACTTGCTGGGGAGTACCTACAGGGGAAGCACCCCCGATAGAACGATGCTTGGCCAGCATCAAGGCAATCACACCCGCAGCGTAAGGACAGGCAAAGGAAGTTCCACTCATTACCGCTTGGTTGTTGGGAGGAATGTCAACCAGGATGTTTACTCCCGGAGCCACAATGTCAACTCGTTTACCACGGGAAGAGAACCTTGCAATTGCCTTGGTCTGGTCAATGGCCCCTACACTAACCACCCCCTCTACCTGTGCGGGATACCCTACCGTGGAGAGATCTGGACCCTCATTCCCTGCGGCACATACACAGATAATGCCAGCAGCCAGGGCTTCCTCTACGGCTTGATTAATAGACGCATCAGGGGAAGGAGAACCAAACGACATGGAGATAATGTCAGCCTTCTTCTCCACCAACCAACGAATCCCCGAAGTGATACTACGAGAGCCTCCTGCTCCCTGTGAGTTCAACACCTTTCCAACAAGAAGACCTCCCTCATTAGCTACCCCCACGATCCCTACCTCGTTATCCCTCGCCGCGATGATAGAGCCACAAGCTGTACCATGCCCATTATCGTCCGCAGGTCCGGTAGGGGAACCTGTAAAATCCTTGGCATCAAGAATAGCCCCCTGCAAGTCTCCATGAACCAGGGAAATACCTGTATCGAGAACTCCAATCTTAATTCCTTTTCCTCTTGTTTCTTTCCACAAAGGAGGGATGTTAAGTAATTTGATTCCCCAATCAATCGACTGTGACCGTGCTGTAAACACCTGTTCTACAGTAAAGGGGGGAAGTCTAAACACAGGTTCCGTCAATACTTCATCAGCCATTACACTTTCTCCTTCAGAGCTTCCTTGTAGGTACAGAGTTTACCATCACTCACCCTTCTCCATAAAGCGGGATGTCCTGTCTTCCTGCTGTTGATCTGCCAGCCTCTCTTACGAAGAAGTGTATCATTAGGGAAAGGATCAGCCTGACAGCGAAGACACACTCCTCCCCCATAATCTCCCAGAGGAGAGTCACACAGTTTACAGATTTCTTTACTTGATGCCATACGAAAATATCCTCACTTATCTTTCGGAGACTTTACATTCCTCTTGATACTCATCAAGAATCCTGACCCATTCCAGGAGGAGGTTACCCCATTCTGCTTCACACAAGGAACACTCAGGCTGTCCCGTGAAGGTGTGACCACACTCGTAGAAGTCATCACCGTCCATTCAAAATGCCTCCAAAGGAAGGGGATTCATCAGCAGGAAGCAGTACCGAAGAGACATGAGTATTGGTAGTTTCACGCAACCTTTCTTCCAATCGCTTCAATTCCTGAAGATAGAAGTCTTCCTGATTATCGTGGTAACAATCCATCGCTTTCTTCCATCCCTGACCCAGAATCTTCAGCCACCCAATCATAATGACCCTTCGCTTCATCTTTCACTCCTCTCAGGAAAGAAGGAAAAGAAATCACAACCCTCTACGCAATGCTTGAATCTGAGCGTCGGTTTCCATCGACTTCATCTTGAGTTCAGTCCTGCTGCCGATGTACTTCCATACTGCAAGTCCAGCAGAGAAGAGGCTAGTAACCGCTACCACTGCCCCCAGGATCGCTTGCACCAGATTATCAGCCTCAGCCTTGGGAACCCCGAAAAGAGTCACCAGAACCGAAGCTATCAGGGTTAGAATGGTCGCTAAAAATTCTGTCGATTGCCATCCAGGTCGAATTTCCATTAGAGACACCAACTTTCGTAAAGGAGTTGTGCAAAGAAAACAAAAATATGCCCCAAAGCAATTCCGAACATGACACCAATTACAATAGCGAGAGCCGCGTAGAAGAGAAAATCCCACTGATTAGGATTTCGAGAAGGTGTAGAATCTTGAGGTGAAAGATTAAGAAAAAGCATTACACCGTCCTTTTAACTTACATAAAGTTTCTCCAAAGCACGCTTCAATGCCTTCTTTCCATATTTATCTGCCGACATCTGAGCATAATAACGAAACATTGTCCTTATACGTCCATTGATTCTATCCATCAATTTTTCTCTTATCAAAAACCTCACCGAAGGAGGATACCGGGATAGCCTGTCCATTACCTTATCGACAGAACTGACTATATCCTCCTTGCTAGCCATTTCAACTTTACCATCTTCGTTCAAAGAAATTAGGGGGCTTTCCAAAAAGGACGTGAAAGTATCCATAGCAAATCTAAGCTCATGATCCGCATGAGCTTCTATGGAAGAATCATCAGAATATGATCGAATATTACCTACAAGATTGTGTAACGCATTAAATTTACCTTCGTGTCGAGCAGGAGAATTGATGATTTCTTCTACTCTATCAGCAAACCAATCTAAATCTTCGTCTTTAACTCCCAATTTCGTAAGAAATGGCAACACCTCTTCTGGAGTGTTAGTTATGATATCCGCAAGTTCGGAAGTCATCCCAAGAGGAGAGGTGTCCTGCTTGGGTTCTACTAAACTTCTAACATAAGACGTAACTTTCTCCCACGATTCACCATCCAGTATCCTTGCAATGATCTCATTGGCCTCTGTAGGATCAATTTTATGACCAGACTTCTCTACAAAATATCTTTCTAATTGCTGTAGTCCACCCTCTTCTCTTGCAACGGATGTCACCATCTCATAAGCAGTATTTTCATCAATCCCCAAAGTCGCAAGAGAGAAAGCCTTCTTCTCATATTTATAACGAAGAGATTTCACCTTCCGGAAGTTCTTGAAGTGAACTAAATTTCTTATTAACTCTGGCATTTCATTTCTCACCACGAAAGGGAAGCCTGGTGGGGAAGGGAGTGACAGGGGTTGGGTTCCCCACCGGGTCAGGAAAGATCAGTCAATCATACAGGAGTCACCAGAAATGAGAGAATCCACCATCCTGCGAAGAAGACGAATCTCATGACGCTCAGCCTTGGTCATCATCAGATCAGTAATCTCTACCGCCAGGGTGAGCAATTCCTTCTTCCTTCGATAAGGAATAGGAGGAACCTTCTTTTCCCTTTCGTAGTGGGGTCTTGAATCTGTACCCATCGTGCTTTCACATTCATCGTGCATACTTACTTTCCTTTCTTTCTTGCTTTCTTGGAGTGTTTGGTTCGACCACGTTCCTCAAGCCAGTCAGCATAAACTTGCCAGGTATCCTTATTGTCCTCCTCTGTTCCCAGAGCAGTACAGAACTCCCTTTCCACATCACTCAGTCCCAGGATGAAGAGAAGTCTTTCAAACTGTTCCTTGGTAACAGCAGATGAAAGAAGTCCACTACCATCTAAATTAATTCCTCCCAAATTAACAGGAGGAATCTGAACAGGTGCGGGGGCCGGGACAGGAGTAGGAAGATAGGGAATGACACAATCCTCTGGTCGGTAAGTCCAATCCGGAGTCACCTTGTAGGGTTCATTCCAAGGATGGTTCCACGTATTGTCATACCATTCAGCCACGATGTACCCCCTTTGTAGAAAAGACTAATCAACGAAACAGTCCGCGACGAATCACCGTCTTCTGCTTGATAACCACAGGACGTTCCCGTACCACTTCCTTGATTACCACATTCTGCTGTCGGATGACAACATCATTACTGAAGAAAACTCTATTGTTGGGAACAAACGCAACAGTAGAAGAAAATCCATTATCTACCCTTACTGCATTGAAAGAAAAAACATTCACTACAAATCCACTCGCCTGGCAAGGTGCCGAAGAGAGCAAGAACACAGCCACTACTACCAGTATTAGTTTCTTCATGACAAAAATCTCCTCTAAGGAAAAAATGTATTCAAAACCCATCCCACGATAAGGGAGATAGTCATTCCAAGAAAGAAGTAGCCGACACAAGATTCCATAAAATAAGCATCATCATTCATTTTAGTCATCTTCTCTTACATCCATTCTCGATCTATGCCGTCTCCGTCTTCTCCTATCAGATTCCTGACCCCTAGTCTCCTCCATCTGTGAGGATGACCAAAACCGTTGCCTCCTCCCACTATCATCAGATGGAATTCTACAACTCGCACAGGTTTGGAATCCTTCCCTCTCATCCTGTTCCGTGAGTTCACCTTCTTTACAACGCAGACAAAGAGCTTTCTCATACTGCACAAATTTCTTGGAGTATTTAAGCCTCAGAGACTTTACCTTCCACAACCATTGAGCCTTTCCCCCACCCCCACCACCCCAACGTCTATCCTCTTCCTCATCCCATTGTCTCTGTCTTTCCTTCCTCTGTCTATCTATCTCCTCTTCAGAAGGTTGTTCTGCTCTTAACCTCTCTTCTTCTGCCACCTTACGTATATTTTCAAGTTTTAACTCATCAGATGTTTTGTCGGGGGTTCTAACGGGATGCTTTTCTTTGTAAGCATTACTGACATTAATTGCTGCTTGATAAAGTTTTGAATTAGAAGTATCAAAACCAGCATCCCTTAGTAGTTGTTTGGGATCATTACCAGCAAAATCATTATCCTCGATATACTACAATGCTTCCTCAATAGCCACTTCCCTTTCCTCAACATCAGGATTGGAACAATTTTGCAACAACGATCTTAGTATAGCGTCAACCATTATTATTTCCTATTCAAAATACAGGGTAAAGTTCCTGATCATCTTCCGCTTCTATCTTCGCAATAGTACGAGTGAGGTCTTCCAAAAGTTTCTTGGCCATATGAAGTTTGATATGTCCGGTCACTCCAGTCCCCAGCATCAGCTTGACGGAATTACCATAGGAACGCTCCGCTTTCACAAAATCATCGCAGTCGGTTCCGTCCAGAAGAATAGAAAGAGAAGTCTTCATAGAAAATTTCCTTAAATAGTCCTTAACCAACTATTAATCCACTGTACATAAGCAGCGGGAAAAGTCGATCTTCTTCTCTCCAACTCATCTTTCATACCAGATTTCAAAAGCATTCCATTTGTTTGAACAGCGTATTCCAAATCTTTCAAAACACAGTCAAGATCAGATTTACCATTATGATATACTACATCCTTTCTAGTTTCGTCTACTCTCTCTTTCAACCAATCCCCTAAAATCGGAATATAATCCGTGTCATTCTTATCAAGAATGTGTTGCACCATCAACAACAATTCTTCATTGTCCTCTTCCGACAATGTTTTAACACGATACTTCAAGCGGAGGGATTTGATATCTCTCACTTGAACATCTCCACATGCTGTTTGGAAAGAGGTGGGGACGCCGTTCCATCAGCATTACGAGGCATCCTCAACTTAACATCCTGGGTAGAAAGTCTCTCTCTCACCTTCTTCTTCTCTTCCTCTTTCATCTGTGGGAAGGAAAAAACATCGAAATTTCCTTTGGGTTTACTCCCTGCATGACAGGAAGAACACTGCAAAGCCGCCACTTGATAGAAGTTGACACTAACATCTGGGTTTCCCTGTACTCTAACCGGCTGGTCGGGGAGTGGTTTAACCTCCACCTTACCATCCGGAGTTTGTTCGATCTGGAAGCGGAATTCTCTCGTTGTGATCTGAGCTTGATTCTCTGCTTTGGACGCTTGCAATACCTTTGCCGCAGCTTCACCCTTGGCGAGTATCTCCGCAACCCTGGCACTATTGTTTCCCTCCTGCTGGACCAAACCAGCAAAATCGGTAGTAGCCTGACCTGCTAACTGCTGTGCATTCTGAGTGTGTCGAGACGCTTGCTGAAAAAGAATATTCCTGTCGAAATTTCCATAGGCATCTATAAAAGTAGAAAGAGAATATCCTGTGATTGTTTTACCTTGATACCCTGCAGGAGAGATGGAAAGTGAATTGTAGCCATAAGGATCGGCTCCGTAGTTCTGGAATCTAAATTGGCCCGCCAACCCTAAAGCCTCCACAGCTTCAAGAAAATACTTTTGTTCAGAAGCATTAAGCCTCAACTTCCCCTCAATCTTATCTCGGTTCTGGGCAATTTTTAGAAGTTGTGATCTCCAATCAGGATCGGTGTAAGTGACCTGCTTGTTAATGGGGTAGTAAGAATAGTAATAAGCGTAATAAGCCTTTCCATAAGCATAGTAAGTATAATACTGCTGCTTACGATAGTAGGGACCATAGGTAGTCCCACCCTCATCGTAGTAGTAATACCCATCATTTCCTGTATAATAACCATCCCCATTCACACTACTCGCTTGAGCGGGAGACAGTGACATTACCAAGGCCAAGATCAATACCATTGTAAGAAACAGAAAACGTCCCATTGAGAAGCACCCCTATAAGTTCTGATTTTGAAATATTCTTCAAGTAAGTCTGTACTGCTTCGCTGTTCCACCATTGTCGGTACTCCAGGTTGAATTGATATTCTAGTTCAGATTCACGTCGATGAGTGATTTTATAAGTCATTTACAGTAATCCTGAAAAGTCTTCTTCATACCAGGAAGAAGGAGGCTTTCTCTTCTCCAACACTTCATCCGGAGGAAGTTTAATACTATCAATCTCCTGCTGAATCAAAGCCTCTTCCTTGGCTCGCTTGATATTCTCCACGATCTCCAAAGTGATATTCTTCTGAAACTCCTCCACGAACTTCTCACAGGCTTGTTTCAACTTGAGTTTGTATTCTTCCTCAGTCACGTTAGATTCCCCACTTCCAGATATTCCACACCATCACCCCTACTGCCAGCATAAACCCCAGGACACTCAAAAGGAAGACCAAAGCAACCCCTCCCAGCGTCTCCATCGGAGGCTCCGGGTGGAAAGATTCTTCTGCGTATTTGTCAGACTGGTTCATACAGACAATCCTAATTTAGAACACACAGCATCTCTTATTTTGTTGATTACAGAAGGACAAAACATATTCCGATATGATGACAGATAACTATCCTCCAAATGATCCATGACAAAATTCAAAGAGTGTCTGCTTGTATCCATCAAATCCCTACCAACGATAAAATCTATTACACGACCAACTGACTTCTCATCAGGAAACAAACCATTGATTAACTCATACCCAAAACTGTCACCAAAACGGAGACACTTTCTTACTGCCCACTCCGCATCTTCGTGGGAGATGTCCCGACCACTCTCGGCCAACAAATCTTTTATCATCGCCACTTTTACATCAAGAGGCTCATCACTACGAGCGATTCTATCCAACATACCAGCAGCGATGCTCTTCTTCTGATACTTCAAGCGGAGGGATTTAATTCCAGATTTCGTCGCCATGAGACTTCACCCTCCACAATTCATTACCACGCTCCAGATTCCTGGATTGACGCTTCCAGAATTCTACTTCCTGCTTTAGCTTTTCATTACGACAGATCATGACAATGAGAGCGATCTCCAATCCTACCCCAATTCCAATCAGGAGCCAGTGCAAAAAATCCATAATATTATTCCTCACAAAGAATCTCGCAACTTTTCCAATTGGCTAACATTCCTCAGTAACTCTTCTCTCTTTTGTGTATATATATTAATCAAATTCTCTCTCGCCTTTTCAACTCCAATCATTTCAGCAAGACGACCAAACCGAATAGGAAATTGAGGTGGATCAAGATCAACATCTGTCATAGCCTGCTCAAGACCCACAATCTTATCATCTACTTGATGAATTCTTGTGGTAATGATTCGATCAAGATTGGGTTCCCCCTTCAACCTCCGCATCCGGTCCAACAAGAAATTCATATCCTCCTTCCCCAACTCAAGTCCATTCTCCTCCAAATAATCCATCAACAACCCCGCCCGATCCCTCCTCTTGATAGTATCATCCTGACTCAAACCACGAAAGATGTTAGGGTCAAGAACCTTTCTATACTTCAATCGCAAGAATTTCAGTTTAGAATTCATCTTCAGTTCCTACTGATATAGTCCCTATTTTGAAGAGCGGTCAAATGCTCATATTGTTTTTCATATTCAGCACAAACCACAGAGAAGAGTTCCATGTACTTGAAGGCACAGGTCCGCCAGCGTATCTTTTCCTTGTCCTCCCTTCGAGCAATCCAGTAAAGGAAGGTGGACCCAACCACAATCCAGAAGAGAGAAGTCAAAAATATAGCTAACCAGATCATTTATTACTCCGC